ACCTCTATAACCTTTTATTTTTGGACCCTTGTCTCCCGTTGGTCCTTGTGGAGAAGCCCCTTGAGGTCCTCTATTCCCTTTTGGCGAATTTCCTTGTGGACCCTTCGGACCTTGTCCTCCCTGTGGACCTACATAACCTTTCGGCCCTTTATTACCTGTTGAACCAGTACCACCTGTAGCACCACGATTACCAGTCGCTCCCTTATTTCCTTTCGGTCCTTTCGGTCCTGGAGGAGCTGTTGGTCCTTTATTACCTTTCGGTCCTTTACTATTTGAAGTAGGACCAGTAGAACCTGTACTACCACGGTCAATAGGACCCTTATAACCTTTAACACCTTTCGTACCTACTGGTCCTGTTGAACCTCCCGGTCCTGGGTTATTAGCACCTGTTGGTCCTACTGAACCATTCGGTCCTCTATCACCTTGTGGTCCTTGTGGAGAGGCACCTGTCGAACCGCCAGGTCCCTGTGGAGATGCCCCTGTCGAACCACCTGGTCCTTGAGGTGAAGAACCTTGTGGTCCTTTACTACCTTGGCTTCCTTTATATCCTTTTGGCCCTTTAGGTCCTGTTGAACCTTTATATCCTTTTGGTCCTTTACTTCCTGCAGGTGCAGTCGGCCCTTTCGGTCCTTTCGGTCCTGGAGGAGCTGTTGGTCCTTTATCACCGACTGGTCCTCCTGAACCACCTGGTCCTTGTGGACCTGCGTTGGCATATCCTTTTGGTCCTTTTGGACCTGGGTTGGCATATCCTTTAGGACCTTTTGGACCTGGATTATTTGCTCCTGTAGGTCCTACGGAACCACCACCACCTGTGTTACCTCTATTACCTTTAGGAGAATTACCTGTAGTACCCCTATTACCTTTCGGTGAATTACCCTGAGGTCCTTTTGGTCCTTGTGGTGAATTACCTTGAGGACCTTTATTACCCTTATTACCTTTTACTCCTTTGTTACCTTTAGCCCCATCAGCACCTGAAGGTCCACGATTACCTTTCGGTCCATCATTACCCGTCGGACCTTTATTACCTTTGGCACCTGATGGTGCTGTAGGTCCTTTATCACCCGTTGGTCCACCTGAACCTCCTGGACCCTGAGGACCTGGATTAGGTTCACCCTTTGGTCCCTTAGGACCTGGATTACCATCACCTACAGGACCTCTATCACCTTGTGCAGAATCACCAACAACACCTGGTCCACCTTGAGTACCTCTATCACCTTGTGGCCCTTGTGGAGATGCACCTGTTGAACCTCCTGGACCCTGCGGTGAGTTACCTCTATAACCTTTGACACCTTGAGGAGAATTACCTTGAGCACCTTTATTACCCTTATTACCTTTTGTACCTTTGTTACCTTTGGCACCAGCACCACCTTTAACACCCTTGTTACCTTTAGGACCGTCATTTCCTGTCGGCCCTTTATCTCCAGTACTACCTGCTGGTGCTGTTGGTCCTTTATCACCACCAGGACCTGTTGAACCTCCATCTCCTTGTGGTCCTTGATTTGTATCACCTATAGGACCTTTAGCACCAGGGTTTGGCTCACCCTTAGGTCCTTTTGGTCCTGGATTAGCGTCACCAGTACCACCTCTATTTCCTTTTGTAGAGTCACCGACATTACCTTGACTTCCTTGATTACCTTGTGGTCCCTTTGCACCACCTGGAGATGCTCCTGTATCACCTTGAGGTCCTTGAGGGGAATTACCAATAAATCCTTTAGGTCCTTTCGGTGAACTACCTTGTGAACCTTTGTATCCTTTTACCCCCTTATTACCTTTATTACCTTTTGGACCTGTTGCACCTTTTTGTCCTTTATTACCTTTGGCTCCTGTAGCACCTTTTGTACCCTTATTACCTTTTGGACCATCATTACCTGTTGGTCCTTTATCACCTGTACCACCCGCAGGTGCTGTTGGCCCTTTATCACCACCTTCACCTGTTTCACCAGTTGAACCGTTAGGTCCTTGATTGGTGTCACCTGTCGGTCCTTTTGGACCAGGATTAGGGTCTCCTTGAGCACCTCTATTACCCTTTGTGGAGTCACCAACATTACCTTGCGGTCCTTTAGCCCCTTGACCACCTTGAGGACCCTGTGGAGATGCACCTGTATCACCCTGAGGACCTTGTGGGGATGCCCCAGTTGAACCTCCACCACCTTGTGGAGATGTCCCTTGTTCACCTTTCTGACCTTTCGGTGAGTTACCTTGTGAACCTTTTTGACCTTTTGTACCCTTAGTTCCTTTATTACCTTTGGCACCAGCACCACCTTTGACACCTTTATTACCTTTAGGCCCATCGTTTCCTGTTGGACCTTTTATACCTTTCTGACCTTGTGAACCTTTTTGTCCCTTCTGTCCTTTTTCACCTGTCGGACCTTTTTCACCTGCAGGACCTGTAATCGCTTCACCTTTCTGACCTTTATCACCGGTATGGTTTTCACCTACACTACCTTGAGGTCCTTGTGTCGGCTCACCTGTTGGTCCCCCATCACCTGTAGAACCTCCACCACCATTATCACCCACACCACCTTGAGGTGAGTTACCTTGAAAACCTTTGAGACCTTTAGGAGATGCACCACCGTCACCTGTAGCACCTTTTGGAGAGCTACCCTGTGGTCCTTTCGCACCTTGCGGAGAATTACCTTGACTACCTTTAGTACCTTTTTGACCTTTTTGTCCAGCAGGTCCTTGAGGTCCTTTGTTTCCTTTCGAACCTTTCTGACCTTTATCACCCGCAGTGGCGTTGTCACCTTTTTGACCTTTACGACCTTTAACACCTTTATCACCTTTTTGACCCGCTTCACCACCAGCACCTTTATTACCCTTAGTACCGTCAGAACCTTTAGGTCCTTTTTGACCTTTATCTGCAGCTGTCGAGGTACCTTTAGTACCTTTACTACCCTTTTCACCTGTAGGTCCTTTTTCACCACCATCACCAGTGGATGCCGTAGGACCCGTTGGACCTTGGACTCCTGACTCACCCGTAGCTTCGGGGGATGCCGGACCCTGCCAAACACCCGAACTGTCAATCCTATTTGAACCACCTATTTTTAGATTTCCGTTATCGACATTTACATGAGCGTCAGTCTCGAATAATTTAGTATCATGTAAAACTATGGCTTGATGAGCACCTGCAAATGTTAGTGTTTCCGCTGTTGAATCAAAAGTAAGATTAATCGTAGAAGCCGTACTTCCCGAAAATTCAAAAATACCCTGACCTGGTGTTATTTTAATATTTTTACCCATTATACTACTACTTCTTTGAGACTATTTATTCTATCTCTTAAATCATCAATCAGTTCCATATGTTCTTGGACTGTACCAATACCTAAGGCAGTTATCAAATCATATTTCAATGAATGAATACCCGTCTCATCTTTAAATACCACTTCAGGAAGAACTTCTTCAACTTCTTGTGCAATAAATCCAAAAGATTCTCCCTTTAAGTACGGTCTGTGTTCTTTAGTAAATTCGTCATCATTCCAATCAAAATAAAGACCTTTCAACATCAAAAGTTTTTCTATGTTACCCTTCAAACCTTTCAAATTATCTTTGTAACGAATATCCGAAGCTGGCCCCTGTGCCCCTGTAGGACCTTTAGAACCTTGTGGACCTCTGTTACCTGTAGCACCTGCAGAACCTTGTGGACCCGTTCCAAATGCACCCTGAGCGCCTCTATATCCTTTATCACCTGCCGAACCACCTGGTGAGTTACCTGCTGGACCTTTCTGACCTTTAGTATTACTCGCAGGTCCAGTATTACCTACAGCACCTTTTGGACCTTTATTACCCTTTGGACCATCGTTTCCTGTGGCACCTCTATTACCCTTTGGACCTATATAACCTTTTGGCCCCTTATCATTACTAGCAGAACCTGTAGAACCCTGAGGACCCTGTGGAGATGCACCAGTTGAACCTTGTGGACCTCTGGCACCTGTAGCACCTCTATAACCTTTTATTTTTGGACCCTTGTCTCCCGTTGGTCCTTGTGGAGAAGCCCCTTGAGGTCCTCTATTCCCTTTTGGCGAATTTCCTTGTCTACTGAACCACCTGGACCTGGTGAACCTTGTGTACCTCTAAATCCTTTTATTTTTGGACCTTTATCACCCGTTGGTCCTTGTGGTGAAGCACCTTGAGGTCCTCTTGTACCTTTTGGAGAACTTCCTTGAGGACCTTTAGCACCTCTAAAACCTTTGTCACCTATATTACCTTTTGGACCATCGGCACCAGCAGGACCTCTATTACCCTTAGGTCCATCAGCACCTGTTGAACCTCTATTACCTTTAGGACCATCAGGAGCAGTATATCCTTTAATACCCTTTGGACCTTTATCACCACCCGAACCTTGAGGTCCTTGATTACTATCACCCGTAGAACCTCCTGGCCCTTGAGTTGATGCACCTGTTGAACCTTGTGGCCCTTGAGTTGATGCACCAGGCACACCTGGCCCACCTTGACCTCCTCTTCCACCTTGTGGTCCTTGTGGAGAATCACCTGTCGAACCTCCAGGTCCCTGTGGAGAGGCACCTGTCGAACCACCTGGTCCTTGAGGTGAAGAACCTTGTGGTCCTTTACTACCTTGGTTTCCTTTATATCCCTTAGGACCCTTTGGACCTAAAACTCCTTTGTATCCTTTTGGCCCTTTTGGTCCTGTAGGCGCAGTCGGTCCTTTATTACCTTTGGCTCCTGATGGTGCTGTAGGTCCTTTATCACCCGTTGGTCCTGTAGAACCCTGAGGACCTTTCGGACCTACATTAGCGTAACCTTTCGGACCCTTTGGACCTGGATTTGGTGCTCCTGTTGGTCCTCTACCACCTTGAGTTGAATCACCAACATTACCTTGCGGTCCTTTAGCCCCTTGATTACCTTGTGGACCCTGAGGAGATGCACCTGTTGAACCCTGAGGCCCTTGTGGCTGTGAACCTCTATAACCTTTTACACCTTGAGGAGAGTTACCCTGAGGACCTTTTGGACCTTTGAAACCTTTAGGTCCCTTATTACCTTTTGGTCCATCATTACCCGTAGGACCTTTAACACCTTTTGGTCCGTCGTTACCTGTAGGACCTTTATTACCTTTACTACCGGCAGGTGCTGTCGGTCCTTTATCACCACCAGGTCCTGTGGAACCTGTAGAACCACCTGGCCCTTGATTTGTATCACCCGTCGGTCCTTTTGGACCTGGATTGGCAGCACCCTGAGTACCTCTATTACCCTTTGTAGAATCTCCCACTCCACCTGTACCACCTCTCGGACCTTGATTTCCTTGAGGTCCTTGTGGTGATGGACCCGTCGACCCTTGACCACCTTGCGGAGAAGCACCAGTTGAACCTCCTGGTCCTTGTGGTGAGTTACCAATGAATCCTTTCGGACCTTTCGGTGAGCTTCCTTGAGAACCTTTTTGTCCTTTATTACCCTTTTGGCCTTTTTGTCCCTTAGAACCCACAAATCCTTTGGTACCCTTATTACCTTTTGGTCCGTCATTACCTGTAGGTCCTTTGTCACCAGTTCCACCTGCAGGTGCCGTTGGTCCCTTATCACCACCAGGTCCTGTTGAACCTCCTGGTCCCTGTGGACCTTGGTTAGTATCACCTGTTGGTCCCTTAGCACCAGGATTTGAATCACCCTGAGGACCCTTAGGTCCTGGATTGGCATCACCTGTTCCTCCTCTGTTTCCTTTTGTTGAGTCTCCGACATTCCCTTGGTTACCTTGTGAACCCTGAGGTCCTTTGTTACCTATTGGAGATGCACCTGTATCACCTTGTGGACCTTGTGGAGAATTTCCAATAAATCCTTTAGGACCCTTTGGTGAGTTACCTTGTGACCCTTTTTGTCCTTTGTTCCCTTTAGTCCCTTTATTACCTTTAGGACCCTGAGAACCTTTAGTACCTTTATTACCCTTTGGACCGTCAGCACCAGTAGCCCCTCTATTACCTTTGGAACCTTCATTACCTTTTTGTCCTTTATCACCGGCAACACCTGCAGGTGCAGTAGGACCTTTGTCTCCTCCCTCACCTGTCGAACCAGTAGAACCTTGAGGACCTTGGTTGGTATCACCCGTCGGACCTTTTGGACCTGGGTTATTATCACCTACGGGACCCTGAGGTCCTTGATTACTATCACCCGTGGAACCACCACCACCTGTAGGTCCAATACCACCAGTACCACCTCTCGGAGAATCACCTACAGAACCCTGAGGACCTCCAATAGTATTACCTTTAGAACCTTTATTACCTTTTATTGATGTACCTGCAGTTCCTTGATTTCCCTGTGAACCCTTGGAACCCTTATTACCCTTAGTACCTTTTGGACCATCAGGTGCAGTAGAACCTTTGTCTCCTTTACCACCTTCACCACCTTTAGTACCCTTAGTACCCTTTTCACCTTTTGGGGCTGTAGGTCCCTTGATACCTTTTTGACCTTTAGTACCTTTTTGACCTTTGTCTCCACCTTCACCAGTACCACCAGCAGAACCATCAGCACCTGTAGGACCAACGAATGAATCACCCGTGGCTCCTTTAGTACCCTTGGTACTTTCACCACTTTCACCTTTCTGTCCCTTGAAGTATGCACCCTTAGTACCTTTGTCACCAGTATCACCTTTGGCTCCTTTAGAACCCTTTTCACCTGTTTCACCTTTCGAACCTGGTGTGACACCATCACCTTTTGGTCCCTTGTCACCACCAATCCCTTGGTCTCCACCACCACCTAAAGAGCCTTTCGTACCCTTTATCGGTTGAGTACCTGTCTGTCCTTTATTTCCTTTCTCACCCTTAATATTCGTGGTAGCACCTGACCAAACACCATCGTTACCAACTACTTGAGTACCACCTACACTTAGACCTTTATTCATCTTCATTGGTGAATAAATCTTCAATCTCGTAGTGTCGTCAGCTATGTGAAATAAATTCTGTTTCATGTACTTTTATAAATAGTTTAATTAAGTGGTTTCCTGTTTAAAATATTATACATCTTGACTAAATAGTAATTCACCATCAGTTGTCATTTCAATCGTGTATGTTGCACCAGTTCCTCCCGAAAATAATATGTGAGGATTGGTATTAGCCGTTGTCCCTGAAGGGTAAATAATTACTGTTCTTGACATTATAATTTACTATTTAATTCATCTATATCTTTATCTATCTCATCAATGAGATTCTGTTGTTCTTTAACCGCCTGAACTAAGTAGGCATTTAACATTGAGTAGTGAATACCTAAGTAACCATCTTTATTTCTGAATATTACCTCAGGGATGATTGGTTCCAATTGTTGTGCAATAATACCAATAGAGTGTAATTTATCTCTTTCTTTGAGGTATTCATACATCGGTAACGTCATGTTCCAATCGTATTCTTTCAATTCTATTTGTAATAGTTTTTCTGTAACATTAGTCAACGTCTGAATTTCTTTCTTCAGCCTTCTATCCGACTTTGGTGGTGGTGTTGGTTCATCACATTGGAAGACTTCAAAGACAACCATACATCCACCCAAATCAACCTCATATACCGCTGTAGTACCTGGATTATTTACAAACATTACCGGTCCACCACATGGATTTTCACTATCACAGTTCTCACATGCTGGTACCGTTTTAAATGGACATCCAGCGGCCCATGATGTACATGTATCAGAATAGAATGTCGCTAGATTCAGTTCAAAACACAACATATCAGGCGCATCACAGTGAAAATACGTTTGAATAGCATTACAACCTCCAGGTCCTGGAGGTCCTGGGTCACCTGTAGCACCTCTATAACCTTTAGGTCCTGTACCTCCTTGGTTACCCCTCGGTCCTTGATAAGATACACCCCTGTTACCCTTAGGACCTTTATCACCTGGTGCACCTTGTCCACCTTTCGCACCCGTAGGTCCCACAGAACCTAAAGGTCCCTTGTTTCCTCGAATACCTTTTGGTCCCTTATCACCTTGTGGACCTTTTGGTCCTGGGTTGGCATATCCTTTAGGTCCTTTATCATTAGATGCTGGACCCTTATCACCTCCACCACCCGAAGCACCTGTAGCACCTCTACCACCTTTCGGTCCATCAGCACCTGTAGCACCTCTAAAACCTTTGTTACCTACATAACCTTTTGGTCCCTTATCACCAGTACTACCAGTACCACCTGTAGCACCACGGTTACCAGTCGCACCTTTGTAATCCCCTAAATCCTTTTACTTGCGGACCTTTATCACCCGTCGGACCTTGTGGTGAAGCACCCGATGGTCCCCTATTACCTTTTGGAGAGTTTCCTTGTGGACCTTTAGCTCCTTGTCCTCCCTGTGGACCTACATAACCTTTCGGCCCTTTATCACCTGTTGAACCAGTACCACCTGTATTACCACGGTTACCTGTTGCTCCCTTATTACCTTTTGGTCCCTTTGGTCCGTCAGGTGCAGTAGGACCTTTATTACCTTTTGGTCCCTTATCATTTGAAGAAGGACCTTTTGGTCCTACATTGGCATATCCTTTTGGTCCCTTTGGACCAGGATTAGCATAACCTTTAGGTCCCTTAGGTCCTGGATTATTTCCACCCGTAGGTCCCACAGAGCCACCTCCACCTGTACCACCCCTATTACCTTTAGGAGAGTTACCAGTAGCACCTCTATTACCTTTCGGTGAATTACCTTGAGGTCCCTTATTACCTTGTGGTGAATTTCCTTGTGGTCCTTTAGGTCCCTTGAAACCTTTTGGTCCCTTATTACCTTTTGGTCCATCAGGACCTGCAGGACCTCTATTACCTTTTGGTCCGTCGTTACCTGTAGCCCCTCTATTTCCTTTAGGTCCATCAGGTGCAGTATATCCTTTGATACCTTTCGGACCCTTATCACCAGTAGTACCTTGAGGACCTTGATGATTATCACCTACAGAACCTCCTGGCCCTTGAGTTGAATCTCCAACAGGTCCCTGAGCACCAGGTGTAGATGCACCAACACCTCCTTGATTTCCTTGTCCTCCAGTATCACCGTGTGGTCCTTGTGGTGACGCACCTGTAGAACCTCCCGGTCCTTGAGGTGAACCACCTCTAAAACCTTTAACACCTTGTGGTGAATTTCCTTGAGCACCTTTTTGTCCTTTGTTACCTTTGTTACCTTTATTACCCTTTGGACCATCAGGACCCGCAAAACCTTTGACACCTTTTGGACCATCATTACCCTTAGGACCTTTAGCACCTTTAGCACCTTTTGGTGCAGTTGGTCCCTTATCACCAACAGGACCTCCTGAACCCGTTGGACCACCTGGTCCCGGATTTGGCTCACCCTTCGGACCTTTCGGACCTGGATTTGGTGCCCCTGTCGGTCCTCTACCACCTTGAGTTGAATCACCAACACCGCCCTGAGGACCTTGACCACCTTGGTTACCCTGAGGTCCCTGTGGTGAAGCTCCTGTTCCACCTTGTGGTCCTTGTGGAGAATTTCCTATGAAACCTTTAGGTCCCTTCGGTGAACTACCCTGAGGACCTTTATAACCTTTGACACCTTTGTTACCCTTGTTTCCTTTAGGTCCCGTAGCACCTTTTTGTCCTTTATTACCTTTGGCTCCTGTAGCACCCTTTACACCTTTGTTACCTTTAGGTCCATCATTACCTTTTGGTCCCTTATCACCCGTACCACCTGCAGGTGCAGTTGGTCCCTTGTCTCCACCAGCACCCGTTGAACCTGTTGAACCCTGAGGTCCCTGATTTGTATCACCCGTTGGTCCCTTAGGACCTGGATTGGCATCACCCTGAGCACCTCTATTACCTTTAGTAGAATCACCAACAGCACCTGTTCCACCCCTCGGACCCTGATTTCCTTGTGGACCCTGTGGAGACGCACCAGTATCACCCTGACCACCTTGTGGAGATGTACCTACATCACCTTGTGGCCCTTGAGGGGAACTACCGATAAATCCTTTAGGTCCTTTTGGTGAGCTTCCTTGAGAACCTTTTTGACCTTTATTACCTTTTTGACCTTTGACCCCTTTAGCACCTGTGAAACCTTTTTGACCTTTGTTTCCTTTTGGTCCATCATTTCCTGTTGACCCCTTATCACCACCACCACCTGCAGGTGCAGTTGGACCTTTGTCACCACCTTCACCCGTAGGACCTGCAGAACCTTGTGGTCCTTGATTTGTATCTCCTGTTGGACCTTTTGGTCCTGGGTTAGCATATCCTTTTGGTCCCTTTGGTCCTTGGTTAGAATCACCTTGTGCACCCTTGGTACCCTTAGTAGAATCACCAACACCACCTTGAGAACCTTGAGAACCTTGATTTCCCTGTGGTCCTTGTGGTGAGGCACCTGTATCACCTTGAGGTCCTTGAGGTGAATTTCCTCTATTACCTTTCTCACCTTGTGGTGACGCACCTAAGGAACCTTTTGTTCCTTTAACACCCTTATTACCCTTGAACCCTTTCAGACCCTTCGGACCGTCAGTACCTTTTGTACCTTTAGCACCTTTTGTACCCTTTTGACCCTTTTCACCTTTTGAACCGGCAGCCGCAGTTGAACCTTTAATACCTTTCTGACCCTTCTGCCCTTTCTCACCTGTCGGACCTTTAGGACCTGGATTATTATCACCCACGGGACCTCTTGCACCTTGTGACTCTTCACCCTTTTGACCTTTATCTCCTGGACTACTTGAACCTGTAGGACCAGCAGAACCTTGGAAATTTTCTCCAACACTTCCTGTTCCTCCCTGAGCCCCCTTAGTACCCTTGATACCCTTTGTACCTTTGGGTGAACTACCTGTTGTACCCTTTTGACCTTTAGTATTACTACCTTTTGTTCCTGATTCACCAGGAATGATAGACATGGCATTATAGTTACGTAAAACTTCTGTGGCATTCAAAGGTGAAGAATATTGAATAACTCTTCTAATTCTACCATCTAAGTGTCCAACATATTGTGTATTTTCACCAATTCTACTCCAAGGGAAATCAGCTTCGAGTTGGGAAGCTGCCGCACCACAATTGATTGAACCATAGTTTGGTGTTTCACCAATGTAAGAACCATCAACATAGTGATAAGCCCTATTGTTATCGAACACTAAAGTGATTTGATACCACTGTCCTGTATTGAAAGTAAATGTCGGAGATGTAAAACTGTTACAGTTGGATGCAGTCTCACCATACATCTGATTACTGTTGGCTGAGAAATGTCTGTCATAATCGGCACCCCAAAAGACACCACCTGTTGCAGCATCTTTATAAATATCAAAACAAATTGTACCACCACTTCTGGCTAAAGTAAGACCGTTGGTCATTTGAACGAAAGTACCGTCCTGACCGTCGAAGTCCATATACTCTGAATTAACATAACTGATACCACCGTTGAGTGTACCGTGATTGTTTTGACCACTCAAATCAGTCCATTGTGTACCTGTACCCCCATAACTTGATGGGTTTGTGGCATCCAAATGAAGAACCATATCAGTAGTTATTAATGTTGGTGTAGAACCTTTATCACCCTTAGTACCTTTCGTACCCTTTTCACCAACATTACCCGTTTGAAATTCCTCAAAACTACCGTTTACCATCACATCAGTACCATCAGATGTTTTGGTCAATTCTACAGCATCCAAAAAGTTACCACCATCAGTCGCCGTAGTAGAACTAAATGTTAATACTAAACTTGAATCTGTAGGTGTGAATGTATGTGTGTTTACAGTCCAAGCCGATGTGATACCAGTAAATGTACCCACATTGATATTTGTGGAACCCCCCTGAATCTTAACATTCATGATGTTAGGGAACGGACCTCCTGAAGACCTACCTCTATGTGCAAAAGAAAGTTCGTATTCTTGTCCCGACTCTACCGTCACGGTCTGTTGTAAGGCATGTCTCTGTGATACCCTTGAATTGATTTCACAGAAATATTCACCGTCATAGGCAGGAACACTCATAAACCCTGAGTTCCAAATTTCTATCACATTATCTGATGCAGTAGGGTCCCAACCTGGAATACAATCCTCATAGAACCATTGAAACGTAGTTGGTGGTGGTGGACATGAACCTCCGAAACCGTCTTCACCCTTATCACCTTTCTGACCTTTTACGTTTTCACCGACACCACCAAGGACACCTTTGATACCTTTAGTACCTTTCGTACCTTTGAGACCTTTTTCACCCTTGATACCTTTAGAACCTTTTTCACCTTTTTGACCTTTGATTCTTTCGTCACTACCAATCCAATCACCACTCGAATCGGTACCTTTCTCTCCTTTGAAGTTGATATTATCTTCAAAATCAACATCACCTTTTACATGAAAATTTAGAGTATCGGCATCAATTTTAACTATCTCATCCCCTTGTGTCTTCCCCGAGAAGATAAGTGAACCGTCATCATGGACATGCATTTTGATTTCATCTCCACTACTGTTACTAAAAAGAATATATGGTGTAGAACCTGTTGGGTTAGGAACTATCTTAATATTTTTTGCCATGTAATTTTAAAGGTCTCAAGGTTTATAGTAATAAATATTACATATTCCAATTCTATACAATAAATACACAAGAACTCTTTAAGGTGTAGTAAGAATTTCATATAATTTCATCAAATAAGTTTAAGAACATATGAAAGAAAATAAATTGAAGTTTGATTATGATATTTGTAATCGAATCGCAAACATAATTATTAACGAACACCACAAGTTAGACCCAAAAGTGAAAACCAGCATTTGGGTGACTTGGGTGGATAGATTTTTCGTACTCAACGGATTTACCACATTAACAAATGTATTTGACATCTCATTATTAATTAATGATAAGATGGGAAAATCAGACGAGGATTGGACACCACTAAACTTTGTGGATTTAATTAGATATGGTGAGTTTGATGAAGATACATTACCGTATAACATCAAATTCATCAATGACATATCAAAACACCACCATTTCTTTAATGACATAGATTCACCCGTAAGAACAGAGGAATCAATACCATTTCAAAAACCTTGGATATCTGAAGACCATTACGGTCAATCATTTGAATTGAGAAAATATAAATTTCTTGCAATGAAAATTGCCAACCATATCTTCTCAGCAAATTATACCAACAATATAAGATTAATAGCTTTCCGTGATGATACCGTTTTTGTAAGAACAGAAAATAGTACCGTCAGCGAAGAGTTCATCAACAATGTTGTGGATGCTTGTTTCGGTGGGAGGATTGATGAAGAAATTCAAAAGATGGATTTATTAAACTTTGACTTTCAAAAGGTATTGGGATATAATGATGAACCTTACCCATGGCAAGTCAAAGACCACATGAAAGACTTTATGATGATATAAAAAGAAAGGGGACCGAAGTCCCCTTTTTTTATAAGAATTGTTTTACTTTTTCCAACGCTTCGTGGATGTCATCAAAATCCCTGTCGGGTGCCATCAACTTCACATCGTTAACCTGCTCACCCTCATGGTCAATCAACATGAACGCAGGAATATAGTCATTACCTGTTGCTTCAACAAATGTATCATACTCTCTCTCGTACTCGTCGATATCTCTTTCAATGTAATCCACATTGGATTCTTTTAATAAGCCCTTCATCTGGTCACAGAAAGGACATCCCTTCATAGAATATAATACAACCTGCTTCATTACAACAACATTCCTTTTAATTCTTCCAATTGAGCTTCTTGCAAGATACCCGTCTTAGTAGCCAATACCTCACCCTCAGATACTACCTTAACCGTTGGGATAGAACGTACACCCATCTCAACAGCCAATTCCTTATCACTCTCAATGTCAAATTTATATACTCCTACTTCAGAACCTTCTGACCTTAGTTTCTCAGCATACTTCTCAATGATTGGACCCATAACTCTACATGGTCCACACCATTCAGCATACATATCAACGATGAACTTCTCACCGCTATCCATCTTTTCTCTCAACTGTGTTGATGTTAACTCCATGGTAATCTAATTTTTTGTTTTTTAATACCGTTAATAAAGAATAAAATACCATCCCTTCCTTTCTCATCTGTCAAACAGACCAACCAATAGGTGGTATCTTCAGTATTCCTCTTGTAGTAAATATACGAAGAGCCAGGGCTAAACTCAATAAGTCCTTCGTATCTTTCTATCTTATCATCGATAAAACTATTCCCCCAAATTTCTTTGTTACCCTTATTCAATAAAGACATCACAACATCTGGTGGGTACCAGCCTGATTGAATAAGAGAGGGGTATTCACCCACTCTCTTCTCAACCAATTCTATAATCTTATCCGATAACTTTGTTTCCATTATTCGACTTCTCTTTCAAGAGGTTCGGTCTTAATCATATCTTTGACCTCATTACTAACCTCTACCTCACTATACATATTGTGCAAAGTTTTTTCCAACTCCTCAGCATGTGAAATAGATTCCGCAATAATGAAGGTAATGCGATAAGGGTCAGCATTAGATGCTGGTCTTCGGTCTTCAACATATCCAACCCAATCCTTTGATGTAGACAACGGTACACGAATAGATGCACCTCTGTCAGAAACACCCCAACTAAACTTATCAATACTCTGAGTCTCATGTAAACCTGTCAACCTCATCTCATTAGATGAACCATAACATTTGATGTGGTCCAAATGACGTGATTCAAATGTCTTAAAGATTGCATCGAAATACTCCTTACCACCTTCACCTCTCATTCTATCATTAGAGAAGTTACAGTGTAGACCCGAACCGTTCCAATCACCAGTAACTGGTTTAGGGTGGAACTCAATCTTAAATCCATAGTCCTCAGACATCTGTAATAACATGTAACGAGAAACCCACAAATCATCCGCAGCTTTCAACTTACCTTTACTAAAAACCTGGTATTCCCACTGACCCAACATCACCTCAGCATTGGTACCAGTAATCTCGATACCCGCCATTATACAGTTTTCCATGTGTTGCTCCACAAACTCACGACCGTGAACCTGTCCATTACCAACACCACAGTAATACTTACCTTGTGGTTCAGGGAATCCATTCACAGGGAAACCCAACGGTTTACCCTCCTTCATAATGGTATACTCCTGCTCGAAACCGAACCACAAACCTTCTTCCTCCTCACCAATCAAGTGACGAGTGTTTGTCTCATGAGGTGTACCATCGGCATTCATCACCTCACACATCACCAAGTAAGAATCCATCATACCCTTATTCATTGGGTTTGGATACAACCTCACTGGTTTCAAAATACAATCCGAGAAGTGACCCTCAGCTTGCATCGTTGATGAACCGTCAAATCCCCACTCAGGACAATCTTCCAATCCTACACCATGAACTCTCTTTCCATTGACTTCATGCACTGGTGCATTCACTACCTTTACCTTACTACGTAGATTTGGCTCGGGGTAGTAACCGTCTAACCAAATGTACTCTAACTTAATTTTCATAAAATATTTTTTTATACCCTATAATTATATGGGTATTACCCATAAAATACATAAAAAAAGGGGGTATCACCCCCTTATTTTTTATTAATCTTCGTAATCCTCAATAGGTTCACCGTCAGTTTCAATCAAATCGTGACAATAAAGAACCATTTCACGTTGACGTTCGTATAGTGATTCCATGAAATCCATCTGAGTTTGTTCATACTCCTCATCATCCCAATCCATATCTACCGTTGGGTCTTCCATTTCATCATCTTCCTCTTGCCAAATACATGGAGTTCCGTCTTTATCCTTTTTGATGACAACAGCACCAATCGGGTTGTAAGCTTCATCTTCATACATCACCTCGATTAAGACCTCAGGGTCAAGTTCCACTAAGATATTATAAAGGTGGATAAAGAATTTAATCGGTGGGTACCATGCTGATTCAACACTGAACGCTCCGTCACCTTGAATGTCATATAGATAAGTCCACTTTGAACCTAAATTATCTACTGACCATGTATTCAACACACCTTCACCACTTTCACCCATTTCTACTTCGTTATAGAAATTTTTTGCAAAAGATGTTACATCACTGTATTCAACACCTTCCAATAGTTCGTCCACCTTCTTAACAACTTCTTCGTTGCCGTGAACCTCAATCATACTTTTTAGATAGTTTGCCATTTTATTTAATATTAATGTTTGTGATAAAATTAGGCAAAAAAAAGGAGGGAGTCAAACCCCCTCCTGAAAATATTTATATTTTTTTTTAGAAGTTGTATTTCAAACTTGCGTTCCATGTACGACCGAAACCGAACCATACAGAGTTTCTTACATCAACACCATTCCACGTTACTGAATTTTCATCAGCGTGAATGTTTGAGTTAGACTCAGCAATGTATGTTGTGTTCAACAAGTTGTTTACATTACCTCTCAAAGTGAACTTACCAAATCTTGCAGTAAGACCTAAGTCTACCAATCCGTAAGATGGTAATTTTAACGCTCCTTGGTTATCTTCTTGAGTAAAGTCTGAATCAGTGATTGAGTAGTCAGCATATAAACCGTCAACAAAACGATAATTCATATCCATAGAAACTTTCTTACCAATTTTTTGGTCTAAACCTACAGCAGCTACGAACTGAGCAGCATCACCCACCTTAGCATCTTTCAAGTAAAGGACACCAGTACCAATTGATTGTTGGTTTTCATCAAACAACTCAGCCTCAAAGTCTTTAGTGTATCTCCAGTCACCCATAGATAACATACCTCTGAACTTAGTGTTGTTAGATAAACGATACTTACCTTCAACTTCGATACCATTGTGTACCACATCAATATCTCTAAACTGAGCAAATCCATCAACACCTTGTTGGTTAGTCAATGAACGTGTAACAAAACGGTTACCCCACGTTGTAGTGTAAGCATTTACATTCACAGATAAGTTACGGTCAGTATAACCATAACCCAATTCCAATGAACGGATTTCTTCGTTTTGAAGGTCAGGGTTGATTTCATTAGCGTAGTTAGGGAAAACTGCGTCGAACAATGGTTGACGAGAGATGATACCCGTATTGAAGAATACGTTCTGATTCTCATCAATGTTGAAGTTTGCACCACCCTTAACGTAACCACCTAATTGGTTTTGTACTTCAGACTCAGGATTTCCTACTTGGTCAAAGTAATCAATTCTTTGGAAAGCTTGGTTAGATACACCCGCTTGAACAACAGCAGTCAATCTATCACCACCATATTCAACTAAACCGTTCAAACCTTGCCATCCAACTTTACCTACATTATAGTAGTCAATCTTTGGACCATTCAAACCTGTGTTGTTAAATGGTGACGCTTCAACAGTTGTTTCAATAATCTGACCTGCAGAGTTATCGTTACCTGTTGAGTAGTAACCATCTAATCCCATCAAGTGGTTTAATGCTCTGTAGTGGTAACCTGTGTAAGAACGTAAGTCAACACCTAAAGATGTCTTCCAATTACCTTTTTCGTACTCTAAGTTAGAGATACCACCAACCCAGTTGTGTGAGTTCATAGAAGCTCTACGAACCAATACAGTACGGTTAACATTTGAATCTCTAAATCCGTTAGAACCGATTAACATTCCTTCATAACCTGAGATGTCACCAGTGTAACCATCAGTCGTTGATTGATTGTGAGCAACAATCGCATCGAAGTCGATGAATCCATTCTCGTCTCTTGTACCTCTACCATTTTCTAAGTAGTGTTCAGTAAGGTCTTTTCTAAATGGTAAGATATCAGATGCACCCGCACGATAGTTGTTACCACGAGGACCTGTACCACCACCACGACCAGCAGAGCCATACAATGATGTGTTTAACTTCAAGTTAGAATTGATTTCCCAATCCCAGTTCAAAGTAGCCAATGGTTTATTATAGAAGTTTCTTCTCATTGAGAACTCCTCACCATTCAACATACCACCGTTAGAGTTCCAACGTTGGTCAATACCTTCATCACCAAAGTTTTGGTAGTCTCTAATAGATACCCACACGTCTCTTTGGTGGTGCCATTGTCCTGCACCTAAGATAGAAAGGTTAAGTTCGTGGTCTGACCCCTCAGGAGCATAACCAACAGCACCGAAGTATGTCCAACCTTCACCAGAAGTGTTGTATACATATCCGTTACCTGCCCACTTAGATAATAAGAAAGATGTTGCCCATCCTTTGTCATTCTTACCTGTGTTGTAAGACGCACCAGTTTTTACATAACCGTCGTTACCAACCATTTGTAATACCGAACCACCTTCAGACTTCTGAGCCGCCTTTGTGAAGATAGATACCGTACCACCCACAGATGGAACTGCTAAACGTGATGCACCCAAACCTCTTTGGATTTGGATTCCTGATGCCACATCTGTCAAACCTTGCCAGTTAGACCAATAAACCCATCCATTCTCCATATCATTGACAGGTTGTCCGTTGATTAGGAATGATGTGTTTCTCTGGTCAAAACCACGAAGTGACAAACGTGAGTCACCGTAACCACCACCTTGTTTAGTTGCATAAACACCAGGTGTATTGTTCATGATTTCAGGGAACTCTAAGTTACCCGTCTTCAATGTGATTTCAGATGGAGAAATCGTAGATACTGCAATAGGTGTCTCACGAACCTTAGCAATATCAATCACCCCCGATGTAACAACAACTTCATCCAATGTTTCAGAGTTGAAAAGGGAGTCTAACGCTTCAAGATTTTTGGCTTCTTGAGCAAAAGCACTGTTCACTGTCAATAAAGCCCCAGTGATGAAAGCCAATAAACTTACTTTTTTCATGTTAATTTATTTTGGTTTATTTATTTATAAAAAAAGCCGAAGAGTATACTTCGGCCCTGATTATACTGGTTAATTTCCTCGGTATTCCACGAGGTACTATTGGTTGGGGTATATATCGTTTTACCTTCCTTGACCACGATATTTCTTCTTGTAGTTTTTTGATTTTTTGTTACGAGATGTGTTGTTCTTAGAGTGAACTCCTGGACGAGACTTGTGTGTTGTCTCCATTTTTCCAATTGAATTGAGTTTTGCCATTTCTTTTCTTTTACTTAATTGTTTGACTTGTTTTAACTCTACAAATATATACAAATTTATTTTACAAAAACAACCCTTTAGAAATAAAAATCTAAAATATCATCTTTCACGTCCTCATTGTTGTCCCACACCAATCTTTTTTTATCCCAATAAGATTGTCTATGTATGATTTTCCCATTTGGAAACTCTTTTTTCATCTTTGGTAACTCAATAACTCTCGCATCACTGAGTCGTTTTATACGGTTACCAATCTCCTCCAAAGCGTAGTTCCAATTTGAATTCAAGGTTTCATTGAACCTTCCTAACGCTTGAACATTGAGTGGTGTTGACCCTTTGAAATACCTGAACTCTACGGTGGCCCTCTCCTTACTGTTCACACTACCCTCACGGAGTGATATGATGAAACAGTTCGCCTGTTCTATATAAGTCCTTACACAATTGTTTTGATGAGCACTCTCCTCATTGTATTGTTCAGTATTGGTTAACAACACTGGATAGTAATCTAAGTGAGGACCCATGATAGGTTGTTGAATTTCTTCAATCATTGTTGTTGGGTAATTTCTTTCAATTCTACCTCTTCTATAACTTTGCAATAGACTCACCCACTCACTATGTTCAGTATCGAACTGTGACTTTGTTCTCGCTCTTAACTTTACCTCAACATCATATTTGAGTAGGTCCTTTTTGAATCTAAGGTGGTCGTTAATTATTGACACCAAAGAATCTTCAACTTTTACCATCTCAGTACTATTAGTTTTACTATTGAAATCATTAATATAATCCACCAAACACCTTTTCTCTATATTCGATAATTCAACGTCAGGTAAATAGGAGACGTCACCAGTGGAAGTACATCTGTCATTATAAAACTGTAATTCTAACATATTGAAAAAGTCCACACCCAATAAATTATAAAAGAAACTAAGAGAATAGAAGTTAACATGTTTATCTGAGTTCAACAACTTACGAACCTTCTTACCATTATAACCTTTATCTTTCATAAACGCATCAACCACTGAACCACTCTTCTTCAATAAAGATTTTTTAATTGGTATTGGTAAGAACTTATAAGGATTATCAGGTAATTTGAAATCATTGATTTTATAATATAATTTGAAATATTCATCAACGAGTGTACTGATGTCACCAATAACCTGTTGTTCAATACCCAAAGTCTTATTAAACACATCTATTACTTCCCAAAATATCTTCCATCCGTGTTTGGTATCCATCACCATCGCATTCTTTCCCGACAATGAAACTTCATTAACACTATTAACAATAGATGATAATATTCCCTGAATATGGTACCAATTATTCGTTCTTACGTGCTTACCACGAACCTTACTCTTAGATGAGTTTCTACCACCACTATAAAAGTTTTTGTATTTCTTATTGTAGGTTATATATTGAACATATTTAGTCGTACCGAAATAAGCTTTACCGACCTTTCTGCCTTTGGAGAAGTTATACACCTTGAGAGAAATGGACTTTTCATTTTCTTCAACGACAACGGTAACTCTCTCAATGAAGATACCTTTAGTCTTGTCCCCATAATATTGTTTGAGTTCCTCCTCATTCTTAAGGACAATCTTTTGTTTCTTTCTCCAATAATCATCCTTCCTCTTCCGTGGAAATGGATAAGACTCGTCACCCTCTTCATAGTTGACTTCACAAGTATCATCATAGACCCACATCCATAGTGTCTCGTCCTGATATTTGTATAAAGGTTCTTTCATAGATTATTATTTACCCAAATTATAAGTAAAAAAAAAGAGGGAGACAACTCCCTCTTATTAACATTATATTACACCTCCAAAGTAATTTTTATTGGTAACCCAAATCTGATAACCTCTTCGTAATACTTCTCTACTAAAACCAATATCAAAGTCACCATCTTCATAATTGTCAATAACTTTACCATATAAACCAACCATATTCGGAAGTATTGAAGATTTAAACATGATTATACCTGTCAGAAAACCAACACTGAAAGTTCCTCGTTTTTGGTAATTTCTTATCAGTACTTGATTTTCGTTTTCCACAACATAACCATCACTATCTGTCCTGAACCAAAAATTAACCCATTCGCTACCTTCACTCACAATCATTGGTGAAAGTATATTTTTATCTTCCTCAATGAGGTATTTTAGAGACTCACGATTTCTAAAAATGTAGTTACAATCAAAGTTAATAATATAATCTACATTATATTCCAAACTCTGTTTTATCGAAATATCTCTTTTCTCTGATTTTGATTTATTGACTTTATGTTTGGTGACACTCAAATAATCTGTTTCAAATTTTTCAATAAATCTACTTATTTTATAATCATGTGAATCATCATCAAAGTATATTCTAAGATGGATATTATTTTTTGGATAATTCAAATATCTTATTTGGTCAAAAACTTGGTCAATATCTTTCACTTCGAAATCTAAAAAAATATTGAATAAAAATTTATGTGTCTCTTGTTTGATGTCTTTGGATAAATAAAGTTCGTAATACATCTCATGAATCCTTTGTTTTACCGGTGATGGTCCATTCCCGTGTATGACAGAAGGTGTTGTCTCAGTAGTATTATTAATCACTTTATCCTTATGTACTATGACATCATCTAATGCCAAATTCATTGTTTGAAACAACAATTGGTTGTGGTCCAAAACCATATTATCATTTTCATCACTCAAATAATAATTTGTGTAGAACTCCTGGTCGTCATCACTTTTTTCAATATTAACATCAACCAATTTCAATATGTGGTCACCATATCCGATGAATCCACCTGAATTCAAAAATCTATAATCACCATCAATCTTAGGATATTCATCCACAAGGTCTTGATTGGGCCAACATGTTTTCTCAGCACTAAAGACCATTGGACTGTTAAAACTTCTGAACTTAGTCATAATGTTTTTCGGACTATCATTGAATATGACATCATAAGAATCCGTAAACAGAATTACCGTGTTCTCTAAGTCGTACCAATCTTTAATTTCATCTCTCAAATAAATGATTTTTTGTGCACCACCTGGCTCTAATAATACTCCATTCTCAGCTGCACCACTTTCCCACGCCTGACCTAAACCCAATACCTTATATGGTATTTTATTTCTTTTACACGTATCTTCAAACCTATCAAGGTTTTCATTCCTTTCTGTCGCAACAGTAATCACAACAAAACGGTCCACACCATCATAGTACGCATTTTCAATATTATCATATATTCCCATAAGACAGTTTTATGGAAAAATAAGATAAGTTTCTAATTAAGAAATATTTTACCGTAGGAAGTTTCAAAATAGGGTTCAACAATAGATACTACATCCTCTTCAGGTTGCATGTGGTTGAGTTCGAGAATAATCCCTATCATCTGTTTTTGAGTGAGTTCAATGTCCTCACCCTTATCAAAGTTTTCATTGGCAGTTTTTTCCACCTCATCGAAAAAATCTTGTGGCTCAGCAACACCAATCAACTTCTGAAGTTCATCAGGATTGTCAGTAAAAAACTTTACAAAATTACTTACGTATATTTGGACATCTACATTCATACTACAAATATAAAAAAAGTCAGGAGAATGTCCTGACTTTTACTAAATTATCTTGAGATAAACACACCCTCTTCCGCCAACTTCTCAACTGCTTCAGGTAGCTTAAGTTGACTGTTACCTTGGATGTTGATTACCTTCAAATTCGGTAATTTTGCAATATCCTCAGGGATAGTCTTTAAGTTAGGGTTGTTAGGAATTGAAAGGAACTGTAAGTTTTCCAATTGACCAATGGACTTTGGAAGTGATTTAAGAATACCTTCAAAGTGAACCGCCATCAAGTTTTTGTAATCACCCAATTTCTCAGGAATATCCAAAGCCAATTCTTTTACATCTTCACTTCTATATCCGTAACCACCACTACTCTTAGTGAAGTCAAACGAAGTGATGTCTTTCGGTAAGTTTTGGAACAACTCATCGAAACCGTAAAGTGCAATATACTTAGAAGACGCATCTCTTGGGTAATCGATATTTACCTTCTTACCGTCCATGGAAGTCATCCCCTTAGCAAATTCAGGTTTGAACGTATCTTTCAACTCAGGATTTGAATTTAAGAAACTAATCAAATCGATAGTACGGTCGTTAGCGTCCATAAACTGATTTGATGGGAAGTGGAATTGGTATCTCTTCGCTGGAAGACCCGATACCTGACCAACCTTAGGACCACCTGACATAAACTCTTCAGCTTTGTTAGGTAGAATAACATATAATGGACCACTCTTAATGTAGTGGTTAAACATTGAACCACCAGGAGATGATGTACACCATCCTGATTCACCCTTACCAGGCTTTTGGTCGTTACCACCGTAGAAACATGCCGCGTCCTTACCTAATTGACTTGAATCACTAATTCTAACAACAGTCCAATTAGCACCTCTGAATATTACCTCACCACCTGGGTGGTCGTAAGTCTTAGCAGCTTCTTCTTTCTCATCTTTAGTTGCCTTAGTCTTCTCCAAAGAGAATGGTAACATCAAATCGTTAAGTCTTTCAATACTAATCTTATTGATATCACGGTATTCACGTTCCAACTTATTTTTGAACCTCTCGAACTTTTCCAAGTCCTGAGTTACCTTATATAAATCTTCAAAAAACAAACGTAACTTTTCTTTCTTCTCAGCTTTGAATGCTGGTGTACCGTAGTCGGCCTCAATATTCGGCTCAATCTGTAGGAATTGTCTTAATAACCAATTCACATACTTACCTGCCTTTTTGATGTTATCTCCATCCTTACGTGTTGTAGGGTCAGCGGAGATAATCTTATCAAATTCCTCCTTACTCATACGAGCAGGTTTTACTTTGTCACCTTTCTTTTTCGGCTCTGTATAAGTCTTCAACAAAAGCTCGTAACGACCTTGTTCAAGAATTACTGTCTTTACTATATTACTAAACTTAATTGCCATAGTGTTTGTTTTTCTTATAAATATATGAATAAATAAAAGATTCTATCTTACAACACCACAAAGATAAAGAAAAGGTTTTAGATATCCAAAGTAGTTTGACCCTTTTCTACCTCCTTATATGAACTCAGACCTTCAACTTCGTAGTTCATAATCAATAGTTCGGTTCCTTTCGATTGAGCCTTTCCACTACTTGCACCTGCAGCTTTGGAGAAGTCCTTAGTGACCCAAGCATGACTCTCCTTTGGGAACCATTGATGTAGAAGGTCGAAATCATAATAAGATAAAGAATACTTAGACTCAACTTCTGATAATACGTTGGCAAGTCTTTCATGGTCGTCACGGTCAAAATCATGGTTAGAATAATAGTTTTCAGTTTTCCAATATGGTGGGTCCAAATAGATATATGTCGTTGGTGAGTCGTACTTCTTAATAACCTCAGCAAAGTCCATGTTCTCAACATGAGTAATTGACAAGAACTTCTTTACCCACTTCTCATTCCTCAACTTATCACGGAAGGTCAAGAACTTAGATTTATACTTACCTTTAAGGTCAATAAACTTAGACGATTCAGGTTTACTACCACTGAAAACTGAAGTAAGGATATAGGCATACTTCGCAGCAACCTCATAGTCAGGACCGTTCACCTCAAACCCATCAGCAAAGATTTCACTCTGAAATTGTTCAAACTGTAAACGATAGATTGCTGGTGTCGGGAACTCTCCCTTCTGTTGACAAGGGATTGCCTCAACAGCCTTCAACAACTCTGTAGGGTTTTGAATACATTGAAACAAATTATAATTCAACGGATTGAAGTCATTGTACACAACCCTTTTTAAGTTTGGATACTTTTCCATATCCATGTTATAGAAACACCAAAACATTCCACCGAATGTCTCAACATACGTCTCCATATCTTGTGGGTAATAGTCCACAATCCATTTTCCAATTCTACTTTTTCCTCCGATATATGATAGCATAAAAAATCCTTTTCCACAAATATAGTAAATAAAAACGGAAAAGGCAAATCTTAAAATGAAAAAACCCCTCCGAAGAGGGGATTTGTTTAGTTTGTTCTCATAAATTTAACTCTCCTACCGTCACTATAAAGAACAATATAAACTTTATTTGGTTCTATATAATCAACATCACGTCCCAATAAATCATAATAACCAACCACACTTACCTTATCTAAATCAGTTTGTGTTATCTTCTTGATAGATACTGACTTGAACTCCAAACATACATTTAATTTTTTGAATGCCCAAGTATCAATTCCTGTACACTTATTATAAATCATAGGGATAATGAAGTATCGACCTGAGTCTTTGAAGGTATAATCCAAAACTCTCTCAGAACGGATACTATAATATTCAATAAGTTCATCATCCCAACTGTAAGTAAAATACAATGTTGAATCATCAACTTCTTTCCATTCTTTATTACTTAAACTATCAATCCATCCATCACCTTTATATATTGTGTAGTAATATTCGATACAGGTGTCTTTTCGGTCCTCCAACTCAAACGTATAATACTTACAATTCTTTGCTCCGATATTATAACCATAACCTAATTTATTAAACACGGTAACATCAACCTCAACTGTAAATACAGTATCACACTTTTCACATTCGTTAAAAACATTGAGTCTCATTTGATATTTTCCTTTACCAAATGAAACACCAGTGTACCCACCCCAATCTTCAAGAGTGTCCACCTTATCTAACTGATAATCATATACTGTGAAATAATAATACCAACACTCATCAGAATGCATGTTGGTTTGAAAATACATATCATTGGCTTGTTGTTGAACCTTCTTGAATGTGATGCCAGAAAAATCACATTTGGACCACCCTGTTATCGACGTAAACAAAATGGTGAGTAATAAGACTAATTTTTTCATGACCACAAAAGTAACCTTAAAAGAATAGAAGGACAATCATTAGTGTGTCATAAAATAAAAAACCCCTCCGAAGAGGGGTTTTTTTTTTGGTTACTTTTGGATTTTACTCATAACCCAGGCCTTTAAGATGTCCCAGTTACGTGTAGCAAATACACCGAATGAGAAACCTGCCCAAATCTTGTATCCCATAGCCCATAAGACTAAACCGATAAGAAGACCTAAAATACCTTCAACACCGTTCGATACAATCCAGTTTTTACATACCGCAAAAACCATTTTAATAAAGTCTAATACTTTTTTCATAATAGTACTGTTTTAAAAATAAATACTCCAAAACCTCAGAATGTTGATTTCTTAGATATTTATTGTTAAGTTAATGTAAATAAACTGTAAAAAAAAGTCGTTATGAAACAAATATTTATAACCCTATTCCTTTTAATCGGTCTATCCTCATTCGGTCAAACAGTTTCCATTACAGACTGGGATAACAACAACGTTGAAGAATATGTTAAGTGGTCTGAAGAAGGGTACAAATTAGAATCTGGCAGTATGATTGCTGGAAAATTCCACGGTACATTTATCTCTTACTACCCTGACGGAACAATCAGAGTAAAAGCACAATTCAAAAACGGTAGTAAAGAAGGTGTATGGAAATACTTTAATAAAAATGGTGATATCACTCACCGTATCGTATACCAAGAAAATAAAAGGATACAAGCGTCAGAGACTCGTTATTTCGAATAACAGTTCTTATATGGACGACATGAAGCTTTCTGAGAGAACCCCATATCTTTACATGGGGTTTTTTCACAATAGGACTTACTCATCTTTCTCTCAGTGAGTTCCTCCTCTATATACTTTTTCAATACGTTTCTTATTATATCTTCCATATAAAGATAAATATATTATGGCAGAAAAAGAATGTTCACAGTGTAAAGAGAATCTAAACGGAATACAAAAAGGTATGTTAGTCCTTTCTATTTATATTCTCATGGCTTCAGTTTACGGAACTATTAAGTTGTTCGAACTAGCCATGACTTGGTTCTAAAGACTCTTCACGAGTTACACTCAACTTAATAAAAAGGTCACCCTTCATATTTTGAATGTTAAACCCTTTACCCCTCACTCGTAGGGGTTTTTCTGTATCCAATACCTGAGGCAATGGAATACTAATCTTTGAATCGGGGTGTGGGACCTCAATCTTTTCCATACTCATAAAATCATTAACATTGACCTTATGGTGATATACTAAATCATTGTTTATCTTTTCAAAACCTTCACCCTTAACCATATTGACTTTAAGAATTAGGTCACCAATACCTCTACCAGGGTAAAAGTCACCCTTCTGTTGTAATCTTAGGAAGTCACCACTATCCACATTTTTAGGAATGTTAACTTTTACATTTGTGAATACAGGTTTTGTCTTTTGACCACCACAAGTATAACATGGATTGATAATTCTATAACCTTCACCTCTACATTGAGGACAGTCAGATTCCACCACCTGAGCAAACATACCTGAACCGAATTTCTGTCTTACCCTACCGTGACCTTGACAGGTACCACAAACTTCTCGGTCACCACCAACACCTTTACAAGTTTCACAACTACCTCTTACTTGATAACTTAATTCACGTTCCACACCATTGTAGGATTCCACAGGATTAATATCAATGTTGATAATCTTATCAGGTGCTTGAGGTTTACGTCTTTGTCGTGTTTGTGTTTGTTGGTTAAACATATTGAAGAAGTCCTCCATAGAACCTCCACCCCCACCAAATGGATTCGGATTATCGTATTGATTTTTCTTATTCTCATCACTCAGAACACCATAGGCTTCACCAATCTCTTTGAACTTATCACCACCCTCAGGGTTTACATCTGGGTGATATTGTTTACTTAATTTTCTATACGCCTTTTTGATTTCGTCCTGAGACGCATCACGAGAGACACCTAAAATTTGATAATAATCTTTCATGGACAACTATATAATTGTATTGTTTAAGAATAAGAAAAAGAGACGAATAATCAAAGGTTACGTAACAGAAAGTAACGCTCGTCAGAAATTCAATACATTACTCAAAGAAAATGAGGTTCTTTTCCCTATGGAATATGAGAATGCTGAGTATTGTGTTCATGAATTAGGTATACTCACCACACAACGTGATTTTCAATTACCACTGTTTTATACTGATGAGTTTGGTAGGAATGAAAAGGTCTTTGTTGACGGTGAAAGTCATTATACCTTTATTGATATCAAACCTTATCAAATAGAAGAAAAAATTTATGATTGGCAAACAGATAAGAAGATTGACATGCAAAAACTTATCTACGACTACTGCCCAATCAAAGAAATGAAAAGTATCTCCACTTTGAATAATAAAATTATTGTACAGATTAATGATGATTTCAAATTGTTCTCTTTGAAGAATATTGATGATGCACAACGAGCATTGAAAGTAATGGAAAAGTATTTCATTAAAAAGGGTCGTAAAGATGCCATTTTTGTTCGTGACATTTCTACGACCCAACGTAAGTGGTTATATGATGTGCTAGAAAGAAACGGATTTGACCGTAAGAAACTCTATCGTCAACACACTACTTACTCGAAACGAGAGTAAATTCAATACCTGATATATCAATAATAACTTGTTCTGAACGTACATCCCTCGGACTGAATAAACCTACGACCTTCCTGAATTCATCTGACTGTAGTTCAACAATAACCGAAACTTTACCTTTATTAAAAACTGAGTCGTCCAAGATTTCAGAAATCTCAGCCAACTTTCTTAGTTCATCCCTAAAGTTCGTTTCAGTCTCTGCCATAACGTATACTTTTTCTCTACAACAGGTGTATTCTTAATCTTTTCAGGCTCAACCTTCTTAATTTGTTCAATGAAGTCTATTTTAGACTTCTTCTCCTCTTGACTGTCCTTCAGCTTCTCGCTCTTGAACCACGTCATCAGATTCTCCGTCTGTTTGTCCATCATCATCTAATTTTGCTTCTAACTCCAACGTTGTGTTTTCATCAATCTCAAAATACAAACGTTTAAGTTCATTAACATCTTTTGATTCAAACATACTCTTCAACTCCTGAAACTTATCTTTGAATAATCTTTCTTTTTCTTCCCTTTCTAAATTGAACTCGAACACTTTGTTGATTGCTGTTTCCAACGTATCAACCATTTCCTTCTCATTCTTAACCACGAAAGCATATAACTTATGATTTTCTCTTTCAGAAGTGTCCTGTGGTAATACCTCAATATCCGTTACCAATTTCTTTGGAATGACCCACGAAGATTTAATATACAAATCAAAAGACACATAGTCCTTTAATAGTCTCATAGACTTAAGGTAAGATTTAGTTTGTTCTGTAAATTGTGAAAAAATCATAATAATACAATAATGTATGAAATGATGTAACTCAAGAAAATACCGTGTAGGATAATTTCTCGGTTACTTAAGTTTAGAGGTTGTGGAGGGTCAGAAAGAAGAGAACTAACAAAGTTCACCCCAAGTCTGACCATCGCCAAAACCGAGAACACAAAGATAAAGAGAGTAATATTTGCTACTATCTCGTTTATCATTATAGTGTTTTTTTGTGGTCTAAGATTTCACCTCTCAAATCCTGAAGCATTGCTTTCAATTCCTGAGCAGTCTTTCTAGCTCTTGTACCAGCAGATTTGTTACCAGCGTAGAATTTATTCGTGTCAACTGACAATGTTTCTACTAATGTTTTGATGTTTTCTAATGTTTCCATTTTAATTCAATTGTTAAAAATTTATTACCCAAAATGTAGATTTTATGGGTTTATAGTAAAGCCAATAAGGAAAAATTAATTTTCGAGTGACCTCTCTAATACTTTATATATGTCGGTATACATTTCTAAATCAGACTTTGTAAAAGTCCTTTCCATATCAAAAAGTTGTTTAAGAAATGGGACAATAGAGTCTCTAACCTCTCTATCAGATTGGTCATAATATACCTCGAAATAGAAACTTTCGAAATAATCATAATCATCCTTTTTGAATTTGAATTTGATGTTCTCTTTCTTGAAGTTATCAATAGTAGTATTCCAACACCATTGGAAGTGTCCTCTCTTATCGTCCTCATTCAACGATATCTTAGTCGCCCTACTCTCACCATGACTATCACCCAAATAAGTATCCTGAACCAAATATATTAAGGAATAACAAAAGTCCTCAAATAGTTCAGAATACTCTCTTTGAATATTATGTGCACGGAACCACAGGTCGACATCCGATTTCGGCATCGGTTTCGATATCCAATTAAAAAAAAAGTCCATCCCCTCTTTCATAATAGAAAGATAAGATGGACCTTAATAAAAGAAATATTAAATATTATTGTGTTTTGTAGTCGTGACCTAACAACGATTTCATTCTATCAATGTCTTCGTTGATTTTCTTTTGTGACTTGTCCTCAGTGTTCTCAGCGATTGCACTCATCACTTCATCAGGTGACATTGCAGCCGTATCACTTTTCTTTTTTCCTGAAAACTCTTCAACAGGTTGAACCGCTTTATTATAAGATTGTTTCTTCAACTTAGCCAACCAATTTTTCTTACGTCTGTCGTTAACCTTTTCGTTAGCGTCCGTCTTAACAGCATTTGCATATTCTGAAGAGTTACCTGTCTTAGAATCACCTAAGATGTTCATTTCAATCCAATCCTCGTCAGGTTTTATCGCATCATAGTCTAAGTTTTCCATACCTCCTGAACGAGCAATTTGGTCAATGTACTCTTCAACCGCGTCAGAAGCATGATACTTCATACTTAAATCTTCACCCATCTCACCATTTCCTTTAGGGAAACCTTCAGGGTTTTCTTCATAACCTTCGTTAGAACCCGCTTTAACGTAATCTTTCATTTTCTTGTTAACTTCTTTCATTGCTTCGTCGTTAACCTTCTTTGAATCTTTCAACGTTTTCTCAGTATCTTTAAGACCTTTAGCTTCTTTTTGTTCCATAACCAATCTTTGGATAAGTTCAATCATTTCTGATTCAGATAAAGTAACAACGTTCTTCTTGGATTCTTTAATCTCGTCTTCCTCACCTTTAACTGGATATGTTTTACCATCAACTTCAAAAGAATCTTCACCTTTCTCAATTGCTTCGGCTCTTGCCGCACTGAAAGCATTTCCTTCTTCCATTTCCTCTTCGTCCATTTCTTCTTCCATACGTTGTTTTTTGATGTCTGAATCAACACCTACAACTTCAGAATCACGACCGTCAAACTCATCTCTTTCTTCTGGCATTTTACCCATGTCTTCTGAAACCGCGTCAACAGCTTCTTCAACTTTTTTTGACAATTCCTCGTTAAGGACTCTGTCAACAATGTTATTTATAGTTTCTTCAATATTCATAATATTTCTTTTTATAATAAATATACGTAATTATCTAAATCTCGCATATGGATTTATTCTCATACCACCAAGGTGTAAACCCAAACTTTTCATCAACCTGTGGACATGTTCAAGACCACCTAAGATAGCGTATTCAATAGGGTCTCCTCTATATGAATCTTCATCTTCCGTTGGTAAGTATCGAGATATCAAATCATAGAACTCAACTGAAACCTCTTTACCTTTATATTTCAGGTCAGACAACTCCACCCATATTTCAGCGTACTTATTGTCACTGAAATCGTAGTCACTACCAACACCGAAAAATCCACCAACCTTACCCTTAGGGCCAACATCGAGAATTTTCACCTTACCTGATAATCCATTATGATTAAATTCAAACTCCTTATCTTTTAATTCTTTGATAAGGAACTTAGCTTTCTCATCAGGAATACTATCTAACCATTCTTTTTGGTGTTCTTCAGAACTCTTTGGTTTGTAGTCATCAGGAAACTCAATAGTCACTATTTCACCGTCCTCTTGTTCTTGGATATATCCTAATTCCTTCGCTATGATGTTTCTTACAACATATTCTTCAACGTTCGCTTTTTCAGCGGTATTGGAAACAATTTCCTTGACAACCTCTCTCTCGAAAAACTCTAATGCGTTGATATCCCCCTGATTACAATAAGGAAACTTCTTACATTTAGATTTTATCTTAACAAACTTAGCACCAGGTCCACCGTATTTCGGAAAGTTTTTATCTTTTACTGACCTTAACTCATTCTCCACAGTGTCAGGATTAGATAACTTTAATGGGTCTTTCTTAGGTCCTCCAAATGGTGCGTCATAAACACCAGCAGATGCCGATGTTGTTGCTTCAGTAGCTTCACCACCACTCTCCATACCTTCTAACTTAGTATAATACTCAGGGTCTTCATATAAGTGGTCCAATGCAATCTCAACAGCAACCATCATCTCTGATGTGTGTTCCATTTCATGTTGAATACCTTTTGTGAACTCATCATAGATTTCATCAACAGTGATATCATGCATCTTAGCGATGTCTTCGATATCCATACCGTCGGCTTTACCACCTTTGATTCTTTCTTCATCGATTCTAACACCACGAACATACTTAACACCACTAGCCCTTGTATCACCCAATTTTCTTTCTAATTGGTCAATAATCATTTCAATGTGTTTGAGAGCAGAAGGTCCTTGAGCGGCTTTCATTAGTTTTCTAATCAATTCTTGCTTTTCAAAATCTCTTAATCTCGCCTCGTTAAGTTGACCATTAAACTTTTTATGATTCATCTTAGTGATGTCATACTTTGTTTGGTCTAACTCATCATATACAATCTCCTCAAAGTATTTTTCAAACATTGGGTCGAATAACTTTTCCAATTGTTCAGGTTTTCTGTGCCAACCTTTCATATACAAAGCTCTTTTGTCACCCACTCTTTGAATCTTTAGGTCTTCCATATTTTTCTTATAGAACCAATACGGCATTCTGATAAACTTAAACCCGTCCTTACCTGGTACATCATCTAATATCTCAATTTGAGAAATTGGTAACATCGCCTTATGTAAAGACATTGAATAAGGTTTGTGACCGCTAATAAAAAATGCGTCATTATCAGGGTATTGTCTGATGTTATAAACTTCCAATTGTTTTGGTGTTTCTTCACCAACCAAATAGGAACCAACATACGATTTAGTATCCGCTTCGTACTCACCCTTCATGAAGTCATAATCATTCGTATCAACCTCTTCCTGACCATCTTCATCTGAAGCATCTTCCTGCTCGTTAACAAACCCACCCTCAGGTTTTGTTGTTAACTTAGACTCCGTCCCTGGTTGGAACATTGTGTTTTTCTTTGGCTCAGTAAACAATGGTGCTTCGAAACCACCAGCACTACCAGCACCTGTAGCTTCAGTTGTCTCACCACCTTCACCTTCTTCATCCTGAACAATCTTCATTAAGATTTGATTCAATACATCCACCGTTAACCCTTCAGTTTCACCCTTTGGATTATCCTTACTCTTTAGGAATGGTGAATAACCTGTTTCTTCCTCAACTTCTTCCTCAGCCATATTCTTGGCTTTATTCAAACTTATGAAGTTGTCAGTGACAGCATCATTACCACCCAGTGATGACAAATTCTTTGAGAATGCTTTTTGCAAACTCGTTTTAATCATATCTTTAAGTTCTTGTTCGTTCAATTTCATTACTTCACCGATTTTAAGGTAGGCTCCCAAAAACTTCTACGAGTCCACATAATCTTATAGAACTCTCTCATGATTTTTACAACGATATCATTGATATCACCAGAAAGCTTACCTCTTTGAAGTTCTTTCTGAATGGTCTTAATCATTTTGTCCTCAAATTGTTTTAATGTGTTAGAATCCAAGAAATCTTTGATTTCCTTTCTAACCATCACTTCAATCTCTTTCTTATCTGTATTTGATAATGCCATTACTTCCCAATTTTCCAATACATACGTCCCGATATTGTCGGTTGTAAATCTTGGTTTACACCTACACCCACTCCGAACATATTTCTTTGTTTATTCTTAAACATGAATTCACCACCCACATAATCCAATTGTGATGTACCACCGTTAACACCTATACCCCAATAGAACTCTCTCTTATTAAGGTAAATCTCTTTGGTGATGGTTGTCGTTGGAATACTGATGTCTGAAGTGAAACTTCTACTCAATACACTGTTCTTTGAGATGGTATCATTCAAAACCAAATATCCTAACGTATCTAAAGTTAGGGTATCAGTGTAATGGTATTTAGCATAATAGTCTTTTAATATTGACATCGTATCAATGTCCTGTGGTATTGTATCATGTTCTGTAACCACCCTTGTCCTCCATTTGGGAACGTATTCTGTTTGTGTTACATTTACTGTATCCCACTTGGTTTCAATAGTTACAATAACCTCAGGTTCCACGGGGTCCTTTCTACTACATTGACTTTGATATAGTAATACCAAAGCCAAAGCAATAATCAAAACATTCTGTATGGAACCGATATACTTTTTCATTATTCAGAATCTACGTTTCTAGTCTTCTTTCTAGATGCCAAGACCTTAGCCCATTTAGACTTAAATTGTTCGTAGTAAGATGTTAATTTATTGATTAACTCAACCAATGACTCGTCCAACTTAATCATATCACCATTAACGTATACACCATTGTTTTCACCGATAGAATAGAAGAACTCCAAATCAAAGTCGATAACCTTACCACTCCACTCAACATTGTTAGGATAGATGTGCAACGTACCGAAGTCTGATAAGTCAGATACTTGTTCAACAAAGTCATCCATTGTTTCTTGGAACGCCATTTTCTCTTCCGAACTAAGTTCCAATTCTTGTTTGTCTTTACCGTGTAAGGTTACAATACCACCTGATACTCTATAAGATTGACTCTTATCCTCATCAGGTGTAGTCTCGATGTCAATTTCTTCTTCACTGTCAACATCAACGTTCACCGGCTCGTCAGTCAAGTCTGTAACTACCTCTTCTTGTTCATTGATAAGACCCGCTTTGATTAGAGACTTTCTTGACTCATTCAAATCACTCTTACCTAACATTTCTCTTGATGCTTTCAAGAGATTTTTCATTTCATCATACTGATTCATTTTCTAATACTTTTAATAACTCTTCATAGTCAAAAGCCGGACTCAAATCTGTTACATTTTGAGAATAGTTACTTCTTGTAACAATACCCTCATAGAACTCGACATTGTCGACCTTTACATTATGACCTATACAGGTCTTCGGAATCTCGAACCTATCACATAAATCAACCACCAATTTCTGTAGTGATTCCATCTGAGAGTCAGTGTATGGGTCCCAAAAAAAGTGACTTCTCCACTTGCGTTCGTATACTCCTTCACTATAAATATTACCAATCCAGTTAATGTAAGAAGCATTAAGGGGGTTTTTCTTCAACCACCCAAGATTCTCCAAAGTGATAACAATGGTTTGCTTTTGATTATTGTAATCTTTTAGGTAGTCGGAATAAGTCTCAGGGTCGAGCAATTGAAAGACCCTCCCATCTTTTCTTATAAGATAGTGAGGGACTTTCTTGTATTCTCCGTTGTGCCTTGTTTTAAGTGATGTTACGTATTCACCACCTTCTCTTGATGTATGACTTAATAGTATTTGTTTTTTGTTTTTCCAACGTCCAACACTATTAAATCCTGTCAATTCTTGTATTTCTTGCATTACGTGGTTGATATCTCAAAGTCTTTATCTGAGGTTTTGGAGTTTCCTCTTTAGGAGTTTCCTCAGGTGTTTCTTCAATACTAACCTCTTTTTTAGAATTTTCAATCTTATCTAACTGTTCTTTGAGTTTTTCAATGTCTTCATCAGTAGGATTGATTGGTTGTGGTTCCTTTTCATTATCCACCACAAATATCTCACCATCCAAGATTTCATCCAATACTTCTTCAGGTAAATCGTCAGACCAATTTTCGCTCTTAGTCTCTTGTAAGTCTAATAAGTCCGAAAACTCATTGTCCACATCAACAGGTTCTTTGACCTTTGGTTGTGGTTCCTCTTTACCTTTCTTACGTAAACGATTGAAAGCGAAGTTCGCAGCAATAACCAAAGATATCGCCAATGGGTCAAAAACAAAAATAATAACCAACATAAGAATGTTTACCACCTTACTCATTGGTGTATTTGTCAACTCACTTATGTATTTCAATGGTCCCAACTCCGCAGCCACCTCTGAATTTGATTGAACATCCAATCGTTTAATTTCTAACGAAGTAATAGAATCTGTAACAACCTCCAATTTCTGAGATATCTCATTTCTACTTTCAACAGCTTCGTCCAATTCTTTTTGTAACGCTCGTCTCGTTGATGATGATGTGGTCGTTATAATCTGACCCGTTTCTTTATCTTTATATTGTATTACGTTGTTTGCCAAACCCGCTCTTAGGCCTGAAATACTTTGGTCCAATGCCTCTTTTTCGGATAGGTAGTATGTACGGTTTTCTTCAAAACGTCCTTTCTTTAGGTCAATCAACTCAACTTCCTTATCTACAATACCAGCAGATGCCGCAGTCTCTTGATACGCAGCAGATAAGAACCCATAGATACCCGCAGAGGTGATTAACACCAATACAAACGCAGCAACAGTTAAGTAGGTTCTTAAAAATTTGTTAAGTTCACTCCAGTATTGATATAATAGGGATGCAATGACCAATTTGGCAATCTCCAATGAAGACGCCATAATTAAAACCTGAAACGAGGCTCCCGCGAATAACTTCGAAAGCCCCGTTACAGAGTAGAATGCCGCTGACAAACTCACAGATAGAGCTGACAACGCTATAATAAAGGGAAAAATCCTTTTTTGAATCTCTTTCATAATAAACTATTTAGGCAAAACTACCTTACAATAAATAGTTCATTTATAGATAATCAAACAATTCTGAGGATTCGTTACGTAGTTTACGGAGTGCCTTCTCCTTAATTTGACGGACACGCTCCTTAGTCAAACTGAAGTCGGTACCAATATCTTCCAATGTTCTTGGAACACCAGTCATCCCGAAATAGTCCATAATGATTGACTTCTCACGGTCGTCCAACACATCCATAATCTCAACCATCTTCGCCTTCAATAAATCCGCAGTATTGAAACCTTCATCAGGTTGAACAGCATTTTTATTCTCAATCAAATCAACCAACGTATCACCTTCCTCATTGATGTTCATATCCAAATCAATTACTTTAGGTAAAGTGGTGAACTTCTCGTCCAACTCCTTGTTGGTCTTCTGAGCCTCTTTTTTCGCTCGATGCATCTCCTGAACAACGTTTACTGGTAGACGAATGGTACGAGAGTTTTCATTCAAACTTTGGATAATAGATTGTTTAATCCACTTCGTCCAATCAAAGTTCTTAATTGCTTTCATCAATCCCAAATTACCCTCAGCAATCAAGTCACCCAACGGTAACCCTTGATTCTGATATTGTTTGGCAACGGTGATAACGAAACGTAGGTTTCCTTGCAACAACTCCTGATGGATAGCATCACGCTGAGCATCAGAAACATTGTCAGAACAAATCATCTCTGATAGTTCCTTCTCACGTTCAGGGGTCATTACCTTAATCTTTCTAATGTCTGATAGATACATTTGTATCTCCTCTTGGTTCAATGGTGAACTCATAAAATTTTCTTCTTTATTGTTATTTGTATTCATTTGCATATCGGTCAAGTAGTTTACGCTCATCCAAAGTTAAGGAATCTGGTCCATTCTCCACCAACTTATCTAAGATATCATCCATGGAAGGTAGAGTATTGTCGACCAACATAGGGTCAACATCTTCATCTTCCTCCATATCAAAGGTGAAATCTAATTCTTTGGTGAAGTAATCAATGATTCGGTCCAACTCCTCGTCGTCCTGTTTCACCTCCATCTCAGGAACGTTCAACATAAGGTTAACATTTTCGTTATCCTCTTCTAAATCAAAAAGATTGTCCGCTAACTCTTTGGGTAATTTTGCGGATGTCTTCTCTGACATCGGCATTAGGAAATATTCATACTTATCCTCTTTCAAAGATTCATAGATGAATTTTTTGAATTCATCAAAGGGGATGTCTGTATTAATCTTTATAATCATATGGTATGACCCATAAATGTATTTAATAGTTTCATCGGTGCTGGCAAGGATTACCGACTTTCCGACCTGATTTACCTTATAATCACTCGTGAAGTCTCCAAACACGAATAATAAGTATGTTTCATTACTGTTTTCTATTGACATATCGTTTATTTTTTCCAAAGGTAAGTATATTTATCTAATAAACCAAAGAGTATGAAAAAGATTTCTTTAACAGAATCTCAGTTAACAGATTTAATCCAAAAGGTAGTAAAACAAAAATTGGGCCAAATCAATGAGGATTCTGCAGATATAAATCAGGATGGTATTATTTCTCCTGAAGAGCTTTACCAACACTTCGACCTTGATGGTGACGGTGTGGTAACAATGGCTGATTACGCAGCTCACGTGGACTTCCACTGTGAAAACCCTGAACTACTTCAACCGTCAAGAGAATCTGACGAATACGTCATGAAGATGGACCAAGACCGTGAACCATTCATGGCATTCTTTAATGTTGATGATATGGCTCCAATGATGGAACAAGAGGAAGAAGATATGGACGAAAAACCAGGAAAATATCCTGTTGAAGACCCAATGTTTGACCTTGACGATTCTGACGTTGCAGACATCATGTCAGCAGATGGTCCAATGAGAAGATTCAGAGGTTCTATCTACGTTGATGGAATGATTCCTGAAACTGACGATGTTGAGTACGATAGAAAACTCGCAATCAAAGTATTAGAAAACTACGCTAAGAAACTTCCAACGGCTGAAGTTTATGTCGGAGGTGCTGGATTCAAACAAAGAAGTTTAATCGAACCTTACGACAACATGGACTTCTAACCAAACCACCATATATAAATAAGAAACCCACCATTACGGTGGGTTTTTTTATACCCTCTTTGAATATCCAACGACCTGGTAGAAATCCTTCTTATCGTCACAGTAATCCTTTACCAACTCCAACAACGTTCTGAACATAAACGCTCCTGTGGTCTGTTTCTCACAACGAATGAATAACTCAATAAATGCCGTCAACGTATCCATAGGGTAGTATCCATGTCCATTGAGTTCATCATATACTCCATCCAACTGAGAATACAAACTAAGTTCGTAACCGTCCCTCTCCTCAACAGTTTGGAAGGGGTCCAACTGGTCATACTGTTCCAACATGTTGTAAACAAAACCACGAACCAATCCTTTGTTGTATTCTGACTTCACCAACAAATCTACAATCCAGTGAGTGTGACTCGGTGTTCTCAATCGTTTACCGTCCTCACGGTATTTGACGATGAAATCTAAGTCAGGGTTCTCACCACGGAATCCCTGATAGATAGCAATTGCCGTTCCATCTTCCATAGTGTAGTGTTTGAGGGGTGGGTAATAGTTGTCCGTTCCTCGTTGTTTGTAGGTTAATTGTTCTACAGTCATAGTATTATCCTAAGTGGTTATTAAATTCTCTCATCTCTTGCTCCTCGTATTTCTTGAATTGCTCTTCACGACGCAAGACTGTCATAAAGTCGAAAATGTATTTCTTAACCTCGTTGAGGTGATTGTTAACATCCATTCCACGGTCCAACATCTCTTGGGTGTCAGATAGATTGGATGCCACTCGCATCAATACATCAGTGGTTTTCAACATTTCAGCTGGTAGGTATTCTCCGTGCTTCTCACAAAATTCAACTTTGGTCATATCGTTATCGTTTTATTAGATTACGAATATACAACAAAAAAGGGACTCTCACAAGTCCCTTCTTAAAAAAGTTAAATTAACTCCATAGGTAATTGAATATTACTTAACCTCTCAGTTATAATATCATAATACTCTTTAACCATCTCACTACCAAGGTAATTTCTATCTTTATTAATTGCCGCTCTCGCGGTAGTACCACTACCCATCATTGGGTCATAAACTAAATCACCCTTATTAGTCCAAGTCTCAATATGGTCTTCCACAAGCTTAGTTGGAAATATCGCGGGATGTTGATATGCAATCTCATCTTCTTGACCATTCTTCGATGTCTTATATGTCCATACATTATATCTCTGTCCATATTCAGAAATTGTTTTTCTACTGTTTTCCTTCATAGTACCGTCCTTTTGTCTAACGGTGTTTTTACCCCATGAACCGACCTTACCCCCATAAACATTTTTACGGTCTTTAATTGAGTTAAATGTTTTCGGTTTTCCCTTAGAAAAAACAAACATATACTCAAATATTTGATGGTATCGATTAGAAGACGGGTTAGAAAAGTTATTCTTTTGATAAATCATAGTATCATGAATATTGAAACCTATCTCTTTGAAATATAACGCCTGTCTAAATGATGTTCCTGTTTCTGAACCATTATGTGTAGCATCACCAACAACCCAAACAACTACCCCACCTTCTTTTGTGACTCGATATAACTCCTTCGCAATATCCTCAAAGGGAAACGAATATCCGTTATAATCTGTTTGATTACCTTTTATGTGGTTTTTATAGGTTCTTAAATCATCGTAAGGTGGAGAAGTAACAGTTAAATCAATACTATTATCATCCATTCTTGACATAGTATCAAGACAGTTTTCATTATAAATCATATTTTTTTTAATCATATTAATAGTGTAATATTTTTTTGTATTTTGTACAGTTTATCCTCGTAAAATAACTTTATTATGATTACTATAAATATCATAATAACTACCTTGTTGGATATTACCATAGGCCATATACTCGAAATTACAAAGGTCAGTCACTTTATATCTACCCGTCAATTGTCCTGGTCCTGAATGTTCAAAATGAAATAATATGTGATATCCATCTTGAATATTTTTTCTTAATTTAGTCTTTTCTTCAGGTGTTGAAGTATAAAAAACTCTGAACCTACTTTTAATATCATCTATATCTGAACTTATTTTTAATTCAGGATATATTACTTTTTCCCCAACTCTAAGTCTTAAGTCAGGATATCCCGTACCTAATCTTTCAACAATAACATCATCACCATAATGTTTCTGTATTGCATTAACCATGACATTTTCAACAAAATTACCATATTCATTAATACGTCCATGATACTCCATTTCACTATTTTTAACAATGGTTTGTTCAGTTATATTACTCAAAAAATCAATCATATCTTGAGTAACTTCTAAAATTTCTGAATCATAATATGCTGAAATATAATCATTCAATGTTATTTTTTGTTTTTTTTGAGCCCTAAGATATGATATATTGTCCATTTAATATTATTTTACATTTCAAATATACAACAAAAAAGGGACTCTCACAAGTCCCCTTCATAAAAAATCACCTCAACACCACTTTCTTCGAACATCTGTTTTGAACGTTTGGCATGTTCGTCCCAATGTTCTCGGTTTCTTGTGGTGTCCACAGTCTTACAATAGATACGTCTGACCCCTGAACTAATTATCCCACGAGCACAATCACTACACGGTATACCACAGGTCAAATACATTGTTGTATCTCTTAGACTGACACCGATACGTGCTGCGTTATATAAAGCGTTACGTTCCGCATGTTCAAACCAAAAATACTTCTCTGGTCTTACCTGACGTTCTTCCACATCATCGTTGATACCACGAGGAAAGGAGTTATACCCAGTGGTGATAATCTCGTGGTCCTTACCCACGATGACTGCACCAATTTTTGTTCTACGGTCTTTTGACTTCTCTTTGACCTGTTCGGCAATATTCAAAAAATACTTATCCCAATTCATCTTCTTCTTTTGTTTCGTACCACGAAGGATTTGGTAAACCTGAATAATGGTCCCAAGTCTCGTCTGGTAACCAGTTTACTGTTTCACCTGAGAGACGTTGTTGGTCTTCTCTATCTTTACTATTCCGTCTGCCCATTGTGATACCATTGGATTATGTGTGATAATTAATATTTTCTCGAAGTAGTCTTTAATCTTATGGAAGAATTCTGCTACCATCTCCAAGTTGTCGTTGGATATCTTTCCAAATACTTCATCGAATACCACCACGTTTGGTTTTGGTAGTGAACATACTTTTGACAGTACCGCTCTAAGTGCCAAGGACGCCATCGTTCTTTCAAACCCTGAACCTGACGACATCAACTTCTCAATCTGAGTGTTGTTGTCAATCATCCAAAATTCAACCTCATCTTTCTCTGAGATACGAACCTCCAACTTAAACTCTGCCGAGTCCATAAGTAGTCGTTGTAGTTCTGAGTTGATGACTGGCATCATACTTCTCATAATCATCTTTGAGATACCCTTCTTACCGAAGAGTTCCAAATAGATTTTGTAGATTTTTAGTTTTGCTTCTTCCTCTTTGATTTTCTCAATAAGGTCTTTGAAATCAACAATCTTCTCTTCGTATTTTTTGATGTTGGCTTGAGATGTGGTAATCTCGTAGTTGACTCCTTCTTTTTCTCTTTGAAGGTCGTCCAATCTCATATCAGCACGAAGGATGGTCTCATCAATCTTTTTGTTCTCCTCAAACTTCTCTTTGTCTTTGTTGAAACGGTCCAACTTATCTTGAGCTTGGTCTTTCTTCAACTTCAACGATTCCAATTGAATCTCAAACTTCTCTTTGATGAGCTTGTTTCTTTCATAAAGGTCAAAAGCTTTCTTAAGGTCCACAAACGATTGTTCTTCCTTTGTCAACTTCTCAACTTCTTTCACACTTTTCTTAACCTTCTTTTCAAGGTCTTTTGACTCTTCTTTCTTTTTGTCGGCATAGTCTGACTTGGCCAGTTCTATACCACAATACTGACAGGAGAAACCTCCTTCAAAATCCTTTAGTTCATCGGTGATGTCCGAGATTTTGGATTCCATGGTTCCCAACTTAACTTTCTCTTCTGATAATAAGTCCTTCACGTTATCGTGCTGGTCCTCATGGTAATATTCAGAAGGTTCAACAACCTTAACCTGTTTCAAGTCAGACTCAACACCATTGATTCCTTGATGTTATCTTCTTGACCTTTGATAAGTTCATTGTGCTCTTCAATGTAACCCTTCAAAGATTCGATATCATAAAGGTTTGAGGTCATGCTCTTTTGAAACTTTGAGGACATTTCCTTTGCGGTATCTTCCTTAAGTTTCAATGCGTCCAATCCCAAGAACCTTGAAAGGACTTGTCCTCTCGCTGTTGGTTTGGCATCAATCAACTCTTCCAAGTTGGTTGCCGTTGTTAAGATGGTCATCAAAAAGTCATCCATTGTTCCAATGGACTTCTTAATGAAATCCTCCGTTTCTCTTCTCTGTTCACCAGTAAAGTTCAATAAGCTTCCGTCGGCAAGTTTCTTGAAGAACTCCAAAGATGTGCTAACGGTATAGTCAACTTTGTTTCTCTTCAACTTTCTGGTCACCTCTCTGACGATGATATACTCCTCACCGTCAATAAGAACTTCACCCTTTACTGTGACCTTATCCTTGTTTCTAAATCTATTAAAGATTTCTTCTGCTTTACTCGTCTTAGTAGTTTGGTTGAAGAAAAGGAAAAGAAGGAGGTCTACTGTCAAAACGGTCTTTCCTCCAAAATTGGGGGGATTGGATTCGACCGTTGAGATTCCTTTGATTTTATCAAAGTTCAAAATTTGTCCATCACCAAAAGATAAGAAGTTTGAAAACTCAATCTTCTTAATATACCACTTCTTAAATGGGGTGACCTCTGCCTTCTCAGACGCAATAGCGTTCTCAACAGCATCATCCAAATTAAGAATGTCGTCGGCATATTCCTTCAACTTATTGTTGTCCAAATACTTAACGATGAGTTCCTTTTGGTAGTTCTCATCCAAAATGTTCACAGACACATCAATGGACTGTAAATCACCTTCATCAGTTTTGACTTTGGTAACCACATTCACATTGGTCGATGAATACTTCTTCTGAAAGTACGTCCTTACCCTTTTGATTCTTTCTTGTGTGAAGTTTTCGGGGGTGTCTTCCCACACTACTTGAATGTAAGGGTTGGTCAACTCATCAGTTTTTAATTTGTGAGACATAAAGTTGTAGTTTAGTTCTTTCGGTGGATTGAACAAATCCATTTTATAGTTTGATATCCAAAGGTGTGTTTTCGTCTGCGTTTGGTAACTCTACGTCACCCATACTAATTTGAGGACCTGTTTGTTGTGTTTCCTCTTGCTCACCTCTTAATTGCTCCAACTGAGCAGTCATCTGCTCTTGCCATAGTTTTTGCATTTGGTTCATTTCACCTTTTAGACGAGCATTTCTCGCCTGAACTCTTTTACGGTGTGCCTTGGCTCCACCTCTTTTTTTTGTTCTACCCATTGTTTTTTTTGTTTTCTAAGTAATCTATTATAAAACCGATAGCCACAAGTATATGCATTCCAAATGACATAATCAACTCGTGGATATCATCATATACGTTCAAACTCAAATGAACGTGACCCACAACCCAAAATGGTATTGCAAGGTTTTGACTAATCCATACCGTAGTATATTTTAAGAAATGTTTCATCTTATTTCTCGAAATGTTCAACAATCGTGTTGATGGCCCATACACCACCTGATGCCAACATCCCATCGAAGAATATTGCCGGTACTGTTGGTATTCCCATCTCGATACCCCAAATGGAGTAGATAAATGCACCCATGAAAAATCCTACCCATGTTGAACAACACATCATACAGGAAATGATTCCGTGAATGAAATTGAACAACGGTCCGAGGACTGGAATACGTGAGTTACCCAATTTTTCAATGGACAAACGTGTTGATTGGAATATGGAACCATACACAATAATCTGTGTCATTCCGTAAGCGGCGATTAACCATAATAATAATATCATCATAATTCTTTATTTAAGTTTGTTGATGCCAAATATGTGGCAGTTTGTTTTTTGAATTCCTTATCCAATTCTAACATAATTTCTTCATATTGTGAAATGGATTTATCTTTTTCTCTAATTTCTTCTTTTAACTTCTGAATGGTGTTTTGTAATCCTTTGAGTTTTTCAGGGTCAGCATTTCCTTTGACTTCCTTAATAACCTCAACCTCTTTGATTACCTCCACTGGTACTTCTTTGATAATTTCGACCTCTTTGGTGACCTCGATTTCCTTAACAACCTCTTTAGGTTTCTCCTCCAAAAGAACTTCCAACTCAGATAGTTGCCTCTCCAATTTTTTCTTTTCAGCATTTGCATTCTTCAGTTTTGTACTATATGTTTTGTTTGACCTCTCCAACTTGGTAAGTTTCCCTCCGAGTTCCTTTACCTGCTCATCATCGGTGATATAAACCTCTTTGGTGACCACCTTCTCAACTGGTTTCTCCACCTCGACAATCTTCTCTACTTCTTTGATTACCTCTACAGGTTTTTCAACCTCAACGATTACCTCTTTCTCAATAACCTTTTCAACAATCTTTTCAACGGGGACCTCCTTGGTGATGACCCTCTCGACCTCTTTAATGACTTCTACGGGGACTTCTTTCTCCACAACCTTCTCCACCACCTTTTCAACTGGAACCTCAACACGGACCTCCTTAATCACCTCTTTCTCGATGACCTTCACCCCATCAGCATTTAATAATCCATATTTTTCAATCTGATACCCTTGAGCGAAGCATTCTTTGATGAACTCATTGATGTCGAGTTCATTCAACTTACAGAACACTTTAAGGTCCTTAAGTTCTGAAGATGAAAAGTTAATAGTTGGTGAGTTGTTCTGTGCCATGTTCTAAGTCTTCAATGTCGGTGATTTTGAAACTCAAGAATGGTCTTGGGTTTGATAAATCCACAAAGGAATATTTGTCCTTCTCTATATTATAAATACCGAAACCATGCTTGGTCACACTCTCCCCAAAGTTTTGTTGAATGGTGGAACCCACCATATAGGCTTTCTTATCATCAGGGATATTAATCACCTGACGTTTGTGGATATCACCACATAATACCACATCCAATCCTCTGAAGTTCTCCAACTCATACGCATGGTCACCAAAATCAAAACCAGTGTCAGTTGTCAATCCCTGAATAGGGTCATGAAATAACCCAATCTTAAATCCTTCAGCCTCACTAATATCAGGTTTGATATTCCCCTGAAACTGTGAATATACACACCAACTGACATTCTCATCTTCATAAACTCCTCTGTCTCTGTAATATACAATCTCAGGGTTCTTTAATGAATCAATGATAGGTGTCAACGCATCCAAACGATTAAGGTTATTGTTAAGGAAGTCGTGATTACCAGGGATAAGGACCGTCTTTGCAATTTTGGTACACTCTGTCAATGTCCATGCAACAATCTCAATAAGTTCAGGCGTCATCTGATTCTTACTATGAACCAAATCACCAGTGAACACAATACGGTCAGGACCAATCTCCTTAAACTTCTCCAACATATCTGTTAGAATCTGTCTATATAAGTCGTGGTCCTTGAATAATCTTAAATGTAAATCTGAAAAGTGTACTAAGGTATTAATCATCGGATTGATTTGAATTTACCGTGAATATAATAGTTGAATTGTTCCCATTTATTGAGTTCGGAACCCCATAACTTTCGGTCACTCATATCGATACACCAATCATCCCATTTTTCAAATAGGTAAAGGATATCAATTGTAAGTTCACCAGAATGTGTGACCGTTGGGAATGACCACGTGATTTCAAATAGTGAACCCTCCCAATGAATACCATTATGAATATTCAAGAATTGGAAACCAAACTTATCATGGTCACCACCCAAATACACATTGAATAATCCTATCTTAAGATTCCATCGGTGGGTCTTCCACGCTATCTTCTGAAGTAGTTTTCTTATTTTCATTTTCTTCTGTTTTACTATTCCACATTTCGTCCCAAAAGTAGAACGTTTCTTTCTTATTGTTAAAATCACTCATCTCCGAGAATATCAAATTCTTCGTTCATGTGTCCACACTTTGCACACACATAAGTTTCCATAGGTACCAGTTGGTCCTCAGGAGACCCAGTTAACAATTTACTAATTTTTTTTATAATTGTCACCTTTTCAAAGAAAATATTTTCACATTCCTCACATTTCACATTCGGCGAGTCCATTACGTTCACCTGAATCTTCTTTCCTCCACTTAAATCCATTTTTAATTGGCAATTATCTTTTTAATTGGCAGAACGATACAATGATGTACCTCTGACCTGTTAATACGGGTAAACCCCCGTGGCGGTGTGTTATCTGACCAGGGTGAATGGATATATTCCCCTTCAACCCTTTTAATGATGTCTGTTGATTTGGGAAGTAGGTACCTCCACCAGTAAAGTCCTCAGTATTTAATGTTACCACAACAGTAATCTGACTCATATCGTGGTGTAACCCCAAATGGTATTGAGCATAAGGATGATAACGAGCAATAAAGTTTTCCGAATGTAGATTTAACCAATCAGGTTCTTCTAATTTATAAAGATATGTCGCCATCGGCCAAACATATTCTTTCAATACCGCTTCATAGGTTTCGTGTAAACCCAAAGTCTCCATCACCATATCTGTCGTTGGATAACTCTCATGTCGGTCCACAGTCCAACAATTACATGCCTCAGCTTCTTGAATGATATAGTCACAAAATAAATCAGTGAAACAAGGAATGGTATATATATTCGGCAATTCCTCTTGAGCATATAGGTCCCATTTGAAACTCGTAACCTCAGGACGTAAAAACTTTTCCCTCCAACCTTCAGGGTCGCTAAAATAGGTATATAATTCTGGATGTACTCTACTCTCTCCCATATTCTTCTCCCGATTCTCTAGCTAGTTTAACACCATACCCGATTAACACCCCACCAATAAATGATGTCCATAACCACGGGTACGAAGTCATGAATATCCCCAACATGGTGAAGATGATTGCGTGTCCGTATTTACTTACCTTTATCTTCATTGCTATAATTAATCATATATTTTACCTCACCCTTTTGAACCATCTTAACACCATATCTATGGGTAATCTGTCCTGGGAAGATGTACATATGTCCTTGTTTTGGCTTGATTGAGCATTTATACTTTTCAAAGTAAATTTCACCACCATTATCTTCGTTTTTATCAAACTTAATCAACTTGGTAATATTAACAAAATCATGGTGTAAACGTATGTCATCCCCTTCTTCCAAAGTGATTAACTCACTATCAACATCCATTTGCCTGAATCCTCTACCCGCAACACCCCAATAATGGTTCATCATCTCGAACCCATACTCTTCGATAACATCATAATAGTCTTGATAAAAAGGGTGACCATTAAATGTATAGGTTTTAAGTCTTGACCCCCACTTATTACTAACCATAAGTTCTTCATCTTTGGTATTCTCCAAAAATTTATCACAAAACTCTTGTGTGAAAAAAGGAATTTCTAAAACATCTGTACAGGGATTGGTAATCATAAGGTCCCATTCCTTGGATATTGCCTCTTTTCTCATACAGAGTTTTTTCCATCCATTTACATCCGAAAAATCAAAAATCTCAGGGTATTTCATAACAGATTAAAAATAATACATTCTTATTATTTATCAAGATATTCACTCATATCCATTTCCATAACTCTTTCAATCACAGACTTTGGAACTCTAAACTCTCTATAATCAGATTCTTTGGTAACCAACACCACTATACATCCCATCAACTTAAGGTCTTCATATTTGGTTCCCTCTAACATCTTCATTAAAAGTTTACCGTAGAAAGGTAACTGTAAGTAATAGTGACCCAGCGAGTTATCAGGCAAATCTTGGAATGGTTCCTTCATTGGTGTGGTCCACTTATTTGTTTCAAAGTTTTTAGGTTTATTGGTCTTCCAATCCGTGATTACCATACCGAAACCCGTCTTTTCTTTATTCATCACCAACCAAACCTTATCAGGTTGACCAGTGTAGCCTAAATCAGGATGTCCCAACACCATCTCCGTATCTAATAATACCGCATCTCTCTCTTCCATTAACCTGATAAACTTTTCACCAGCGTTAATCATTGAGTTAGACTTCATCTCTTGTTCCAAATCGACCTCAAAGATTGGTTCACGAACATCTTTGTAGTCACCATTTTGTTCAATGATTTTCTTTTCCAAAATATAGTGAACACGTGACCCCATGTTGGTTGCATAGCTACCAGCAGCAGACCACTCGTCCAACAGACGTTGCATCTCCACTCGGTCTCCCTTCGCCTTCTTATAAGCAATTTCCTCAGCAGGAAACGGTTCATAAAACAACTTCAACAACTTTGATACTGACGGCCAGTCTTTACGAGTCTCACCTTTGTGGTCCCTCATAAAGTAGGTGTGGGTATCTTCAATAAAGCTGAGGTTTAATTCTTTTTTTCTCTCTTCTACTATTTCTCTGATTTCCTCAGCAATCTTCTTTAATTCCATATTCTATTTCTCTAATGTGACGTAAGCATCTTCAGGTATCTGACCTCGTAAGTCACCCAAATCTTTATCATCAGGTAACCTTACAATATCTATTCGACCATATAACTTTCCACCACTTAATTTATAATATATTTTCTTCGCATCTTCCCATGCGTCACCATCCAAACAAATGATGATTCTTCCTTTTGCATTATCATATAAAGTCTCCCACAACATATCAGATAAAAACTTACCCAACAACGGAATGGAATTCGGCACGAAGAATCCATCAAAGACCCCTTCAACCAAATAAATGTCCTCCTCCCAATTGATACGACTTTCATTAAAGATAAGCAATTCTTTTGGAGCAACAGGGTTTTTATACTTAAATTTTGAGTATTTATCCCAACTCCTTGAAACGAAGTAGTTTAACTCACCGTCTTTATCATAAGATGGGACGATAATACGACCCGAATACTCACCCTCTAACGCGAAACCAATGTCATACTTCTCAATCATCTCATCAGTAATACCACGTCTCTTAAGATAATTGTATGCTTGAGCTCGAGGGGGGTACCTTTCATTAATATCTTTGAACTGTCTATATTCTTTGGGGATTCTTAGTTTTTGATATTCCTTTTCTCTCTTCTCGAAATCATCAGGACGAACTAAGTTATAAAACTCCTTATCTTTCTTATTACCATATTGGTCAATAAGACGACCCAAGTGACCGTGAGTACCATGAGTTTCAGCACATGCCCAACATTTATAAACGTGTTGACCATAGTTGATTTCGAGGTTTCCCTTTCCATCACCATGGTCCAACCCTTTAATGTCGTGAGAACATACAGGGCAGTCAAAAGATATCTGTCCAGTGACCTCGTTGTGTTTACGAGGGTCACCGAAGATACCTTCAACTAAATCTAAAACTAATGATTCATCTCTCTCCATCAGACAAAAGATAAGAATTTATTGGAGAGTAGTCAAACTAAAAGTTATAACCTAAGTTCTCTATTGTTTTTTTAGACTTTTCGAAAACCAACTCGATAGACCTATCGTTGGTGTACATATCCCTGTAATTGTCAGGCTTTACGTAATTAAAATAATTTTTCCTGCTGTTCGTTTTATTATGATGTACCAATTCAACATTCCCAAAACCATTAATTTCACAGAGGTAATCCCAATCCTTCTCTCTTTCTTCAAGTCTTAACCACTTATCAACCATAAAGTTATCATCATTAAATGTCATAACATCCTGAGGGTCATAATCATGGTCAAGATAAAACTCAAAATTATCATACATTTCTATAGAATTAGTTTTACGAGTTTTCGCAATACGTTTAGTATCTATAAAATGAAAATACCTACTCACCGCATGTGACCATGGATTTCTAACCGTAGACATCTTAAACCAATTTTCTTTAACTTCATTGAAAAGTTGTTCATTTTGGTTCTTCAACATAGTATAAGTCACGTGGGAACCATATTTCGACAACCATCTTGAGCCGACAGGACTATGTTTACCTAAGCAATAGTATAGGGACTCTCCACCTGTTTTCGGCACGTGTTGAATCAATGATTTATATTTTTCATTAAAAAACATATCACCAAAGACCTTGTTGTCTCATATAACCCTGAACACAGGTATAAGCATCCGCTTGGTCGAAACATTCTTTCTTCAAAGTGTTGTTTCTTGTATACAACCAAACAATCTGTGGTTCAGCCTCTGAAACCTTTTCCCATACAAGTAATTTCTTATCAATATCTTTTGGAAGACCACCGAAAAGAACTTTTTTACCCTTACCGTTATCTTGTACCAATTCAGGCCAAGCAAACTTTCTTGAATTATAGGTTGAAATGTAATTAGGGATAATTCCCAATATATCATAGATGGATTTGGTAATCATTGAGTTATATCTCAACAGTGTCCCCACCGTCCACACGTTATTGGAATTCAATAATGGTTCCTCAATAATAACTTTGGTAATACCAATTTCTTTATACTCTTGTAGTTTTTCCTCGAACGCATCAACCTTTGCCAACAACTCCTCAATCTTATCTTCGGGTTTTGGTTTGATAACAGGTGAAACGTGAGTTAATTCCAACAACTTTTGTGTTTGGATGTCAAAAAGTGACCATCCAATTGTTTTGGTAGAAATGTCTAACCCCAATACTTTTGGAGTATTCTTCAAATTATTTCTCATATTTTTTAGAAATCGAACTTTATCGTGTACTGTTGTACCCCTACTCTCTTTTCAGGGGATTGTACCTTAGATATAATCATAAGGTCTTTGTCCGAATTATAAAGTCCAACTTCAGTAACGTAAGGAGCGTTACCCGTCCATGTAGGATTTGAACTATCCAAGAATTGTGTCTGACCTAAGTTGACTTGATAGTTCATTACATAAATTGTGGCTGCAATATCGGACTTCAATGTTCCGTAGAAGAAAAATTCATCACCGAAGTTAAGTTGGGAGTCTCCCGTCTGTGGAATATCAATATAGTTTTCTAAGACATATGAAGAACCTCCATCAAAATTTTCTTTGGTGATTTGAAATGTTTTGGATGCCATATTAGATTCAGAGATGTATGAACCTGAAGTTATACCTGAAATTTGTGATGTCATATCTATTTCAATCCATTCATCAGCTTCTGGTCTTTCACCAGTCGTAGTCTTCTGAACCAACAATACCAATTTGTTTGCACTGAAACCTGATGGATTTCCTGATGGTGAATCATCTAAGAATGGGAACTCCGCACCAAAACTCACTGTCACATTTTTACTCGTTCCGTCACCACAACCCGCATCTTCACCAGTGATAGTGGTATAATAGTTACAGTGTAATGAATCTGTAAACGCGTCATTGTTGAATCTATAAGTTACCCATAAAGTTTCATTGGACCCAGTCAATACTCCTTGAAACCCTGTAGTCACAGAGTCAGAATTTATTGGTGATATATACCCCAACTTAGGTGCTGGCAAAGTCCAATTTCTGTTCGATTTGTAGTTCAAAGCCGCCACCAACTCTTCGTCGTCAATCACAACAATTTTTAAGTCAGGGAATACTTTTCCTACTCTATTCGGGTAACCATTGATATCTGAATTAGTATCCCATAAATGGTAATATCTAATACCTGGCTCGTTCATATTAGAATTTGGTGTCGACTCAATATAGTGAGGGGTGAATAAAGACAACGTATCGTAACCCGCAGGGTCAGTATAGAACGTTTCACCCATAGTATTTCCTGTTGACTTATGCCACATCAACCATGGAATATCCAAATTGAAATTACGTGCAGCACCTGTATCACTTGATAATGACTTCGAAGTGTCTCTATTTTTTTGTGATAACTTTTCACCATAAAAGTTATCGATAGCGTTATTTGTATAGTGAATTATTGCAATGGCTTTTTGGTCTGAAGGAGAGACCTCAACTTTCTCGCTGAATGAATTGTAGTAATATGTGGAATCAGTATCAGTCTGACCACTATCACTGTTATAACCCAAATATTCTTTTGTACCTACATAACCTTTGGAACCGAAGTTGTTAAAATCTAAATCATCAATCGTAAAACCTGCAGGTGATTCAGTCCAAGGTGTGTTCATATTCCAAATTTTCACATCTTCACCTGTTGAACAATTTGTTTCGAAATTCAACTCTTGATTCTGAATGTAAGATAAAGGAGTATTGGAATCATACATTTCCGTCATACCTGAAGGAAAGAAATATACTCGACCATCACCATTTAAAGACATCGTTGAAAAGTCAGGAAGATTTCTGTCAACTTCGACCGTCACAGTACCTGAAGTACCAGTAGTCGAGCCAGTGATTCCTTCCACCCTATATAATAAAACAGGAAAACTACCTGACCATGTGTTACAATTTGCAGTACCGTCCATCCAAATTGAGACATAGTCACCAACAGCAGTATCTGCCGAGAATGATGTACTACAGTTTGAATAAGTCGCTTCAAAAGTTTTACCTGAGTTCAAAGTAGATAAATCAACAACCCAATTCGACGATTTCACATAAGTCGATGATGATTGATGATAAAACGAACCAGTGGTACCTGTAAAGAATCCTCTTGGTGACGCACTATTAAAAATTTCATCTACTTCAGGCTTTGAGAAAGGAATACCAAAATATGATGTCTTATTGGAATCAACATACAAAGGATATTTGATATTCATTTGGTTTTTCTCAGGAATAGAAGTTTTATTCTGAGCATTGAAAGAAGGTGATAATACTTCTAAGGTTGATAAGTCTATATTATCTATACAATCATAACAAACTTCACTATCACCAACTTGGAAATAACTGATGTTGAAATCTCCTCGTGAGATAGCTCTACGACCTGCATCAGTAATCACTGAGTTAATCAAAGCTGAAGTATCTTTTATAATGTATCCCATATTCTTATAAATACCTTATCTAATTATTTTATGTACCTGACGGATAAGGACTTGTTGAAATACTTTGATTAGTACCACCATTACCTGTCGCTGTACCACAATTGGTACCATTTATTGTCACATTCTGCACTCCGATACTGTAATAGTTATAACCATATACAGGGCAGATATCACTCAGAGGATATGAATGTGATACTGTAAATGTATCAACACCACTAACAGAACCACCAGAAATCGTTACACTGACAGTTCTTGAGAATCCTGAGTATTTGTACCCTCCTGAAGATATTGGTGTTACAGTGTTACCTCCACAACTTCTGAAACCACCACTTACATTATTATACAATGTACCAACAGTAAATGAAGCATTTCCTGAAGAAGTGACAGTAGAACCTGATGTAAACACAGCATTTTGAGAACCAAAATAATAATTTGTGAAATTATTATTGATTTGTATATCAGCACTTATACTAACCCCACTCGGTAATGATGGAGTCACTGAGGCGGTCCAATTAACAGTCTTAGACTTGTTATATTGAGTGTTACTATTTGTACTTGTGGATGTTGTCAATTGAAGTGTATATGCCGTACTATTATTACCTGACCCTATACTAAAGTTTCTTGTAATAACATTCGGGTTTGCATCTTTGATGTAAACCGTACCATTGCCCGCAGGTAAATTCAAGAATGTTGGAGAACTTTGGTAAGTAACTCCATCTAAAGAGTACACAATAGGTCCTACACCTCCCCAAGCCTGGACGGTGACTGTACCGTTATCAGCATTTACACATGTTTCGTCAGTCGTAGTAACAGTAGCGTTCAATCCTTGAGTTACACAAGTACCTGTTACCATAGTCCAAGTGTTACTTGTACCCAATTCTGTCCATGTTCCAGTCGGAATGGTTATATTACTATTGAATACTAAATTAGCGCTTGTATAACCACTTAGTACCCATCTTGTTCTTCCACTATCGTACACAACGTCATATGTTGTACCACTCCAAGATGGACGACCATTGATAACACCTTGGTAATCAAATTCATATTGAGTGTATGGTGATTGGTTTTTGGTCAAACACATATTCGATGGATATGTTGGTGCAGATGATGGTGTCGGTGTTGGTGTTGATGACGGAGTGATTGCTGGCGGTGGTCCTTCAACAACACAAGTTGCCGTTTGAATGAAATCACCATAATTGTCCGTGACCGTGGCAGTATATGTTCCCGGTACGATATTAGATAAAGTCGTTTCTCCAACATCACCTGTGGACCATTCAATACTATAAGGAGGAGTTCCACCAGTGATGAACAACTGCATAGAACCGTCATTACCAACTGCAGACGCATCGTTAGTCTCACAATCAACACCCAATGGGTAGACTGTAAAGATGTTGCAATTATTATTTGTTACTGTATCACTCATATTAACAACCTGACCCAACTTGACATTCTAAAAATAGTACACCATTAGGTCCTACACTATAAATAGTAGAACCATCAGATATGAAAGTACCGTTTGCAACATATGTTGTCAAAGCACTATTATTATATACCACAACACCATTTGCAAGTGCATTTACAGAAGAATTAGTATAAACTACAGTCAATGGACCGAACAAAGTACATAGAGGACAATTAATACTTATAGACCTTTGCACATTCCATTGCGTAAACTGAGGAGCTAGAGTTGATTGTGTCAAACAGAATTCACCACTCCACGTATTATTTGTATTATCCGTGAAAAATTTAGATGAGTTCACTTGAGTTGTTGCACTTGTACACTCGGCTTCAAAGTAATAGAAAGTTTTTCCGTTGGTTGTCGTAACAGTACTGTTTGTGGTTGCACTAAAGACAAAACCTTGACCTGTCAACCATTGATTCTGTGGGTCTCGAGCCTCGAATGTTAGTACTTGGTTTGCAGATAGGGAAGGTACACCCCATGTAACTGTATTATTCAAGTCATTTGCACACATTTTGACAGCATAAACATCACCAACGTTTATAGTACTATCAACAGTCGTTGAGTTCAGACTATTATTTGTAAATGACTTAGCAAAAGTGATATTACCGTTTACAGTAAATGAAGATGAACCTCCAGTGTTCTGATATTCAGTATATGACGCAATCACTGGACTATAGAAATTAAAATTCTCAATTTTTGTTTTGTAATCATTGAGATTTGTGACACCATTATTTAACCATGATGGATGAGTCGCAGGACCGGGACTAAACACAGTTAAACTACATGTGATAGGTAAAGGTGTTGGCGTGGCAGCATTTAAATTACTATTACATATAGTACAATCATCAAACACTGTCGGACTTCCAAAAATATTAGTCGTGGAATTAGAGTAAATAAAACCTTGAGGCGGTACATACGGTTGATTGAATAAACCCACATATACATAACATACTCCTTGATATTGGAATGTTTTACCCACTGAAACATTTGGTACTGGTACATCTTGACTGATAATAATCGCAATTTCGGTTGTACATGCACTATAAACATGTGTCTGTGAAGGTACACCACCACTTGTAGACGGTGTGATTGAAGCAGTGACACTTGGAGTTAAGGTAGGTGTCGGTGTTTGTGTCTGAGTATTTGTCGGCGTTTGGGTTGGCGTATGTGTCGGAGTAGGTGTCTGAGATTGAGTAGGTGTTGGTGTTGGTGAAAGACAAACACAACCTGTGTCTGCATAAAAACTTCCACTTGAATCAGGTGTCAAAATTTGTACTCTGACCGCACAAACATTGACGGCCGTATACTCATTTACAAATAAACTGTAGGTAATACCATCACAATCTTCAATCTCAAAATGTGTACCCCTTGTATAACCTCCATACAATTCAAAATTTGTACAACACGGTGTAGTAGAACTTGGTGTAGGTGTATGTGTTGGTGTGACCTCAGGTGTATCTGAAATTGTTGGCGTTGGTGTTTGACTAACACCTGGTGTATCCGATACAGAAACAGTTGGAGTATTAGTTGGTGTAACACTTGAAGTCATTGACTGAGTCAAAGTTGGCGTATTAGATGGTGTCACCGTATTGGTTGGTGTATTAGATGCGGTAACAGATGGTGTGATACTTTGTGTAACTGTAGGAGTATGTGTTGGTGTGGGTGTCACAGTTTGTGTTCTCGTCAAAGTAGGTGTTGGTGAAGGTGTTTTAGTAGGTCTCGGTGTACCAGTCTGAGAAACACCAGGAGTTGGAGATAACGAAGCCGTAGGTGTGACATACGCAGTGACAGAAGGTGTAGGAGTATTCGTCGGCGTTACTGAAGGAGTGGCCGTTTGACTTGGAGTTGGCGAAGGAGTAATCTGAATATCACTATTACAAATAGTACATGTGGAGTGTGTATCATTGATACTATCAATATAAGAATCTGGAGAACCTGAAACATCACTATCATATCTCAAACATAATAATTGTTGTCCGTCAGCATTTGTGATATATGCGGAAAACACATCACCAATTTCTATAAGAGTTGAATTGTAAACTAACTCATCGGCCACATAAAATGTGTTATTAGTTGCACATTGTACAAGTTTTTTAACTGTATCACAATCTGTTGCCTCACGAAATATATTGAACCTTTTACTACCTGTTACCATCCTAATCTATCGTTCCTGCTTGCCAGTATTCATCTCCCGACAAATCTAAATTTATGTCATCACTTAGACCATTCACTATATGTAATTGAGTAGACCCTGTATCTGAAAAGTAAACAGAATTACCCGTCCATGCTGAAATAGATAGTTGTTCAGCAACTTTATCAATTCGATTTGCCAAACCTCGTACTGGTCTCCATACATAAGTATTTTCTGTGATGTACACTTTTATACTCTGACTTGCGAAAACTAATCCGACAATCTTTCTTGTACCTTCAATATCGGCCACTAATGCTGAGCCAGAATCCCCACCGTTTATAGGATAATAACACCAATAGTCCTCAGTGGTTGTTAATGCACTGGCACCAAATCTTATACAATCAGAGAAATAAATAACCTCCTCTACACCTTGATTATTATATTTGATAGTTATCGAATGTGAAGTTGAATCAACAAATAGTTTACTATCACCTTCACCTTTTGGACCTGTAGTACGACCAGTACTGAATAAGTTGTTTCGATTGGTTAATAAACTGTCAATTTCTGATGTCGAAGCAAATTCCAAAGTGTCTAACCAATCATTCATCCCGTATTGTTTATACGAAACAGAATAATCAATATCAGATTCATTGATTGTTGTCAATGCAGCATCAACAGTATTATATTCAGGAGTACCACTCAACGGTACATACCTTTTAACTAAACCAATCGAATTTTGTAGTCCTCTATTACTACCATCGTTAGGTTGAGTAACAAAATTATTACTTATACTTGTATGTGTTTTATCAGGGTTTCTCTCCGATGCTAAAAAAGCGTTTTTAACTAAAACATGGTTATTACTTACACCAACCAATGAATTAGTATCAGTATCCACTGCTAAAAAACCTAAAGTACCCACATAATTACCTAAATTAGTATAGTTGGTTACTGAAATACCTCCTTGAAGTGGTCTGAATTTATCTCGATTACCAGGCGCCACCGAATCCCATGAGTAAAAATTGGATGGACACCATTGAGCATTTTCAAGACTGGCGAATTCATATTTACCTTCTTCAACATCAGTGGGTAATAATTCCTCACCGACTTGTATTTCAGAAGGTAAAACCTCATCTTCAGGTATTTCATCGAGAGGTTTTTTCTTGATGACCGTAAAAACAATAGCATCTTCATTGGTGAGTTTACCACCAACTGTTTTTTTACCATAACCAACACCTACTACATCCTCGGGTGTTATACTATGGTAGTGTTTAGTTATTTTGTTAATTATACTTTGGTCCATCATATGTTATAAATATTAACCATTAGGTTTATATTTGCCATGTAGACACTTGTTATTTTTTTATTTCATTTACCCACCACATGGGTGCTCTGCAGGTGATGTACACTCACTACAGTCGACATATACCTCACTAGGTCCACCTGTCCACAGATTACCATTATTACCAATAAACTGACCGTTAATAACACCCAGTTTGGTCTCCGTACCAGTTGATGAGGTATAGAAACTGACACATTGGTCACTTATACCTGTTTGATTTTGTAAATATAATGTAGTTCTACCAGCAGTAATTGCTTGATTAATCTCACTTTGAAGTGTTGTAGTCACACTCAATGAATATGGAGTAGCTTCACCAGTTTCACAACACCCTGAGAAATATATGTCAACATAATTTGGTGTTTGTGTAATTGACGGAGTAACCGTATTTGTAGGTGTGACCGATGGAGTCACTGAGGCCGTCACAGTTTGAGTTGGTGTATTAGTAACAGTTTGAGTTGGTGTATTAGTTTGTGTTTGGGTCGGTGTATTAGTTTGTGTTTGGGTCGGTGTATTAGTTTGTGTTTGGGTTGGAGTAGAAGTGACTGTTTGTGTAGGTGTCTTAGTTTGTGTCATAGTATTTGTCGGAGTATTAGTTACAGTCTGTGTAATAGTTGGCGTCACAGATAACGTAGGCGTCACTGTCGGTGTTGGTGTTTGACTCTGTGTAGGTGTTGGGGTAGGTGAAAGACAGTAACCTAAATTATTTATAGCATCTTCAATCAGGTCCGCGTAGTACTGTGAACTACCTTGTCTTAATACATTGTAAGTATTATGTATTTCTGTTTTATCTGAAAGTCCATATATACCAGCATAATTTCCGAGACCCTCTTCAACCGCAATCAATAAGTTTTGGAAATTGATATGACTTTGATTTGTTCCAGAGACTTGGAAATACTCACCTCTTATATCATAACTATTACTATCGATACGAGACCTTAGTCTCACAATATCGGAATCGAATGTAGACGTTCTGGTTGTAAAAATACCCCAATTACCATCTCCAGTATAATCAGTTTGGGCTTCATCTTGGAATACCATATTTAGACGCTTATCAACGGTAGGGTCATCGAAACTTAAACTCGATAAAAAGAAATAACCACGTTCATCAGATTTTTTGAATTTAACACGTTTGTCGTATAAGTCTTCGTCATTATTATAGAACGGTAATAAAACAGGTTTAAGAAGTGTATTCACAGCAACAGATAAAGGTGGAATAGTTACATCCATAGAACCCGATGAATCATAGTAAATATTAATTTCTGTCCCATCATCTATTGGGATACATGCCGGTGTTTCTGTAAGTGTAGGACTAATCGAAGGCGTAGGTGTTAGTGTTGCATTAGGTATGAAAATAAATTCTGTAAATACCTCCCCTTCTGTAGGTGTGACTGTAGGTGTAACTGTCGGAGTTGATGTATATGTTGGACTCACAGAGATTGATGGTGTATTAGTTGGACTATTTGATATTGTAGGTGTGTTAGTTGGACTTACCGATATAGTTGGCGTGTTTGTAGGACTCACTGAAATCGTAGGGGTATTTGTTGGTGTAGGTGTAGGACTCACATCAGGATTACTACAACAGTTGTTACATATTGTTGTCAATGTGTATGCGGATGATGGGTATTGTGGTGGGAATACTACAGTACCTTGTTGAGCACATATTCTCACAGTTTGAGGTACTCTATAAATAAATCCATGAGATTGTCTCACTGTCCCACATAATGTTTCATCACACTCATCGTACCAATATTCAAATAGACCTTCATTACCTAACTTAGTAACAGTTATTTCATAAACACTACAATCATACAATACCCCTGATGGTGATGGAGTCACTGTATGTGTCGGAGTAACTGTTGGTGTCGAAGTTACTGTTGGGGTTTGAGTCGATGATGGTGTATAAGTTTGAGTTGGGGTTTGTGAACTACCAGGTGTTTGTGATACTGTGACTGTAGGTGTTAAAGTAGGTGACTGAGTCACAGTAACCGTTGGTGTTTGGGTTGACGCAGGGCTTGAAGTTATTGTCGGAGTCTGTGTTACTGTCGGAGTATTCGATGGTGTTGGAGTATTAGACGACGTTACAGTCACCGTTTGTGTTGGAGTGATTGTGGATGTCGGAGTAGATGTAGGAGTCCCACCAGGTGTCTCTGATGGTGTTACAGTCTGTGTTATGGTGGCTGTTGGTGTAAATGTTGGAGTGATACTTGATGTAATTGACGGAGTTACCGTTAAAGTAGGTGTTACCGATGCTGTTGTTGATGGTGTCAATGTCGGGGTAATAGACGGTGTTGCCGATGCGGTTGGAGTAAATGTTGAGGTTTGTGTTGGCGTATTTGTCTGTGTAACACCAGGAGTTTCAGAAGGAGTTACCGTCAATGTTGGTGTTTGTGTTGGGGTTTCACTGGCAGTAACCGTTGGAGTTACAGAACCTGTAGGTGTATTAGTATTTGTAACCGTTGGTGTTACCGAAGCAGTCGTAGATGGTGTTGGTGTAATCGAAGCTGTTGGAGTAACAGACGATGTTGGAGTTACCGTTTGTGTTGGAGTATTAGATGGTGTTACCGTGACCGTTTGAGTAGGTGTATTAGTAGGTGTTGAACCTGGCGTTTCAGATGGAGTCACCGTTTGTGTCTGAGTAACCGTCGGAGTAATACTTGCCGTTAATGTTGGAGTTACTGATGCTGTTGGTGTATTCGTATTTGTAACCGTTGGAGTAACTGATGAAGTCACTGATGGTGTAGGTGTTACAGACGCTGTTTGAGTAACAGTAGATGTCGGAGTAACAGAAGATGTAGGGGTTACTGTTGACGTTTGAGTTACAGTCTGAGTTGGTGTAGATGTTGGAGTTACTCCTGGTGTTTCTGATGGTGTTACCGTTTGTGTTTGAGTAACTGTTGGAGTCACACTCGAAGTCAATGTTGGAGTTACTGACGCAGTTGGAGTAATCGAAGCAGTCACTGTAGATGTAACTGACGGTGTTGGTGTATTTGACGTTGTTGGTGTTATTGTAGCAGTTGGAGTAACCGTTGAAGTCTGTGTTACCGTTTGTGTTGGGGTATTAGTCGGGGTCACCCCTGGTGTTTCAGAAGGAGTTACCGTCAATGTTGGTGTTTGTGTTGGGGTTTCACTGGCAGTCACTGTAGGTGTTACAGATGCCGTTGGTGTGATAGTAGATGTAATTGTCGCTGTTACTGATGGTGTCGGCGTATTTGATGTTGTTGGAGTAACAGACGCAGTAGGAGTAACTGATGATGTAGGTGTTACTGAAGCGGTTTGTGTAACCGTCGCAGTTGGCGTAGATGTCGGTGTAACCCCTGGTGTTTCAGAAGGTGTGACCGTTTGTGTTTGTGTCACTGTCGGTGTGATAGTAGCGGTCAATGTTGGTGTAACTGATGCCGTTGGAGTAACTGTTGAAGTAATTGTTGCAGTCACTGATGGTGTCGGAGTTACAGAAGATGTTGGGGTAACCGATGCCGTCGGGGTAACAGAAGCTGTTGGTGTGACTGAACTTGTTGGAGTATTAGTCGGAGTAGAAACAGGTGTTTCAGAAGGTGTAACAGTTTGTGTTTGAGTAACAGTTGGAGTTACACTTGAAGTTACTGTCGGCGTTACTGATGCAGTTGGAGTAACACTTGCAGTGATTGTAGCAGTCACAGACGGTGTTGGAGTATTTGATGTTGTAGGAGTAACGGAGGCCGTTGGAGTTACTGACGATGTCGGAGTAACAGACGCAGTTTGTGTTACCGTTTGAGTCGGTGTAGATGTTGGAGTTACCCCTGGAGTCTCAGATGGTGTTACCGTTTGAGTCTGAGTAACCGTCGGTGTAATAGTTGCCGTTACCGTTGGTGTAATAGAAGCGGTAGGAGTAACAGATGATGTAACTGTCGCAGTAACTGATGGGGTTGGAGTATTTGACGTTGTAGGTGTAACCGATGCTGTTGGTGTAACTGATGAAGTAGGAGTATTAGAAGGTGTTACCGTAACTGTAGAAGTTGGTGTAGATGTCGGAGTAACACCTGGCGTTTCAGAAGGAGTTACAGTTTGTGTTGGCGTGAATGTTGGTGTAACTGTAGCAGTTACGGTCGGTGTAATACTTGCCGTTGGTGTTACACTCGCAGTTATAGTTGCAGTTACCGATGGTGTTACTGTTTGAGTAGGAGTTACTGATGCAGTTGGTGTAACTGATGAAGTAGGAGTTACTGAAGCCGTCACCGTTTGAGTTGGTGTGATTGATGCAGTTGGTGTCACACTAGCAGTCGGCGTTACAGATGAAGTAGGAGTATTTGTTTGTGTTACCGCAGGTGTTTCAGATGGTGTTACCGTTTGAGTCGGTGTGTTAGTTGGTGTCTCACTTGCCGTCAATGTTGGTGTAACAGACGCCGTTGGTGTTACCGATGCCGTTACAGTAGCAGTAACCGAAGGTGTCGGAGTATTTGTAGGTGTTTCAGTAGGTGTTGGAGTTACCGATGATGTAGGCGTTACACTTGCAGTTGGAGTAACCGAAGCGGTAACCGTTTGTGTTGGTGTGATAGTTGCCGTTTGAGTAACAGTTGAAGTTGGAGTATTAGTTGGCGTACTTACAGGTGTTGACGAAGCAGTAACAGTTTGTGTCGGTGTAAATGTTGGAGTCACGGTAGAAGTGACCGTTGGAGTTATAGACGCAGTAGGAGTTACCGATGCAGTAACAGTTTGAGTAACTGTTTGAGTAGGTGTGTTTGTCGGAGTTAACGATGCTGTTGGAGTAACTGAAGATGTTGGAGTAACACTTGATGTTGGAGTAACCGAAGCAGTAACCGTTTGAGTTGGAGTAATAGTTGACGTTTGAGTTACCGTTTGTGTTGGAGTGTTAGTTGGGGTAATTGATGGTGTCTCAGATGGAGTAACCGTCTGAGTAGGCGTAAATGTCGGAGTAACCGTGGCAGTTACCGTTGGAGTAATAGACGCAGTTGGTGTAACTGAAGCAGTAACAGTTTGTGTAACAGTCTGAGTTGGGGTATTTGTCGGTGTAATACTTGCAGTTGGAGTGACCGAACTTGTAGGTGTTACTGATGATGTTGGCGTAACCGAAGCCGTAACCGTTTGAGTTGGGGTAATAGTTGCAGTCGGTGTCAATGTAGACGTAGGAGTATTCGTAGGTGTCACTGCTGGTGTAGAAGAAGCTGTTACCGTTTGTGTCGGAGTAAAGGTTGGAGTCACCGTTGAAGTAACAGTTGGAGTAATAGACGCAGTAGGTGTTACCGATGCAGTAACCGTTTGAGTCACTGTTTGTGTTGGCGTATTTGTAGGTGTCAACGAGGCAGTTGGTGTAACCGAAGCAGTTGGTGTTATTGATGATGTTGGAGTAACCGAAGCAGTTACCGTTTGAGTCGGAGTTATAGTTGCAGTTTGTGTAACTGTTGATGTTGGGGTATTAGTTGGAGTAACTGCGGGGGTTGAAGAAGCAGTGACAGTTTGTGTTGGCGTAAATGTCGGAGTGACCGTGGCAGTTACCGTTGGTGTGATAGTTGCAGTTGGTGTAAATGTTGGAGTAACCGTAGCCGTAACTGTTGGTGTTATTGAGGCAGTTGGTGTTACACTAGCGGTTGGAGTAACTGAAGATGTAGGCGTTACCGAAGCTGTCACTGTTTGTGTCGGGGTAATTGTAGCAGTTGGAGTAACTGAAGATGTTGGAGTGACTGATGATGTCGGAGTATTAGTCGGAGTGACCTCAGGCGTTGAAGATGCCGTCACAGTCTGTGTAGGGGTAAATGTTGGAGTAACCGTGGCAGTTACAGTCGGTGTAATACTTGCAGTCGGTGTTACCGACGCAGTAACAGTTTGAGTGACAGAGGCAGTTGGAGTAACCGACGCAGTAGATGTCACCGTTTGTGTTGGTGTATATGTCGGAGTAACTGAAGGTGTCGGTGTTACCGACGCAGTTGGTGTTGGTGTTGGAGTCGGAGCAATGAATATAACCTCAACGGGACATGTACACGCACTCGTATTAACATCAGTAATACCCCAAGTACTAATAGTCTCACCCGGAGGTAAAATGGAATTAAAATTATATTCAATTTGATGTTCATTAACCGGCATCGTTCTCACACCTGAATATGTGAATCCTGAACTACCTGTCATGAAACCTGATATCTCATAATCACATAGTGATTCTGCAGGGTCCGTTAATGCAGCATCATTCCAAAGATTAATTCTAATCTTATCACCCTGGACAATGTAACCAGCAATATACTGTGTTGTCTGTGGACATGTTGCCGATGGAGTTACCGTCTGTGTTGGAGTAATCGATGCAGTTGGAGTAATTGATGATGTCGGCGTTACAGATGCAGTCGGGGTAACCGTTTGAGTAACTGAGGCGGTTGGTGTAACACTTGCAGTCACTGTTTGTGTCGGAGTAATTGTTGCGGTTGGCGTTACTGACGATGTTGGTGTTACAGAAGATGTTGGCGTATTAGTTGGAGTCACTGCAGGAGTTGAAGATGCAGTAACCGTTTGTGTCGGGGTAAATGTCGGAGTGACCGTGGCAGTTACCGTTGGTGTTATTGATGCAGTAGGGGTAAACGTAGGTGTTACGGTCGCAGTTACTGACGGGGTAATAGATGCCGTAGGTGTTACTGATGCAGTTGGTGTAACAGAACTTGTAGGTGTATTAGTTGGAGTAACAGTATTAGATGGTGTTACGGTATTGGTCGGAGTCACACTTGCGGTTGGTGTGACAGAAGATGTTGGAGTATTAGTTGGTGTAACTGCAGGGGTTGAAGAAGCAGTTACTGTTTGTGTCGGAGTAACCGTCGCAGTCCTTGTAGGTGTAACCGTTGGCGTTACTGATGATGTAGGTGTAAATGTCGGGGTAACAGTTGCGGTTCTTGTCGGCGTTACCGATGGAGTAACTGTTGATGTTGCAGTTACAGACGGAGTCGGAGTAACACTTGCGGTTGGTGTTACCGATGATGTCGGAGTGTTTGTAGGAGTAACACTCGAAGTTGGTGTAACTGAAGAAGTCGGCGTATTTGTTGGAGTTACAGTATTAGAAGGGGTAACCGTATTTGTTGGAGTCACACTCGCAGTTGGAGTAACCGACGATGTCGGTGTATTTGTGGGTGTTACCTGAGCAGTCTGTGTAGGTGTATGTGTTGGTGTTACAGTAGATGTCGCAGTTACCGATGGTGTTGGAGTAACAGATGAAGTTGGAGTTACAGAAGCAGTAGGAGTATTTGTAGGTGTTACCGTATTAGTTGGAGTAACCGATGCGGTTGGTGTTACTGATGATGTTGGTGTATTTGTCGGAGTAACACTTGCCGTTGGGGTGACAGTAGAAGTCGCAGTAACCGAAGGTGTTGGTGTATTTGATGAAGTCGGTGTATTAGTTGGAGTTACCGCTGCCGTTTGTGATGGTGTCACAGATGCAGTTGGAGTATATGTTGGAGTAACAGTCGCAGTCCTTGTTGGCGTAACAGTTGGAGTAACTGAAGACGTTGGTGTAAATGTTGGTGTAACCGTATTAGATGGAGTAACAGTATTCGATGGTGTAACTGATGATGTAGGAGTATTTGTAGGTGTAACCGTATTAGATGGAGTAACAGTATTCGATGGTGTAACTGATGATGTAGGAGTATTTGTAGGGGTAACAGTATTTGACGGAGTTACAGTATTTGTTGGAGTATACGAAGGTGTTACCGTATTTGTTGGGGTAACCGATGCAGTTGGCGTAACTGAACTGGTTGGTGTATTCGTAGGCGTAACAGTATTTGTTGGAGTATACGAAGGTGTTACCGTATTTGTTGGGGTAACCGATGCAGTTGGCGTAGCAGTTCTTGTCGGTGTCCTTGTAGGACTTACCGATATCGAAGGAGTAACTGAAGGAGTAACCGTCGCGGTTCTGGTCGGTGTTCTAGTAGGACTTACTGAAATAGAAGGCGTAACCGTTGCAGTTCTCGTAGGGGTCCTTGTAGGTGTTCTAGTAGGACTAACCGAAATAGAAGGCGTAACCGTTGCAGTTCTGGTCGGTGTACGTGTTGGTGTTGGTGTAGGTGATGGACATGACGGACACTCCCCATAACCACAAATACTCTCAATCCAGTTTGGTGCAGGTATAAATAAATCAGGAATACCAGTACTCGTAGATGTTATCTGATAACACGCATTATTACCAAATGGATTAATAACACCATCACCCTGAAATAATACCGTACCTGATGTTGTTGACGCAATGAAAGTATCATTAGAGTCACAACAATTAACCATTAAATACTTATCAACAGCTGGTGTTGAAGTCGGTGTCGGAGTACGAGTTGGAGTACTCGTTGGAGTTCTTGTTGGAGTTCTTGTTGGTGTACGAGTTGGTGTCGGTGGTATTGTCGTAGGTGTAGGAGTAGGTGTCGGCGTTACAGGTGTGTCACCACAACATTCTGTACATGTTTGATATGCAGTTGCACTACAAGTCTCCACAGGTTCACAATCAGGAACAATACCTTCAACAAAGTAACAACAACCATCACAGTTATCTAACTTAACAACTTGACCAGCATTTGGACATGGACTTATATTAAGGGATACAAATTGACCAGAGTATTGATAGTTACATGTTCCACAAGCTTCTGGGTCAATATCAATACAAGGGATAAGGAATGCACAACAGGTTTGATTAAGATTCATTATATCATAACCAACACCAGGTTCCATACCAGGTTCATAAGGTGTTGGAGTACCCTCACCCTCACATTCTTCACAATTATTAAATGTCTGTACTACACTACCAATAAAACTAATATTAGCTTCTGAACAATTTTCAGCACATGAACCTGACCTGAAAACCTCCCAACAAACATTAATATTATCAACAAAAGCCTGACCTACTTGAAGATTATAAACATTTTGTATACAGGCAACAGAACTTCTCGTCCTACAATCTCTAATACAAACATAACCTACATTGTGAACAATATACCCATCTAAGATATAGTAATTAGGACCACTAAGAGAAAGGTTATAGATTGGGTCGAAAGAATATACAATCTCTTTGGATTCAACAGGTTCGTGAATAACCTCACCGTCAACCATTTTAACCATATCGTATTCACCCCCAACAACTAAACTTATGGTGGAAACAAATTGATATTTTTCTTTGGTTTTGTGGTACGCTAATACGTGTTCATCAATAACACCCAACCCATTAATCTGAAGGTAATTACCCGATTCTTCTAATATCTCGGTAACCTCAGGAGATTGGACATTATCAACATTAATGGTAGGAAATTGGACCTCACGGAAGTCAACGCCGTTAACAATTTCAGGTATATCAAAAGAAAACAGTTGGTCCCCTAATTGAATATCTTCAATATTCTTTACGGAACCATCTGATAATAATACTTTCTGTCCTAACTTATAACCTGCCATTTACTGATACACTTAACCTATAAATAATCGGTTAACCCCTTTTGTATCAGGATTCTTTCCTCAAACTTCCGTCGTAATGGTCAAATCTATCGTGTTCAGTCGGACTTAATAACAAGATACCTGGTTTAATGTTACCCTTGATTGTTTCTTGGAACATATAAGACATCCAAGTTTGCTCATAAGGACGAGCCCATTTCTCCGTTAAGAACATCTTTTCATTACCGTATTTCGATACAATCTGAGGCCAGTTACAGTAATAAATCTCACCATGTGCAAATGGTATTCCTTGGAATGTGTCTATTTTAGTGATTTTAGTTTTTGGTGCGTTAGGGTCCAATCCTTGAACAGGTAGATTTGGTTTTTCTGGCCAATGTTCTTCCCTAATATGTTGTGGAACATTATACCACGCCCATTGAACCGTATTGTCACCATAAAATTCTGTATAAGATAACTTTAAGAAATCAAAGTTGTTTTTCTTTGCAATTTTTAATGAGTTTCTGTATAGATTCTTCACATATCTGTTGAATCCATTCTTACAAACCTCACCTTGTTTTGGATAGAAGAACATATCATCTTCAAAGAAGAAATAATAATCAAATCCTCTCTCCTCAGCATCCTCAGCAACCCACTGACGACCACCACAAATACCTAAGTTGTCTTTCTTAACATAAATCATATTATATTCTTTTGCCAACTCTTCATATTCAGGTGATGTCGATAAATCTGTTGAATTATCTAAGACAACCCATTGAGGTTTCGTCACAAAATCCTCATCATATTGTTTCATCGACTCAATCAATGTTTTTATCTGATTTGGACTATTAAATGTAATAACATATAAACCTACATTGGTAATATCTAAATCATTTTTGATTACCTCAAACCTCATCTCATCCATCGGTTTGTGTCTATCCTGTTTGACATCCTCAAAGAACTTATTAATCAACCCATTCCCTTCGATTGGGAAGTATTGGTAGTTCTCAGGGTATCTATATAACAATAAGGTAAATAGAGACTCCTCAGTACCCATATAACCCTGATTAAGGGTGGATTTCATAATACCGTAATACTCATTATTAAAATCAGCAATATCTTCAATAGGACCACCAAAGAACCCACCACGACAAACTTTATTGACTTTAGCATTTGCAATCTCATTCATCTTATTAATCTCGAAACCGTGAATCTCAGTATTCGATTCATAAGGGAACGCAATGAAAGTCATCTTATCAATCTTTGTCAACTTATCCAATACTCTATCATGTGTAAAGTAACCTGAATGTACGGTATTAGTAATACCAGCATCCAACCAGAATAAGTGTGTTGAACCAAACTTATCCATAATCTTAGCATCGTGTAACAAATATGGTTTTGACATCACCAATGGATTGTACATATCCAATCTACCTTGAGTAGATTCTGATAACCATCCCACCTGATTTTGCCATTCAGGGTTTGTACGAATGTTTTGAATTGGTTCATAGAATTCTCCTTTGAACCACTCTTGGCTACGACTGATGAACTGTGTTGTCTCATCTGACCTTCTCTCCATAACAAAATCCCTTAATTCCTCATCACCAAATACAATCATGTTGTAAGGTATCTTAAGAATTTCATCAAATTTTTTTAAATAATGTTCAAAACTACGTGACCAACCTTCCGCTAATTCATCACGTTTAATGTTCCATAACCCTGTTACTATAGTAATTCCGTTGTTTTCCATTTCTCCGTAAAGTTCTTTATAAATGTATTTTTTTATTCCGACGATATCTCCGCCCTCAAGACCATAAACATAATCATGTTGGTCAAATTTTTGAATGATATTTTGTTGGTCTTCTTCTTCCAAACTTCCCCACTCTATTCTAACAATCTTTGGTGAATGTCTTTCAAAATCAATTTGTTTGAAGATAACATAGTCATGACCTTCAGCATCAATTTTAATAACATCATAATCAATGATTTCATGCTTATTTAATAATGAATCTAAGGTGATTGTTGGAACCTTAATTCTCACTCCATATTTTTCTACAGTATCTCTATCACCTTCACTAGCCAAACCATTTTTTGGTGGATATATTGCACTCATACCCATAAAACAATGGTGGATATCTTTATTTTCAATAGCAAAAGGATTGATGGTTAACATTTCAACCTCACCATTTTTATCAGACACCGCAGAGTTTTCAAACTTATGTTTGTCACCCAAATTCTTCACCAGTTTATGAAAGTAATAAGGAATCGGTTCCACATATAAACCTGTGAAATCATATGCGTTGGTATACCCGATTAATTCATCAAATGTTTGTCCGTCCATCGCACCAATATTAAGTGTAAACAATTTATGTCCTTGTTTACCCAAATGGTGAAGTGCGTGATTGAAATAATCTGTTTTTTCTAATTGAATCATTAACTAATTACAATAAAGTTTTTCTGCCACCCTTTATACTCAGTCCAAGTCTTACCCAAAAGTTCCGCAGTTTCAACTGCAAAATTGTATTCGTCTTCTCTGTATGTATCATCCATAATAATTGGTACTGAAGTGTCCAATCCCTTTAACTTAGGGAAAATATAATTCAAAACTATATTCATAATTGTTCAAAGAATTTGTAGAAGCTGATTTTACCCTCCAAAAATTCAGGTGTGACCGATTTATCAGTTAAGTTTGAGTCATCGTGGTACCACGTATTAAACTTAAAACTATTATAATTTTCAGGTTTGTCATAAACCATTGTAGACATCATCGCCTCATGGTTCAAAAGAAACTCCTTATCCAAACACACCTGAGCGTAATTCTCAAACCTTTCAAAAAAGTCGGGTAACTTACTCACATGACCACCAATAATACCACCAATAGATAAAGAATCATAGTTGTGGTCTTTCTCCAAAATATCATTCAATTTTCTGTGGTCGTGGAAGAATAATGTGTTTCTAATATCAATTAATCTATCACCGACCCAATTATTGATTTTGTTAAATAATAAAGTATTGAAAATACCATCGTAAGTATACCGATATTTATTCACAGATAATCCAGTAATTTTATCAGCATTTGAGTTATACCGTCTCGGATATAAACCAAGATGTGATAATCCACAATCTATCCAATATAGATAATCAATCCCTTCTTCCATCTCATCTTCCATCAAAGCAATTTTAGCCCATCCGACTTCCAAATAAAATTTGAATTTATCAGGATTTTTTTCTTTAATTTCAATCATCTTTTTACTATGACGAATATCTTCAAGTTCTTTGACTTTAATTGTTACATTATCTACCTGATTTTCATCCATATAGTTTTGTAACGCTTCTGCCGTGTTAGAACCTGTATAACAAACAATCGGTAAACCCATTTCAGATAGTTGAACCAATGAATTGATGTACCTATCCCAACGAGCTTGAACCTTATGACCAAAGAAAGGGAAATCACCCAAACCAAAATATAAAAAAGTTACTAATTTTGTCATTTTCTAAAGTAATAATCCTCTAATAAGAGACAATCCATTTCTGTTTTATCATAGACTTTTAAAGCATCTGAGTATCTTGAAAGAATAGGTTTACCGTTCACATTGAATGATGTATTTAATAAAACACCAATTCCTGATTTCTCTTCAAACTCAGTCAATAGGTTATACAACCAAGGATTTTGTTCTTCTGTAACTGTCTGAACTCGAGCAGTACCATCAACATGAGTAATCGAAACTAATTGCTCTCTCCACTCTTCTCTTACCGTTGGACAAAAACTCATCCATCTACTCTCACCTTCGAAATCAAAGTATTTTTCAACATCTTCTAATTTACAAACTGGTGCAAATGGTCTGTACCATTCTCTATTTTTAACCTTCGCATTTAGAATATCTTTCATATCAGGATACGCTGGATTACAAATGATACTACGATTACCTAAAGCTCTCGGTCCATGTTCTGACGTACCTCTTACAACACCAACAATTTTTCCATTGGATAAATCATCAGTCAAACTATCCATAGTCAACTCACGTCCTCGTCTTTCTTCAACGTGAGACATTAATGTATGTCTGTCGAGAATCGGTACACCAGCATAAGTCACGTCAACCGCAGTTGCTGGTTTCATATGATTCAAAATCATACCAGTTGCAATACCACAGTCATTTGGGTTAGGTGGAACAAACACAGGACGGTCTAATATCTGTTGTAGTTTGGTATTAAGAAGTATGTTAAGAGCACATCCACCAACTGTAATCAACGGGATATCAGGATATTCATCCAAGAATGGTTGAGCCATCTCCATGAAAACATTTTCGAAGGCAATTTGTGAAGTTTTAGCAACGTCCCATCCTGTTTGTCCTGTAAATCGGTTATTCATATCGAAAACCAATCCTGTTTGTTCACCTAATTCACCCAAAAAATCGATATAGTTCAAACCATCGGGTTTTCTTCTATAGTAATTTTCGAAGTGTGGTAACCAATCTTCATTTACCTCACCATAAGAACATAGTCCCATGATTTTACCAGAATATACTAAGTTACCAATATTTAATGCGGGTTCCTTACGAATATCACCCAAATAATCACCAAATGACATATAAGGGAAACCTAAATCTAAATTATATTTGTCCAATAAGGTTATAGTTTCTCTATCAGACGCATGATATACATTGAAGAAACCGTCATTACCACCTCCATCGAAAGAGATTATCAACGCTTCATTATAATCAGTCTGATATAAACCACAAGCCGCGTGACTCAAATGGTGAAGACAGTTGATATGTTCTTTAGCAGGAATAAGTTTTTCATAGTGAACCTTAGTTCCACTTTCTAAAGTATCTGAGTTCAAGTAATAACACTTTTCATACTCAGAAATACCATATTCATCTTCGATAAATTTCAAGATATGTTTAAGTAGATAAGGTCTTGTATATGAAACCAAATACTGAGCATAACCAGCATTCTTTTCACTCAAAAATCTTTCTACTTCAATTACTGTAATTAATTCTCCATTCTCCTCAACCGCAACCGCCGCGTTGTGAGAACCATAAAACGCAATATTCGCCATTATAATGTACCTGTTAGTCTATCACACCATCCTTTTGAAGTTGAATAAGGCCAAACAACCCAATAAGCTGGTTTTTCAGTTATGTTAAATTGTCTCCAAACTTTACAGTAACCGTCAGGGTCATTCATCATACGGTCAATCTCTGCTCTGTCTGCATCCTTTCTGTAAATAGTGTTATCTTCCTTATCGTGGAAAGCAACAACCCAATATTCATAATCTTTCTCAGGAACTTGCTCATAACCAACATCAATACAATGTTTGTAAATAGTCGCAAAACTCTCCAACCATTCTTCTTTCGACACATATGAATCAATACCTGGGTTCGGTGGGTAGTTTTTATCTAAAGTGTATTGTTGTACACCTCTTTTACTGAATTTCAAACCTGAAAACTCTTCATATTCTTCCAAAGACCTCGTTGGACCAAACCCGTATTTACCTTCGTGACCTTCTTGAGATTCACCATCCATACCAAATAATTTTCTATTTGTTAAGTGTGAAGTATTGTTTTTACTGACCCAATCTTTATCATCATCCCATTGTTTAGTTCTACCTTTACGAGTATATTCGTGCCAAATCAAAACTTTGTGTGGATGGAACATATCATATCCCCATGTAAACGCTCTCGCCGCGATTGAAATCTCTTCCCCGTGGAAGTAGTACTCAGGATTGTGTTGAACCTCATTACTGAATTCACCCAATGTGAAGCAGAAATGTGCCGAGTAAAATCTTGCAGGAACAGGTGTATCCAATTCTCTCCAACCTGGTATAGTCTCAGGTAAAAAGAATACCGCACCTTCAGGAATGAAACGGTCAAAGACCATTCTCCACGGTTCTTGCACTCTCGCCGCTGGGTCATTATCAGGGTCAAATGATGAAACATAACCTGTCAATAAAGGTTTCGGAATACCCATACCTTGTAAATCTTTGACCATCTTAATCATCTCCACGTCCCAATTTTTCTCAAATCTCATGTGTGAATCAATCTGTAATGTATACATTTCCCCGTCATACATCTGTTGAATCTGATTTCTTGCCCAACAGGCACCTTTAGACTCTTCATAAGGAACATCCATTATTCTGAATCTCTCATCATCACGGTACTTGTCAAGGTTATCAAATCCATCTTCAGGATGGTATTGTCTACAAATCCCCAATATAACATTTTGGGGTCTTTTTGCGTTTTTTAACATATCTTCTATAGTTGGGACCAACTCAGGGTCTCGATATGACGCAATCTGTACGAAAATTTTCTGTGCTCTTCTTGCCATAATTTTAATGTTTGTAATAAGAATAATCAAAGATTATTTAAGATAAAGTGATATTTATAGATATGAAACTTCTAAAAACAATAAAACATTTAGTACAAGAGTCGGAAGAAAACTTGGAAAACGCATTACATACTAATACGTCACCGAAAGAACTTAAGGCTTTAGAAGAAAACTATACTGAATCTTTGAATCTACTTTCATTATTTGAAAGTTTAGAGCAAGAAAAAGAGGACTAATTTCTTAACCCTCTTTTTTTATCACTTTTCTTTATATTGTTTTATTATTGTTGTGTATATTCAACTTCAATCTTATCAACATCAATTCTTTCCGCCTGAATAAAGTAGTAACAGTCAATCTTATTACTGAATAGGTTACCATTCTGAATATATACCACCCAATCCTTAATCTCTTTAACATATAAGTTTTGGTGTGAACCTACTGAGGTCAACTGAACAGTAATTGAATCAGGGTCAACCAAATCCTTCCAATATTCAGGAAGTTCGATTTCCTTATCATTCAATTGTCTACCTCTAATATAGATACCGTGTTCAGGACCCTCCAAGTTACCATGCTTCAACCTCATACCCTGTTCTTTCTTCTCAGAGTTCGGGTGTGGAATGTCGAAGGCTTTGGATGTTGCCATTAAGTTTCCTTGACCGTCTACACTAAATACTCTTGCTCCACCCGCCTCATAACCTGAAACAAGGAATGTATTTGGGTCTGATGAATCCAATTCTAATACATTATCATAAGTTTCGTCGGCTTCAATCATAACTCTTGTTAAACTTCTGTTAGCCTGTGTAGTTTTTCTAAATTTCGTATTAGCCGCTCCTGTAGTTTTGAATTCTAAATTATTACCGTTTTGTGTAACTGTTCTGGCTGCCGATAAAGTTCCATCAGAACTATAGATATTCGTATTACCTGCGGAAGTTATATATCCAGCATCATTATTAAATCCACTGTTATTAATGTTACCTTTGGTAAGTTTCTTTTGATTGTTTGATGAATCAACCACCACAAAGAAATCACCATCATCATTCGAAGTCGATGTAGTCAATTCAGATAAATCAACAGAGATAGTATCAGCGGCGACATCAATACCTGTACCAGCACCTACGTTTAGAGTTATAGAACTACCCAAAGAAACAGAACCACCGTTAGTAAGACCATTTCCTGCGAAAACCGTAAGTGAAGAATTTGCCAATGAAGAGTTAGGTACATTAGATAATCCTAAGGCTATCGTACCACTTGTTGTAATTGGTGACCCTGAATCCACATCTATACCATCAGACCCTGAGATTGCTACTGAGGTCACAGTACCACTCGAATTCGTATATGGTAAGTCAGATATCAAACCTTTCTTAACATTATTGTCCGTGGCATCGTGATAGATGATAGTATCAGTAAGTGCAATGCCTGTACCTTCTAAATCCGTTGCAGAATTTATAAAGTTATTAGTACCCGAGTAATCTAATCCAACAGTATTAGCCGCTACAGAAACACCCGTACCTGCACCTACATTTAAGGTTGTCGAACCACCCAATGAAACAGAACCACCGTTAGTAAGACCATTTCCTGCGGTTACCGTAAGTGAAGAATTTGCAAGTTTCGCATTGGTTACATTAGCATCTGTAATCTTTACAGTAGTTACTGCATTTGTGGCTAATTCAGCGGTATTGACGACACCCGCATCAATCGAAGCATTTAATTGTACGTCCGTAGAACCATCGAAGGAAATTGCTGATGCGGTAATATCACCTGTAATCGAGAAGTTTCTCGGTGCTTCTAAGGTTGTTGCGGTTCCAGCATTACCATCAAGATTTCCTTGTACATCACCTGTAAGTGGACCAGTTATGGAGTTGAAAGATACATCATCACCCGTGGCTACTGATTGGTCTTGACCACCCAAATATCCCCATTGTGCTGCTGATATCGTAGTTGTACCGATATTTGCTAATTGAGTAGCCTCTGCCGATGTCATTGAAACACCTTGAATCTTAGTGACTGTACCGTTTAATGAAACGTTACCAGTACCATCGAAAGATACATTGGATGCCGTAACATCTCCAGTAATTGAAAAGTTTCTTGCAGTCTCAAGTGCTGTCGCGGTGTCCGCATTTCCAGTGACATCACCTGTCACATTACCAGTAACATTACCAGTAACATTACCTGTAAGGTTACCACTGAAGGCTGTAGATGTAACCGAAGTGAGACCTGCGAGTGTTGTTGAGGACGCACCTAAATCAATACTTGTACTACCAATAGTCACACTGTCATTTGATAAAGCACTATTTGGAATGTTTGACCAAAAACCTGTAATATCTTGTGCTGAAGAACCATCATTCAACCCTAAAGAGAGACTTCCTGAAGTGAAGGTTCCACCTGTTACATATGTATTAACGGAATTACCTACTGTTAAATCAATCGTATCTGTTCCTGAATTACCCACAATGGTTACAGTACTGTCAGAAGACGTAAAGTTCAGAGTACCACCCAATGGTACAACAGGGTCAGAACCTGAAGGTGCATTCACAGTAAATGACGAATTTGAAAGTGAAGAATTAGGTACATTTGATAAACCTAAGGCTATTGTACCGTTTGTCGTAATCGGCGAACCTGAATCAACATCAATACCATCTGAACCTGAAATTGCTACCGAAGTTACAGTACCTTGATTATTTGAAAACGGTAAAGCTAAAACATCATAATATAATACATTGTTAGATGCATTACTAACAGGTATGTGCCATGATGTTTGTATGTCACCAGTACCTGCTCCTGAGGCTAAAATATAATTGTCTGTTCCTGCGTAGTCGAGAGCTACATCATTCGTGTTTACTACGATACCAGTACCCGCACCCACATTCAATGTAGTTGAACCACCTAAGGAAACTGAACCTCCATTGGCTAAACCATTACCAGCACTTACCGTAAGTGAAGAATTTGCAAGTTGAGAATTAGTTATCTGTCCATTACTTACATCAGCAATGATGTCATCACCAGTAATTTGACCACCTAATGAGATGTCAGAACCCGCAATATCAATCGATGAATTAGCTAATGAAGTATTTGGAACATTAGATAAACCTAAAGTAATTGTTCCACTTGTTGTTATTGGTGAACCTGAATCAACGTCAATACCATCAGTACCACTAATAGCTACTGAAGTAACTGTACCTGAGTTATTAGAGAATGGTAAATCAGAAATTAAACCTTTCTTAACATTATTATCTGTAGCATCGTGGTAAACAATAGTATCAGAAGTTGCGATTGAAGTTCCTTCTAAGTTAGTTGCCGAGTCAATAAAGTTGTTTGTTCCCGAATAATCAAGAGCCACATCATTAGCGTTTACAACTATACCTGTTCCTGCACCAACGTTAAGTGTTACAGAACCGCCTAAAGAAACTGAACCTCCGTTCGCTAAACCTGAACCCGCAGTCACTGTAAGTGAAGAATTGTCTAAAGATGCGTTTGGAATAGTGCCGAAAGAGAGAGCGCCCGAACCATTAGTCAATAATACCTCATCAGCAGACCCATCTGAAGTTGGGAATGTATATGCTGAATTAAATTCTATAACACCACCCGTTGAAATGTTGATACGGGTAGTCGTATTTGTTCTAAGATTCAATCCTGAACTATTACTATAATAAACTCCGTTATGGTTTGCCATTTTATATGTTTTCTCTTTCTTTTATTTTTTGGCTATGGGGGAGGGTTAACTCCCCCAATCATATCTAATGATAAATACTTTTCAAATAATTTATAGTGTATAAATTAGATTACTTGTACCCATCCAAATGATTTTTTGATGTATACACCTTCATCACCATCAGTTTGATATACTAACAAACCTGTCGCTGGTGAAGAAATAGCACCTCTCTGAGTCTCTGTCATTCTCGGGAAAAGGAAACCTTTCGTAGTCGATGACACCTCAAGTACTGCTGAAGCAGCAGGTGCAGCAACCCCGATACCTACAGCACTTGCCGATTCATCAACAGAAAGTGTTGTTCCGTCAACCGTGAAATCACCACCTGTGAACGCTAACGTGTTACTCGCCTGAGTCACTGTTCTAGCACCTGTTAACGTACCATTAGTATTAAAGATGTTCGTATTCACAGACGAACCAACTGTAATGTCGATTGTCTTAGAACCACCTGAAATACTAACAGAACTATCCGTAGAGGTGAAAGTAATTGTATCTTCATTTGCATCTGCAACAACATTCGAACCAGCATCCACTCCGAATGTCTTGAAGAATTCTTGAGAAGAACCCAAATCAGAGTTTGTGATTGTAAAGTTAGGATACGTACCTGAAGTTGAAATACCCGAACCGTTTGATAAAGAAACTGTCTTATCGTAAAGATTAGTTGAACCTTCAGCAATATTATCAGAGTCCAAAGAAACCGCACCTGTCTGACCATTTACAGAAGTTACAGATTCAGTGTTATCAATCTTATCCCAAGTCGAACCGTTATAGAAAACAAAGTCACCAACTTCAAATGTCACAGAACCGTTACCTAAGTTCTGAGTACCACCTGTAGCTACACGGTATTGGTCACCCGAATTACCTGTATATGAAGGGTAAATGTCAGGTGTGTTAGTATTCGCATTCCACTCACCTTTGTATTCAAACGCTGAAGAAGGTAATTGTGAAGAAGGTACTCTACCGTTAGCATCAAGAGATGCATAACCGTTAGATTGACCTTTTCTTGATACAACTTCAACAAATGTATCATCAACAGAAATAACCAACGTATCTGTAGACTGAGCAACAGTATCAATACCGTTACCACCTGAGAACGTTGATGTATCACCCAACTCTAATGTTTGTGTACCTGAGTCACCCGCCAATGTTAATGATGAGTTCGCTAATTTAGCGTTAGTAACAGAAGAGTTTACTAATTGTGAACCGTTTATTGTTTTGTTTGTAAGTGTTTGTGAACCTGATGTTGTCACAACCGTATTGTCAATCGCCAATGTAACGGTACCTGATGACTCAGTTGAGTCGATACCTGTACCACCCGCAATTGTTAATGTACCACCCAAATCGATATTTGATGAGTTAGAACCATCTGTAACAGAAATTGATGAGTTTTCCAATTTAGCATTTGTTACACCACCATCAACTAATTCTGCAGTATCAACAGTGTTTGCTGCCAATGAAGATGATAAAGCTACGTTACCAGTACCATCAAATGAAATTGCCGATGCTGTGATATCACCAGTGATAGAGAAGTTTCTTCCTGTCGCTAGTGCAGTCGCGGTATCTGCATTACCTGTCAAATCACCCGTTACATCACCCGTTAAATCACCTTCGAACGCCGTTGATGTTACCGAAGTTAAACCTGCAAGTGTAGTTGACGAAGCACCTAAGTCGATACTCGTCGTACCAACTGTGATACTATCATTTACCAATGCAGAATTAGGAATGTTAGTCCAAATGTCAGAAACTGTGAAATCAGTATCTGCATTATTAGTGAATGTAATCGTACCAGATGAGAATGTACCACCCGTTACAAATGTGTCAACACCAGCACCGACAGAGATATCAAATGTGTCAGATGTTGAGTTACCTGAAATCACAACAGAGTTATTACTCGATTGGAAAGTCAACGTACCACCCAAGTCTACTACAGGGTTTGTACCTGAAGTACCTGCGAATGTTACTGATGAGTTTGCTAATTTAGCGTTTGTTACATCACCATCTACAATCTTAGCTGTAGTAACAGCGTCATCAGCCAATTCTGTAGTATCAACAACACCAGCCGCTATTGATGAACTCAATGCAACGTTACCAGTACCATCAAATGAAATTGCTGATGCGGTGATATCACCTGTAATTGAGAAGTCTCTTCCCGTTTCCAATGCAGTCGCAGTATCAGCGTTACCAGTCACATCACCCGTTAAATCACCTTCGAACGCCGTTGACGTTACCGATGTTAACCCAGCTAAAGTAGTTGATGAACTACCTAATGCAATCGCGGTTGTACCAACCGTAATTTCGTCACTATCTAAACCAATGGTGATTGTGGACGTACCATTACTCTCAGTAGAAATACCTGTACCACCTAATATGTTAATACCTGTTTCTAAGTTAATAGTACCAGAAGAACCTGAATCACCATCAAAATACCATCTGAAAGAATCTAAGTTGAATGAGTTACCATCATTTCTAGTGATTGTCAAATCACCATTTGATAATGTCATTCCAGTTGAGAATGTATCCGCACCATCTAATCCTGTAATTTCGATGTCCGTTTCCAATCCATCGTTTATACCCAATGTTAGGGTTGAAGTACCTGAGTTATAAGTACCACCAGTAATGAACGGTAATGCAATTGGTGTTGAACCAATTGTACCCGTCCCATCTAGTGCAATGTCGTATGCACTACTGTATGTCACCGCCGTTACCGCTTGAACCGTCAAGTTAGAGGTATCTCCATCAACATCTGTCAAAGTAACAACGTTATCTGAAATAGAACCACCAACTAACACATCGCTGCGATAAGACACGACACCGTTTGTGTTGGTCACCAAAACACGTCCATTCGTGCTAGATGCCAAATCTCTAATCCTCAAAGGAGTAGAGGTCGAACCAGAAATGTCCACTAAGTTTGTTGGAGATAATACACCAAAACCGTGGTTACCACTCGAATCAATAACTTCTCTTTTTACGTCATTGGTAGTGAATGATAATTCATTACTGGAATTGTAATTTAAGCCGTTTGACATTGTCTTAAAATTTTTTTTGTTAGTTTATGTTTATTCCCTTAAAAAGGCTTATAATACGTTCACCCATCCTAAAGACTTGTACATGTACATACCCTCTTCCCCATCGGAATCAGTATTAGTACAATACACTATCAATCCTGCGATTGGTGAACTTATAGCTAATCTCTGTGCTTGAGTCATCCTTGGTATCAGAAGACCCTGATTAGTGCTTGCTAATTCTAATAAAGCACAGACTGGTGATGTCGTATTGGTACCCATTGATACCGAACCACCACTAAATGTTAAACTATTAGAGTCTTGGTCAACAACTCTATTACTTTCTAATTGACCGTCAGCACTGTATAAGTTACCAGTCGTTGTGAAACCAGTAATATCTACAGAACCGTTTGTATTATCTAATAGGGATAAGGTACCATTACTTAGTGTACCTCCTGTTATTTCAGGTGCAAAACCTCCAACACTAAACTCCGTACCATCGTTCATACCCAACGTCAAAGTAGTTGGAGTATATGTAGCACCTGTTAAATAAGTGTCGTCTGAGTCAAGACCTGTTATTGTAATATCTGTTTCTAAACCATCATTGATGTTCAAGGTAAGATTACCCGAAGAATATGTACCACCGGTAATGAATGGTAATTCAACCGCAGGTGCAGATACTCCTGTTGAAGTTCCTGATAGTGCCCAAACATTTTTACCTAAACCTGTTACGGCATCAACAGTGAGTGATGTCGTTGAATTATCATTGAGCGTGACTGTGAATACATTACTACTTTCTGTGACGGTTTTAACGTAACTCCAACCAGTGATATCAACATCATTATCATCATTTCTCGAAAGGGATAAAGTACCTGTCGTTTCGGTGTAAGTACCACCTGTTATATATGTATCTGATTCGACTGTGGTGAAACCTGTTACAACAATATCATCACCAACATTCTTGATTAGGGTAAGTGTGTCCCCAACTAAAGTAGCATTAGAAAGTGCGGTGAAACCAGTAATATCAACATTGGAGTCATCATTTAGACTCAATTGTAAAGTACCTTGTGAGTTATAAGTTACGGTACCACCAGTAATATAAGTATCAGAACCACCACCAGTTGTAAACCCTGTAACATTGATAGTTCCACCTGTATTATTTTCAAGACTTAATGTACCAGTTCCTGAGTTATATGTACCACCTGTAATTTGCCAGTCAGTACCATAAAAGATTCTCCAACGAGCATTGTCTCTTGTAACACCACTTACACCTTCAATTGAGGAGTCTAACCATGCATCGATGAAATCCTCACCACCAGTTGTAGACGTAGAGATAGTGGTACCGTTATCACTCTCGGTGGTAGAACCACTCGCACCGTCCCATAAAGTTTCGAAGTTTGGTATAGTATACTGATAAGTTTTTTGTGTTTCGTGTACGTACACCAACATACCAAGTCTTCTACGACCTGATGAAATATTATCAGAGTTTAGTGTAAGGTTATCAGGTAAGAAGGGTAATGTTCTCTTATTGTATTGAATTGGAATGGTATTTCCTGTGAATTCTATAAGACCAGTTTCACCACTCGGTATAGTAAATTTCAAGTCATCGAGAGTATATACCTCCATGTAACCACCAGTCTGTAATACACTGAAATTAGTACCATAAACTTTTTGTCTTTCCGCGGCATTTGTACCTGTTAAGTTGGTCGTTGACGTTGGATTTTTATATACGAAACTCATTCCCCTTTTTAATTATAAATATTCATTAATTCACCAACCCACCTTTAAAGTAGAGAGTTGTTGAACTGTTATCCAATCTAAAGTCTTGCGACGAGTATGTTGTGTATATTCTATACGTACCATTAGCGAATCCAGTAGGATTAGTAACAGTATAAGTGTAATAAGAAGAGGTCAACGAACGAGCTGTTAAGTTAGATGAACCTTGACCATTCGAATTTTCTATTTCCCGTACTCTATTAGCAGTTCCAGCACCACCGATAGACTCATCAGCAATAATCCATGTGTACCAAGCGTCACCTGATACTGTTCCTGAATTAATCTCAGTAGTAACAAATTTGTATTGTTCAATAGCATTACCAAATGAATCGTTACCACCTCCTGACTGAGGCACTGTCGCCGTCACAATTGAAGGTACATTACCTGTCCCAGCATTTTGGTTGTAGTAAGATAAGTACGAACCTAAATCAGAAGAACTTGTCGGACCACTACCATTGGTAAATCCATACCACGAAGCACCAGCATTAAACATGAACGTTCCGATTTCTGATGCGTCTGAATCAGGTTCAATCAATAGATAAGCGTTAGGAACACTTGCAGTTGATGGTGACACAGTCGGTGTCACTGTATTAGTTGGCGTCAATGATACTGTAGCGGTCGGCGATGCCGTCACTGATGGTGTTGGTGTTAATGAAGTCGAAGGTGTGACCGATGGTGTTGCGGTTACAGTTGGTGTTACAGTATTAGAAGGAGTAACAGTCGTTGTCGGTGTATTTGTTGGAGTAGGTGTTGGTGTTTCAGTACCTGCTGGTGTACTCGACGGAGTAACTGAAGGTGTGACTGTATTAGTTGGTGTATTCGTATTCGTTGGTTGTGGAGTAAACGATGGTGTTGGTGTCACCGTATTAGACGGAGTCACTGTATTCGTAGGTGTATTCGTTGGTGTTATACTCGGTGTCACCGATGATGTTGGTGTATTTGTTGGCGTAATGGTTGGCGTCACCGATGAAGTAACGGATGGAGTCACTGAAGGAGTAACCGAGTGAGTTGGTGTGTTTGTTGGTGTTATTGTTGGTGTCACACTTGCGGTCAACGATTGAGTTGGCGTAATCGATGGTGTCACCGACGCCGTCGGAGTATTTGTCGGGGTTCTTGTAGGTGTAACAGAAGCTGTCACTGATGGTGTTATAGTTTGAGTTGGAGTATAAGAAGCCGTCACTGTAGGTGTTACACTTGCAGTAGGTGTGTTTGTTGGTGTCACTGCAGGTGTACTTGTCGGCGTGACTGAACTTGTTGGTGTATTTGTTGGTGTTGAACCAGGTGTCGATGTTGGAGTAATACTTGATGTTGGCGTATTTGTCGGTGTACCACCTGGCGTTCCTGATGGCGTGACAGTTTGCGTAGGAGTATTTGTCGGACTCACGGCCGGTGTTCCTGATGGAGTTACAGTCTGTGTTGGAGTACTTGTTGGAGTACCACCAGGTGTTTCTGATGGAGTTACTGTCTGTGTTGGAGTATTTGTTGGTGTACCACCTGGTGTTTCTGATGGAGTTAGAGTTTGTGTTGGAGTATTGGTAGGAGTTACTGATAAAGTAATTGACGGAGTCACAGTTTGAGTTGGGGTACTTGTTGGTGTACCACCAGGTGTTTCTGATGGTGTAACACTTGATGTTGGCGTAGAAGTAGGAGTTATAGAAGAGGTTACTGTCGGTGTATTTGTAGCAGTATTCGATGGTGTCAATGTTGCGGTTGCCTGTGGAGTTGAAGTTGGCGTACTTGAAACAGATACTGATGGTGTTACTGTCGGAGTTGAAGTGTATGTTACTGTTGGCGTAGGAGTAGCAGTTTGACTCGATGCAGGAGTACTTGAAACAGATACTGATGGTGTTACTGTAGGAGTTGAAGTAAATGTAGGTGACGGCGTTGGACTCACACCACCTGTTGGAGTTAATGATACAGTACGTGTCGGTTGTGGAGTATTCGTTACTGATGGAGTCACGGATGATGTGACAGTCACTGTCGGAGTTGGTGTTGCAGTATTTGTAGGTGTTGATGTCGGCGTTGTCGTTACAGTAGCCGAAGGTGTTGATGTTGGTGTAGAAGTTACTGAGACTGATGGTGTCACCGATGGTGTCGCAGTATTTGTTGGCGTTGAAGTTGGTGTTACTGATGATGTAGGGGTATTGGTCGGTGTTACGGATGAAGTTGGTGTATTTGTCGGAGTAACTGATGGCGTACTTGTTGGTGTGACATTTATTGTTGAAGTTGGCGTATTCGTAGGAGTCACCGTACTCGTTATAGTATTTGTTGGAGTAGGTGTAGCCGTGACACCGATAGAAGGGGTGACCGAAGCAGTCGGAGTCGGACTCAATGATGTTGTCGGGGTTGGAGATGGAGTACCTGAGAATTGGTAATCCTCACTCACTGTAAAGTTATTACCTGCAGGTACACCATTAAACGTAAAACCACTAAAGATAACATCACCTCTATCAATCAACTCATAGTTTTCAGATGTGGCAGTCAATGCAGTACTCGCCGATAACGCACCTACTGGTACATTAATAGTAGGAGTAAACGTAATGTAACCACCCGTAGTCTTACCAATTAAGTTAGTAAAGGCAACTGCTAAATTAGAAGTTTGTCTTACATTAGATTCTACAGTATATCTAGCAACTACAGAACCTGGCTCATATTCTGTAGTAATCGTGATAACTTCAGTATCACCATAAATGATGATTTGTTTAGTGACTGTTTGGTCGTCACAGTCAGGCTGATTGTTTTCGAATGTTAAAGAGTACTGAGTACCTCCTGAGGTAGCAGGGAAATCATACGTCACCCCAGCAACCAATTGGTCACGAGTTTGACCTGTTAATATTGGTGTTGTAGACGTTGAACCTGTATATATACTGAAGGGACCAAGAGCGTTACTCCCCAATGTTAATCTTAATACAACCTGAGCCATTTAATTGTTTTAATAATAAATAGTTTATAACCTATAAATTACCTAATAAATTACTTTACTTTTTATTAGGGAGTCCATGGGAATCTCACTATAATAGAATTTTCATTACTATTATTCGGGTTGAAACTGTAAGATGCGGTCGCTGAATTACCATTAGCACTGTCCCTTACAACATAATTACCAAGGGTTATGTGACCTGTTTCAATAGCAGTTGTTGTTATTGCTTCACCACATCCCGCACCTGTTGGTGTAGCATTCTGAACAGACACGTTAATGTTATCCGCAGTAGTCGCTTGGAAATTATTAGTACTTAACACAGGTAATGCATTACTATTTTTCGTAATTGTGACAACAACCGAGCCATTTTTAGTTATGGATGCAGTGAATTTGTCACAATCATTCTCACTAAGTGTCGATGATACATAGACAGTAAAGGTCTCTAGTGGTGCCGAAGAAGAAACTGTTGGAGTCGGTGTAGGCGTTGCAGTTTCACTAATTGTTGGAGTCGGAGTTGGTGTTGAAGTTTCACTAGTCGACGGAGTAACAGTTGGTGTCGGAGTTGATGTTTCACTAATTGTTGGAGTCGGAGTCGGAGTTGATGTTTCACTAATTGTTGGAGTAACCGTATTTGTAGGTGTCGGAGTAAGAGTCGATGTCTCACTAATAGAAGGCGTAACAGTAACAGTTGATGACGGCGTATTAGTAACCGTTGGCGAAGAAGTCGGTGTTGAAGTATTTGTCGGAGTTGGTGTTTGAGTTGAGCCAGGTGTGTTAGATACTGAAGGTGTCACCGAAGAAGTAGGTGTCGGAGTAGGTGTTGATGTTTCACTAATTGTTGGTGTGACGGTAGGTGTTGCAGTTTGACTAACACCCGGTGTGTTCGAAACAGATACTGATGGTGTGTTAGTTGGTGTTACTGATGGAGTATCAGATATTGATGGAGTCACAGTAACCGTTTGTGTTACAGTAGAAGTCAAAGTTGGTGTTTGAGTGACTGTTGGTGTTGGTGTTTGAGTCGAACCAGGTGTCTGTGAGTTAGTCACCGTAGGTGTAATTGTCGATGTTGGAGTAGGTGTACTTGTTTCTGTTTGAGTTACAGATACTGTAGGGGTAGGTGTCTGACTTACACCAGGAGTATCCGATACAGTTACAGATGGAGTATTTGTCGGAGTAATTGATGATGTTACTGAAGGCGTTGGTGTCACAGTTTCAGTGGCTGCCGGTGTTGATGTTGGTGTTATTGATACAGAAGGAGTAACACTTACAGTAGGTGTTGGAGTTGCAGTATTACTAGGTGTTGGGGTAGGACTCGACGGTACGTAACTACAATCTAAGTCGTATTCAATCAATACCTGAATATCAACAAATTCATTTGTTTCACAATCACCCGTAATTTTCACACTATTCTGTATTGGGTCAACCTCGACTCCTTGTATTCCAACAAATAAAGAAATAACATCTTCGAGTAATTCTGCCCAAACGAAATCAGAAGGAACATCACTTAATGTATATCCCGTGTAGAAACTTCCTGTTGCAACTTGGCCGTCGTATGAAATATCGTAGTTGAAAATTGCACTGTTAAGTGTACAACCCGACACTCCCAAGTCATCTATCAAATCTAAGTACCCTTCATTTAATAAATCATAAAAACCTTTCTTGGTCATTGTGGTTGTACTGAAATCATCACTACATATTTCAACTATAGGGAATGAACTTACTACTGTCTTTATATCCTGAACAATATATTGTGCGGAATCCTGACAACCATTACTATCAGTCACTAAAACTGAATAGGTACCCTCAGTTTCTGCACTTATAGTTGAACCTGTTGAACCATCATTCCACAGGTAAGTAAACGGAGCTGTACCACTCAACGTTGTTGCACTTAATACATCAGGTGTTGTGTATGTACCTGGCGTGACAGTTATAACTACGTTGACTCCAGTCGTTCCTGTGATGTTTATTGTCTCTGAAACACTACATCCCGCACCGTCCACAACTTGAAGTGTGTAACCACCTTCTTCAACATTATAGAATGTGTAAGCAGATAATGGGGTATCAATAATCGACTGACCATCTGAAAGAATGTAATCCAAAGGCGCTGTGTACCCACTACTCGGTACTACTTTGATGACACCACTACCACCATTACAAGTATCACCTGTTGTCGTAATAGTAAGTTCGAATTTAGGTGTCGCACTTACAGTAAACTCACCAGTGTAACAACATCCGTTACTTCCTTCTACTTTGTAGTCATAGGTATCAGAAATAAGATTAGTAAACTGTTGTTGTGTATTAGATGTAGTAACCGATTGTGTACCACCTGAAGTCTGACCAGTATAACTGTAAGTGTAAGGACCACCATCACCAACAACTGTGATGGTAACATTACCCAAACTTCCACAGTTTACATAATCAAGTCTTGTATTCACACTTGTGATACCACCCAAATCACCAATATTAACATTATCAGTCAATGTACAGTTTGAACTATCAGTTATAGTGAATTCGAAATTCCCTGAAGAACAACCTGTAAAGGTAAATGTGGTGTCTGAAGTAGTACCTGAATATCCATTCTGTCCGGCGTAAGTGTATGGTGCTGTTCCACCACTGATATAGACAGTCACCTGACCGTCCTCACTTAAACAACTTGTTGGCGTTGTCGTATAAGAAAGTAGACTTATACCATTGGCCACATTTACCGTGGCAGATTTAATGAGTTCACAATTGTTACTATCTGTAACTGTTACTGAATACGTACCACCACTTAAATTAGAAATCGTATCACCAGTCGCACCATTTGACCATAAATAAGTGTAAGGTGAAGAACCTGTAAGTCCCGTAATTTCAATAGCCCCCGTATTGACCCCGCAAGAAGAAGTACCTGTTACAGAAAGACCATAATCTAACGAACTTACACCTGATAAAGTCACAGTTGAAGTTTGACCCGTAGCACCACCGTAATCTTCTATGGTTGCATAGTATTCACCATTTGGTAGGTTTTCATATATAGTCGGATTAATTGGACTACTCGTATTAGAGTACACCAAACCATCTTTATAAAGAACTATTTGATATGGTAGTGAGGTTGAATCACCACTTACTTTAATATATCCATTCTCTGAACCACAAGTTGTACCAGAAAAATCAATATCAGTAAGAATACATCCATCGATATTAACATTGACGTAAATTTCATTGTTTGAATCACCCAAACTATCATTAAGTCTGAAAGTATAAGTACCGGCGGAAAGTCCTGTCCAAGTGAAAGGCTGATTTGATGTCCCACCTGTCAATGTACCAGGTAGAATATTATCAATAGTATATGGTGGAACACCCGCAAATGGAGAAATAGTTATAACACCACCATTTGCATCTTCACAAGTTCCTGTCACCGAGAAATTATAATCTAAATCTCCTTGGTCACAATTCTGAGTCATTGGTGTACCGTTAAGTGAAATACCTGAATAAGGTTGTGATGGGTCTAATGGAACTATTTCTCCCACACTTTGACCTGAACGGTAAAAACCACAACAATCAGTATAATGATAAGTACCATCTGTCACACCTTCTACACAACTACCACTATCTGAAGGTGAAGGTGTTGGTGTCAAAGTATTTGTTGGAGTGACTGATGTAGTCACCGATGGTGTGTAAGTCGGTGTGTAAGTTGGTGTAACAGATGGGGTAGGTGTAGGTGAAGGACAAATACAAGGAGCGGTATCACAAATATTTTCTGTCAACGCACTGAAATCAAGTGTGATAACAGCACTTCCCGAAGTTTCACTATCGAATGTATAACAAGTTCCAGTATATGCGTATCCATAACCTTGAGATAGGTCGGTAGATTCAAGGAACACATCCAATCTTTCAGCAACAAACGCCTCAGTAAAACCAGTAACAGTAGGGTCTACATTTACCCCAAAGTTTTTGAGTCCAGGTCCATTTTGGTATGATGAGTCCAAGTTTTGGTAAGCAGTTGTTGCTGTAAATGCAGAAAATACATTTATACTCGAAAGACCTAGCAGATTTAAATTTTCAGGACCAACTGAAGTGATAGGTTCACCATATTTACTTAGATATTCTGTAGCATTAATAGTCTCACCTTCAACAATTCCAACAACATGAGGGACAAAACCTTTTCGTGAATCAGCATCATCAATAACAGGATAAACTAAAGAGTCTATTCTACCGTTTTGCTGTTTGATATCCTCCCAAACCTTTAAGTATTGTTCATAATCGTACTCTACTCTATCAGTAGTGAGGTTATTAGGTGTAGTTGCAGTCCAAGTATTACCAATAAGGTTAAATGGGTTAGACACCAATGTACTATTATTCGTAAAATCACCATGATAAAGACCAACTAAACCGTCAGCCTCATCAATAATATTAATAACAATATAATTTGTATCACCACCATTAAATGTACCTGACCCTGACTCGTCTGTAGTTGTCAAATTACTATGGTTGAACGGCACACCCTGTGAACGTGTATCATTACTACCTGTATTTAAGTCTAAACCCCTGTTAATTCTTTGATAGACGGTCGTATCATCTCTAAACTGTGTTTTTCTCGGAACACACTTACCATTATCATTAGCCTTACACCAACGTGAGTCATATTCAGAATATGTCACACCATTATTCAAAGAACTGTATTCAACGACCGATGTCGAATCACTTAAAGTTCCACCCGTCATCGAACCCAAATATGGATATGACATCCACCATATCCAGTTCTCACCATTACGAGAGTTATCACCAACAATACCCTCATATAAACTACCTAATTCAGAAGAATTTGAATTAAACCAACTACGAATCGATTCCGAAGCACCAGAAGCAGTTGCGGAATCTAATGAAGTCCCATCATAGAATACATAAACATTTGGAGGGCCCGGCACATTTACATCAACAATAATACTATCGGAGGAATCACAACAAGCAGTCATAGACCACGTTTCTGTAGAGGAACCCGGTGTCGAAGATGGTGTTGGGGTAGGAGTATTCGATGTAGTTACTGTAGGACCAGGGGTATATGTCGGTGTGTAAGTTGGTGTAACAGATGGGGTAGGTGTCGGTGAATCACACGGTGGACATTCACCATCTTCACAACCAACCGCCAAAACAGGATTACCAACACCAGAATAAACATAAGAAGGACCCGAACCTGAATAAGTTACGGCCGTTGCACAAACACCATTCGTACCATCAAAATTATAATTATAAGTTTGACCGATAACAATATTAGTCGTACCCGTATAACCACTAAAAATGAAATATCCTCCACAACAATCCTCGAATTGATAATCATTACTTGATGAAGAGGTTGTTACCGTTGGAGTTACCGTTGGAGTTATCATTGGGGTAGGTGTAGATGTTTCCGAAATTGAAGGCGTAGGTGTAGGGGTAGGTGCAGATGTTTCCGAAATTGAAGGTGTTGGTGTAGGGGTAGGTGCACTACACAATGAATCGGAACAACCACCAGGAATTTCTGTACTTTGGGAATCAACAACATATCCGTTGAATGTTACAGTCGTTGCAGTGGCATTAACATTAGTATAACACCCATCAGGAATATCAGAAACATTTTCGATTTTATATACGTTTCCAGAAACAGGTGGTCCACCAAAAGCTGTGTCATATTCACCTTGTCTTGTTCTATAAAGGTCATCACCATTACAGGGTTCGAAATAGTAGTAATCCAAACATGGTGTCTCTCCGGTACAAGAATTACACATCACCTCACCTGATGGTGTATAATAACCATCTATAGTACCTGTAATAGTATAACCAGTAGTGATTTGTGTATATGCACCAACACACTCTCCATTTATGGTAACACCTGTATTTTGTTGTGGACCTAATGACCCCCTAATGTTACCATTCAATGTATCTGCAGTGAAGACATACACACTTTCGTCACAACACGACGCAGCACTATAGTATAGTATATCATTACCAGTACCACCAGTACAAGCACCACAATTGTCGTAAGCGGTAACAATCGTGTTACCATTATTACCCGTATAAGGCCTAAAACAAATATTTCCTGGAGTAAAACACGCATTATAGTTAGTCAAATACGCAGTATCCTTATCTAATGCATTACCATCAACACTAATATTAGTAACATCAATATTACACGTAGATTCTTCATCTGTCAATCCATATGTGTAACCATCACCATTAGTGTTATAATAAGATATTGCACCCGTAGCACTAAATGGGATATCGTTACCACCACAAGGGTTTTGGTCAGTATTCGCAACATCGAACAATGTCAAGTTTCCTCCAAGCCAATTCCAAAATTCCGAAGAACTTGCGGACCCAAAAACCCAACCCGTTTCGTAGGTGTCACCATTACTATCGATTCTATCCTTTCTAGAGTCTTGAATGTAATTTGTATCAGAAAAATAGACATCACCATTGAGACCTAATAGGTGATTTTGTCGGTATAAATTGACTAATGCGAAAGTCGGTACCTCCATCCCTGTGGGTGGAAATCCTGACGAACTACCACCATGATAATCATCATTTTTCATGGTGTAATCAACCGATTGATTAGGCGTTGTACCGTCGTAGGTTACAGACCAATATCTATGTTTGAAATTGTTGAAAAAACTATATGTACCACCAGTGAAATATTGTAAGTTTGTGTCGTCGGTAGCACCTGAAAGACCCGTATCCCACTGAATATAGTAAGTATCACCCGTATAGGTAGAACTCGCGGAAGTTCTTTGTTTGATTACAAAATAATAACTAGACATTATCCACAGTTAATTGTTACGTTTATACCCACATTCAAGGTGATAGTCTTATCAGTAAATGATGGGTCACAACCCGTATTACTGAATGTGATGGTGTTACCATTAATAGAGTAATTCAAACCATCTTGATATAAATACTGAAAGTGTGCAATTGCAGCGTTCAACCATTCCGTATTCGAAGGGGCATCTGCATTACCATAACCAGTATAAAACTTCTCTTGTACGAGAATATCTGAATCCAATCGTAAATCAATATACCATTCTGTCACCACACTATTCAAATCACATTGTGAGGTTGTAAAACCACTCGAAGAAACAATAGAGTTAATTTGTTGAGACAATATTTGATTAAAAGTATTAGAAGGATAGAAATTACAGTCCACAGTTTGAGTAGCACAATTGTATTTCCATAACGGACCTTGAATCTCACAAGGAACACAATCAATCTCAACTATTTCACAACCCCTCTGTACCCTATAAACATGATTTTGTCTATGGAATACAGCGTTTTCCATTCTCTGACCACCATTCCATAAAGTTGAAGCAGGTATGACTTGTTCAACCAATCTCATCCAATAGTCACCGATGCCATTAACATAATCAATCATCTTTTGGTAAGTGTATCGATTTGATGGTATGTTTACATCTTGTTGAGAATTTAAGTATTTCCAATATAAAGAGGCTAAAGTCAAGTAACCACCATTACTTGTCTGTCTATTACGAACATTAATCATGTTCTTATAGAATGATTGAGCAAACTCAAAGAATGATTTGTCTTTTGGTCTTGGATTTATAACTGTCCAATCAATACCTCCAGGTGTTGGATAAGGTGAAGTCAATCCCGTGGCAGGAATAGGATAATTTTGGTCCCTACTCATTTGCCAAACGTCATATGTAAGACCTTGACCCATATTCATGAACAACTCAATATTTTTTCTATTCAATACTAACCTCTCATCCACAACGTTATAATCTGATGTGAACTCACCAGTACCCTTTCTAACCCCTAAGTTGGTATCCGTCCATGATTTTTTATTATCATTGACAGATGTAAGTTCATAACCCAATCTCATATTAGGAAAATCACGGAATTTATTAAAATACTTCTCCCCATAAGTGTATGGTTCTAAAGATGTTTGAATATTCGGATTCGAACCCGTGAAATTGGAGTTTACCACATCAATAGTTTCATTTGCTCTGTGTTGTGGTGTTTGTTCAAACCAACCTGAACCCATTTCATAGTAGTATGAGTCTGTTTCAGGGACCACTCTTGGGTATCCTTCATCATCCATTGGGTAATCACCCCTTACTTCCTCAGTAAACGTAGTAACTGACTGTGGTGTGAAGGCAGTATAGGTAACTCCCTTGATTTTGTAGGTACTGTTAGGTACTAAGACCGGTAAAATGTCTAATTTTGTACCACCAGTCACTTCTGAAAGTTCTCTATTGAATTCTGTAAGATTAATTGGTCCATCAGCCATATAAATGGTCTCATTGAACTCAACCAATGCTTTGGGAGCACCAATCATTCTCATCAAAAACTCCAAACCCGCTCGTGTACCCTTAGATTTGTATAGATAACCTGAATTTATGATTAGTTTTCTATAATATTCGTAATCTAACTCTTGTGGGGTCTTGTCACGAGTCTGACCAGGGTAAATCGATTGATTTTTTGTTCCAAATATTGACGTTAAGAAGTCATCTTCCGTAATTGGTGATATGTTGATGTCAAAACCTAATGTCTGTGCTAGATTCTTTAGTAAGACCGAAGGAATATCATTCTTTGGATTGTAATTTACTGAGTTAATGTACGCTAATCCATCGATAAACTTCTTTGTCTCGTCAAAACTCCTACCATAAATTTGTAAAACCTTCTCCATCTTTTGGTCACCAGTATCGAAGTCTTTGAATGCCCCTGTGACCAAGAATCTACTGATTAGGTTCGTCTTATATCTGTCCATAACCTCTGAAATCTCGTTGATTTTGTTCAGATAGTTTTCATATGATACCGTTTGTATATCTAAATTCCATAACCCTTTAATTGGCCATGTGATGTTTTCGACTGAAGTGTAGTACCTACCCGAATCATCTTCTCTCGGTACTCTGAATAACGCAGTATATTTAGGAGTGACTAATCTATTCAACAAAAACTTTTCGACTTCATCAAAAGAGTCTTCAAAAATTTCTTCAGTGTAAAATTTGTTTGGTCTCAATATGATATTTTCGGTTGACGATGTTGAATTGCCGAAAGGCTTACCTTGTACAACCACATCTATAGTCCCTGCGGATAGAGAGACCGACGGTGTAAAATCTTGAACTTTATATTCAGTCTCACCAGTACCAACAAATAATGAATACCTGAGGAACATCCTTGTCAAGTTTCTATATGGTGAAGTCTCCATTGGTCTGAGAGACATATTTCTATCGGCATTTTCACTAAAATCAATATCGAATGGATTTTTAATTCTACCAACGGATACGGTGAACGTGGTTTCATCATCAACCACATCATAAGACACATTGCTCACCGTATTTGCCGTTGTATAGTCAGTAAAAACCCTATCAACCTCCAAAGCTGCGGGAAAAAAATTAATTATCCTCGTTATTGAAGATGAAAGTCTTTTTTGTAAAGAACCATAATAAGAAAAATTAGTAACCACTGATACATCATAATTGGGGTATACTCCGAAATTACGAGCCCATATCTTTTTAGATTCCTCTAAATTTTCTAAATCCATATTCTCCAATGTAAAGGGATTGGAGAAAACACCCGTCTCAAAGGTACGATTAACCTTTTCAACTACGGAAGTAGTAAATTCAAAATTTCCTTGCGTTAAACCACCACCATCAACAAGCTGAAAGCCCACCAAGTCTGGTGAGAATGTTTCTGCTCCTGAAGGCGGTGCCGGTGGAAATCTGTATTTTTTTCTACTTGCCATTAACTAATTACATTATTGAAATTCTTACTGAAATCGATATTATCACCTCTATCTTGACGAACCTCAAATAATAGATTATTAAACTCATCTCTAATCTCGAACAAGTTGTATTGTTTGTAGATGTTGTTAGATGGGTCATAAAGTGTGTAAATACCATCCTCGAGACTCTTAGTTTGATTACCATAAAGTGCAATCGCAAGAGTATCGATATCGTGTTCAGCCATTTCAATATCTAATGTAATTGGGTTAAAATACGTATTAGTAATGATAATATTCTGATTTGGTTGACCGATAAATGGTGTTGCATTTGGTTTGTTCGACGGCGCACTCGATGGTGACAGTGTACAGAACAATAAGTCACTACCATTTTCAACATAACGATAACGGATAGTCTTTTGTGAACTGTTTGTTAGGTTTGTAGTCACAGGCTCACAATAGAAGGATGAAGTAATTATCCTATAAAAATTAGGTACCTTCGTTCCACTGTCATTTAAGTATTCCACTCTAAAACCAACCAATCCTTGTGCAACAAATTTGTTACGGAATTGAGGGTCAACATTATTTAAATCAATGATAATACCTTTTACATTCGGAAGTGCTGACAATACACCACAATCAGTGATTGTTGTTCTCATCTCAGCAGGACGAATATATAAAGTATAAATCCCTGTTTGATTAAACTCATTGGATGGTAGTCTTAAATTATACATTCCACCCAATATTTCATTTGTATTTCCACCTGTTTCGTTATTGTGGAAATAAGGCGTCAATATAGAAGCCGCATCTAATTTTTTTAGTACAAAATCTTCAGTTACGTCTCTACTCGGCGTGTAATTCATGATGATTTCTACATCCTCAGGGGACATATCTGCAGGTCTTGTTATTCCATAAGTTCCTAAAGCCATTTTCTAATTTTCATTAATTTTATAGAAACCATAACCATATCTTGTTAAGTCTCCTAAGTTATCAACCTCACCCAACCTTTCTAAACCTTCGAAAGCTGAGTTCTTGCCTCTGTCTATAAATACTTCACTCTGAATTTCTGGTGAAGAAACCATATCTAATAATACTTCTTGTTTTGTAATTGCACTTACACTTATGTCATTTGCGGTAATACCTGATGAATTTTCGATGAATAGAGTTGTACCATCAGGATAATCATAGTAATCAACATTATTGATTGTATATGCGGTGTAATCAGTATCCAACTCATTGATGACACCATACAATTGACCGTTTTGGAAAATAGGGACATTTGTTGCATATCTTACAGAACCATAACTACTCAGACTTGTCAATCTACTCGACGTATACCCTGACACTATAAAAGGTATATTAGTATATTTTGAGGATACTTGAGAAGATATATTATTCTCAGCATCACCACTGAAAATAAAATCATAACTCAATGGTGTACCTGACCAATTTCCCCCTTGTGGTGTAAAAGTAATCGAACCTTCAGGATTAGGTATTGTAGCACCACTCATAGGGATTTTGATTTCTTTTTTCACTTCAGTAGTCCCCCATGGATTTGTTTGTGTAATTGTCACGGTGAAAGCAGAAGCAAATGGATATATATGAGATTTGAAATCAGGTGAAGTGTCATTTATATTTTCAGTTGAGCTACCATCACCCCAATCAATAACATAATCCGCAAGTTGTAAAAATTTTTTGAAGTCCCTATCCGCTGTATTGAATACAAATACTTCATAAAAATTATTTGGATTCCCTGAATATACAAAGTTGTTCACCACATTCTTTTGAAGAATATACCCATCGAATGGTGTGTAGTACCCCAAATCATTGAAGGATTGTGTAAACATGATTGGTATAGTCAATCCTGTAAGTAAGGAATCACCATTGGTTCCACCACTTAAGATTTCTGTCAATCCGGAATACACACCAAAAGTATTTCCACTATAGGTTTCTTGAACGATATCACTCTTCAAAACCTCAGGAGAAACTTTAATATATGTCTTTTGTGTTTTCATTATGGGTTGACGTATTCATAAAATTTTATCGGAGTTCCTGTTCCTATCCTCACGTTATTGAGATTATACATCTCATACTCATAATTATTATAATCCAATTGTAATTTGGTATAAAAATTATCGGCCTTATTGAAATTAAACCTATTACTAAAATTTGATTGAGGTTGGGTCATCATCCTTGTAAAATCACCCGTCTTTCCATTAAAAAACTTGACCGACATGTAAAATTCATCCAAATTGATAAAGTCCCTATCTCTCAACCAATAGATAAAGAAACCTTCTTTGTCACCAACATAATCCAATTTGTATTTTGGTATTCTCACATCAACAACATTTGGTACGAGAGCAGTACCAATATCTGCCGATGTCGTTTCCCCTTGTTGAGTCGGTATCACCACCGTGAAATATAGTCTTTGTTTTTGACTATCATTAGAATCGTAAAAGTCCAACTTGAAGAAACTATTTTTGAATGAATTGGCATAATAATGAACTTCTCTATCATTAAATCCCGCACCACTATAACTTATAGTCCAATCCGAAGCTGTCGCACCTGTAACATCAATCAAGGAATTGATAAAATAAAATTCGTAGTTTATACTTGAAGCCGTAGTAGAATATATTTTATGGTCAAATCTTGTAACCTCAAAATCCTCAGTTGGATTGATGACCTGTTCAATAACCTCATCCTCAAACACATCAATAGCATCATCACGACCTGTCACATCCCAAGATTGTTCAATCGGAATCTGAATTTCTCTCTCAATACCTCTATCTGAAAATCTATACTTATTCACAATCATCAATAGCTGGTGGGGTTATCACACCGAATCCATAATTCAATGTTCTTTGCGGTAATACCTGAAGGAATGTGATGTCTTTGAATGGGTAATGTGCACCATTTAAGAATGGGTGGTCAACACCTACCCCTTCACCATCAACAAACCCATAAGGGTACAAATCTCTCCATCTCCATCTTTGTTCGAAGTTAGAGTAAAAGGCGTAATCAGGAATACCATCCACATCATCAACATTTCCCGTTTCAACGTAAGGTGAAAAATCTCTAACCTGTATAGAATAATGTGGATAATATAAGTATCCACTCGGTAAAACAACAGTACTTTCATCCAAAAAATGAATATCATTATAACTGTATTTATGTAACATAGGTGAAACAACATACTCCTTCATTTCAAAATCATTCCACTCGCAAAAATCTCCAAGGATTTCATCCCCTTGGGAAAGGTTTTGGTTATAATAAAATGTTTGATTATTTTTTTGGTAGTTAGCACCAGGAATATTATCTTTGTTATTAGAATTGTCTTTTCTCCACCATTGGTCGACTTCTAATGATAGACAGTTGAATTCCCAACCAACCTCGATAGATGATGTTGACCTACCATAAGGTTTGTTGAACCAACCCATATATCCTTTGTTTAGTATAGTAACAAATATTTCACTCAGTGGTCTATCATGATTGTCTTTATAATCATCTATTTTAATTTGTTTCTCAAAGGTAAATGATACCACTTGACTACCATTTCTCGTTGACACCCTTTGAACGTTATTTGGCGTCAATGCAGAATATTCTAATTTACTATCATTGTTAAATGGAGTATTTTCGAATCCCATTCTTGCGAGATTATAATCCTTAATATCGGTAAGAATTTTGTGTTTTCTCACATAATAATTAGAGGTGGTTTCACCAGAATTATTTCTATTAATTACCCTTTTTAATGTACCTGTAACACCATTACCAAAAGTAGAACCAGTGTAACCCAAATCATAAATTGAAAATACTTTACCGTTACTATCATAATCTTCATCCCCCAACTCATATACTTGAAATAATGATTCTCCATTGTAATTAATTGAAAGTTTGACATACTCACCAACGGAAAGATTATGACTACCACCACAGTAGAAAGTAATCAGATTTTTACCGTTAACTGTTCTCTTTTTCATAGCAAAAGGGATACCATCTTCAACATTAAAAACGGTAGAAGCACTTAACTCTTCATTTTTATAAGTCATGGTACGACCTGTGATGTTATCTGAAGCATACGATAGGTAGATGGTCCAATTATAGGTTGTTGAACTTTTCGGGACAAAGTTGAGATGACCTTCAATACCTTGAGTTCTGATAAAAGAAAATTCTTCATATTGCGGATACCCCTTCCATACATTAGAACTGACTGAATTTACCGCACCAACATAATATAAATTATTTTTATAAGGGTCATAGTTGGTTTTACCTGAAAGTACATTATCGAACAGATTAGTTATTTTTCCAGTAATCCTAACTTTATCAGAACCCTGTCTCTCTTTTTCAAATCTTTCAGCTAAGTTTACTAATACTGTACGGTCTCCCTCAACCATTAATCTTTTTTCACCTTCCAATGAAACATTTAAAGTAGTATCAAGGGTAGGAGCACCTTTGAACTGTTTCTCACTCGGAACAATTCTTATTTGACTTGGTTCCTTACTCATAACGTTTCTTGATTTAAGATAAATTTATCTATAAACTTATTCATCGAACTAGCACCTTTTCTCAAACCGAAATAGAAGAAGTAAGGTGAACCAGTTTGTATTTTATTTCTGAACTGTGTTGGTTTTGTTGTTGTAACCTGGACTGTATTTCCTGATATGGTTGAATTGTATATGTACCCAGGTCTTTGAGTTGTTGGTTTATGTATGTTAGTGTTGAATGTGTTTTGTGATGTCAGCCTATCTTCACTTTGATAATTGACGGAACCAATACCATCTTGTGATTTTTTACTATACCAATCATTATCTTGAGTTCCGAATATTGTTGAAGAATTATTGACAATTTGCCATTTGTGATATGGAACCAATTGGTCGTTATGACCGTAATTGTCTGTCAAAGTAACATTGAAAGTATCCTCAAATGTAAATTTACCTGGACTAATCATATCACGGTTAATAGTATTTGCACTGAAGAATATACCTAAGGTTGGGTCATTCCCATCTTTTATATATCTTATTTGTTCATCTGAATAATTAGAACCTAAATATGGTACTACACCAAACTCAGAATTAATACTCAATAATTGAGCTACATCCCCATCCAATCTCTGATTGTCTCTTGAGAATAATTTTTGTACAGAACCATCACCTAATCCTACTATTTGTTCCCAAAATCCTGAATCAGTAAGTCGACTTATGGCAAATAATTGTAATATATCAGACGTGTCGTTATACGAACTACTTTTGACTTTATCAATGATATATCCCTGAAATTCTGGATTAAAACATATTTCTTTCGTAAATAAATCTCTTGGACCTAAATCCATAATTGTAGTTGGGTTACCCAAAAACTTTTTATTGGCACCATTAGACCTACCAAGTATATTATTCTGTATTGCATTGTCTCTACCGATAAATCTATTACCTTGTGGTCGATTAGGATTGTATGGAGAAGCTCGATAGTAGAATGAATTAGTAACCAATTGATACATCGCAGTATCTTTACAATAAACATATTCAGGATTTGTGGTATATGTTGTCTTATTAATATCATTACCGTAAAGGTCAGTCTTTTGGAATGCATACATATACATCGCTCCGTTTATCCAATTATTAACGAAGGTCAGACTGACAACGTTATTACATAATGCAAACATCATTCTAAATCTTGCTCTCCATTCAGCAATAGATTGGAAATCTTCACCGATTGCAAAGTTTTTAGTTATAAGGTAATAACAACCCTTATACATCTTCTTTATCTCTTTTTTGTTATCAACATAATAACATCTATCATCTTCAGGTTGAACACCAATAGTTTGACCATATCCAGTATAACACTCCAATGGAACCATTTTTTCACATGAAAAAGTTTCATTAATCTGTGTACTAATAGCACCCGCATCTTCATTGAAGTCATCACCACCGTCACCAAATCCACTGTCACTTCCGAAATTGAATGACGTAGACTCTCCATCGTCCGTAATCGTATAGATGGAAAACCTTTTGTTTTGGTGTAGAGAAAACCTCTTGTAGGTGTTGTCGGATGTCGGTAATCTATCCGTTCTCATAACCAACTTGGATGAGTCTGACATTGTTAATGACTGATTAGGGATTTTTTTATAATATACTGGTGATGCATAAGACCAATCATTATCACTATTAGGCGTAGCTCCTTGAGACATCATCAAACTACCACCTTCAACAACCTCATCTTCTCTATAATTAAATTTGAAATCATTGTTTTGTTCCATCCGACCCCAGTTTCCTATTACATTTACAAAATTCGGAGTCCTGACTGCTTTGTTTTCATTTTTAACATTTTTATTATAAAGAGTATTAGTAGTATCCATTGAAGAATAATACTTATAATTTCTATTATTATAAGTTTGATACATTGAAGAATTAGGGGAAAATGAGAATGAATCAAAATATATCGGTAAACCAGTTTCAGAACAATTAGAACCATTATCACTTATTTTATCATGTCTCGGTATTCTCCAATCACTGTTAGCATTTGAATACGGTTGAATAGGTATATTCATTTTAAATTTACCTCTAACTTGAGGACCACTACCCATATTAAATCCATACAATTTAGATAAGTCATATTTAATATCCTGTCTTGGTGTATTGGGGTCGACACCTCTCACCAAAAATACAACACAATGATTTTGCCAATCCGGATTTAACTTTATATTCGGAACTTCGGATTCGAAGTAATTACCACTTGTTGCACCATTAGGATAAACATCAGGGTCTTTGGATAAACTACCACCTTTTTTAACTTTATGCCATCCAAAAAGGTAGTATTGACCTAAGGTATTATTTGGATTCCCATATGATGTCAACCCATTCGAACTACTACTCATGGTATTTTCATAATCAGCAAGAGTCTGCCCCGTGATGACTTGGAAATATTCGATATCAGATGCAAAATCATAATTAACTGAACTCCCTGTAGTACCTGTGATTATGTAATTATTAATAGCTGAACCCAAATTAGTCGGTGACATAGATTTGATTTGTACCGTTGAAGTAGTTTGTGTACTAAAAATTGTAGTACCTGTTGTACCCCCACTTACATTCGGGTCGTTTGACATTTCAGGGTCGTTGAATGTTACAATAGTACCCGACGTGAATGTTGATAATTGACCAGAATCCAAAACTAACATAACAACATTATCACTATGTTTTTTGGAATTATTTTCTGTTGGATTGATGTAAGTGTCAATTCTATTGTATCCACCATGTTGATGATATTTCGCTTTGACGTTAAAAAGATTAAATCTTTCACTCAACGGTAAATCTCTCGACCAAGTATCTTTTGTTACATTAGGGTTTTGTTTTTTATCCAACCACGGACTAAGTGATTGTTGTTCATCACCATATATATCATTACCCGCCATGACAGTAAGAAAACCGTCTGTGAACTTTTCCCATTCAGAGACATCATCATTATGATAACCAACAAAATCTGAATAAAATTCTGATTCATTAGTATTAATCAAGAGTGTAGTATTACTTTCAATTTCGGGAAATTCTGTATTCTGACCCGCTTCTCTGTCTTCACACGCACATGCCTGACACTCAGGATAAGAGAGGTTAGGTAGAGGAATCGCAGATAGAGGACACTTCTTTGATAACGAAGGAAAATTGAGTGGTGCTATTGGTTCTTTTTTACTACCAAAAAATTTTCTAATTACATTTATTACTGTAATAATAGAATTAATTACAACAACTACTACAGTCACTAAGAAATTTAATATAATCCTTATGACCGGCCATAAAAAACAAATAACATGACCTATGACCGTCAATGCTAATATCACAGGAGTAAATACTGATAATAAAATATTGATAATTAGAAATAATAGATTGAAGTTTCTAACCCCGTCGTTTGTTGGAAACTTATTAGTGTCATTCTCACAACCTCTATCCAATATCTCCTTAATACCTAAGAACCTCGCACGACCATAACCCTGTCTATACTCATCAATCATCATTGATGGTGTATAAACCTTATTGTAATTCATCAAATAGAATGAATCCTCACAATTAATCGCCACTTGCTTGTCAACATATTCATCCCAATCTAAAGAGAACGCATATGACTTTTGGAATTGAATGTAATCGTAATCATACTGTTTGACTTCAACAGTAACATCTTGTCCTATAGTTTGTGGTGGATTACCAACCTCCGTAGTCTTTTTCGTTACTTCAATAGTCAAAGTACCACCATTAGGAAATTCTATCCACTTTTCATTTCTGACCAATCCATTAACTGTCAAATTGATAGCCTCGAGATTGTCATTGAAAGGAATTGTCACCGTAGTGTTCGACGGTATGGTAATACTTTTTGTCTCAGTAACTTGACTCTGATTTAAAAAATCAACTTCAAGAATAGTCTCCGTATCTTTTGTTGATGGGTCAACACCCGAATTTTGGACTGAACCGTTCCACCCATATTCTCTAATCTGTGGAACAATAAAGTTGGCTCTTTGAACTTCTCCAACTATTGGGAAAATTTGGTCACCCTCAAAAGGTGGTCCATTTTCTTCTGATTGATACTTAATCTTAAATCTATACTTACCCTTTGTAGGAATACCAATTGCAGGGTCATTAGATAAGACCGTCTCACCAAACTCATTGGTCACCACATAATCTAAGTTCATCGGAACGTCGGTAACAAAGGCACCATCCTCATCAATTACCTTACCTGAATTTGGTAAACTATATTGTTCCAACACTGGGTCCCCATTTTGGTCTACATCAATGGTCTGCCTGACCGCCAATATCTCACCTGGCCCTGTCGCTAAATTACATAAATCACCTTGTTCAGTTCTTGGCTTACAGTTTGGTTTTATCGGCCTACTCTCGACATCACTGAAGATAGAACCCATAAACACAGCTGTGGGTTGAATCTCAATACCCAAATCTCTTAAATCAAAATCATTTCTTGTAATACCAATATTACACAGGTCCTCTTGACCCCAAAAAGAAGCTACATCAATATCTTTTACTTGTGTTATAATTTGTGGTAATTCATCAATATTTGTGGACGCTTTGAAGTTAGAACCGTCGAACTGCTCAGCAATACCCATATTCATTCTAATCAAATCCTGAGGTCTCAAAGAAAAACAACCCATGTCAGATAGGTCCATATCCAAAACAATCTTCTGATTACCCAACGGCACACCAGTAATCATAAAATCACCAGAAGTGTTTGTCTTCACTGTAAATTTGTAATACTTCTCATAGATTTCCAATACCTCGTTACGAGTAAGAACGTCAGACCTTGAAGGGAATGTACCTGTCGGCGTATGACCTCCATATTGTTTTTCATAAGGTAATAGATTATATCGATATCCATCTTCATTTTTATCAGAAGGGGATTTGTAAGGATATAAAGCTGATATTACTGGGTCCTCTAAGTCCATATCATCGACAGGTATGAAGATAGAAACTCTAGCATTTGGTATACCAAATCCACTATTTGCAACTACACGACCAACAACCACACCATAATCAGCACAGAATCTGGAATACACATCTTCCTGTCTTAACTTCAACGATAAGATTTCAAGAAAATCGAAGTCCTGCTCCACATTCACACGAATGTTTTGGTCAGTCCCTAACTTAGTACGTATTCTATATGATTTAGACATAATGCAGTTTTAAGATAAATACCCATTTATCCATTTTACAAATGTAAACCCACAAGTATCTGATGTAAATTATTATTATTTGTAATCGACGTTTTTAAGGTTTTTAACTCTGACCTTAATATCTTTCTCAGGGAATCTTACTTGGTAAATCTGTGAAGGTTCCGCAAAAATGGTTTCATCAATTAATTGAATTTCTTTCGTGTCGTCGTCCGAATATCTTTGTGATGTTTCAGCTGAAGAATATTGACCCCCAACTTTATTGTAAACTTTTAATTCAGTAATTGAAATCACACCAGCAACATTTTGAATGATTTGTTTCAGTTGAGATACAAAAATGTTTTCACCCATGGACCTATCTGTTGGTGTCATATATTTTGATACCTCATCTATAATTTTAGTTATGACCGTTCCTTGATTCTGACCTGAATCTAATACTACAGATAAATCATATTCCAAATCAATAACTTGACCAACATTCACTGAGATGTAGTCGTTAATCATTCTATATTTTGATAGGTAGTTAGCGATATTTTGTTTCAATGTGTTTGATACTGTCTGAGTCAAACTACCGTTTGCATCATAAGATAAGACATTGATGTTAATCTTATTATCTTTTTCGGTGATTGCTGTCTTTGCAGGTGCACCGTATTTTCCAGGCATCTTTCTAACCAAGGCGTTATAATCATTGATGGTCACCGCTCTATTTTGAGAAGCGAAGTTAAATGTCACCATATTCCTTGCCTCTTCTATAGACGGTTGATTAGCCCCACCAATAGCCGCAGTCACATTATTGACCGTCAACGAATTGATTACAGTTTGATTATTTGTATTCGAAGGACCATTTACAAAAAAGTTTACCGTCCCCACTTGGTTGATTGCATTAACTCCAATGTTAGACGCCGTTCCACCACCAACTCTATACTTAACGAATAATGTAGTATTTGCTTTTACAGTCCTACCCAATCCAATATTATTTTGATAATCTTGTATTCTTAATGATACCCCATTTCTTGCAAATTCAGCAAGTTGGTCGTCAGGTGTTGTTGTTCCACCACCAAACTGTACTTTCATAAATCCTTGAGGGGTGTATTCAGTGATGAATCTTTCCTCAGTATCTATGTATTTACCAACTTTGATACCTGGTAAATCTGAAGGTTTTGTAGTGTCCTCAACAAAAACTGTACTCTCAGCTAAAGAATCAACCTCATACCATCTGTCTTGAGCATTAACAAATTCAGAATATGTCGGTGTTGACTGAAAAGAAGTACCGTCTTTTTGAATGATATCTACAACTTCTAATACATTCTGTTCTGGTAAGAAAAACTCAAAAAATGGTTTTACATCATTTGGATTTATAGTCTTCTTGAATACTTTGGTAAGTCCGTTGACTACTACTTCTCTCTTAGTAATAGTGTAATTTATTAATACATTATTGGAGTCGAAATTTGGAATTTTAGTCCTGTTTGGAAAACCCTCATTATTATATTGTGAAGCAAAATCAATATCATATACATTTTCGAATACTTGACCCGCACCAATAACTTGGGAACCTGCTCTTAAGATACCCAAGTACCTCGAATCTTCTTGGTCACCCAATGCCGGTACTGTAATAGAAAAATCAACAATCGCAACAGATGGTCTGTTACCAGGTATCTTTAGACCATAAGTTCTTGCAATGTTAAATATAGATGAACGTTGTTGTGCATATTGAAGTACAGTTTCTTGAATACTTCTGTCAATATGGTAATTGAGATTATCACCAATTGCTGCGTTCAAATCCATGAGTACAGAATATACAGCAGCATCATTGAAGTTATCGATTAATTCAGGGTAATATTGTCTCGTATAGTTTACGAGGTCCTGTCTTAAACCTTCAAAGTCTCTTTCTGTATATGAAATCTTCTTACTCGCCATCTACTATTAAATATTTATAATTATGAAATCTTTGGTTTGAAATGTATTATCAGTCACTGTAAAATCAATTCTTAATTTTGCAGTATACTCTTCAACACCACGGCCAGGTATTCTATATATACCTCCAACACCTAACTTTTCAGTATTCAACTCACCTTGAGCATCCAAATCCTCTAAGTAAGGTGTGATTGTGATTTCATTTATTGTTAAATTAGGGATATACTTTTCGACCGCATTTTCGATATCAGACTTTATAGCTTGGAAACTTGTACCATCCATCGGTTCGAAAATAAATTCATATATTCTTGTTCCAAAATCAGGTAAATAATATCTACTTCCCTTTCTGGTAAGTATCAAATGAAGTAAGTCAGTCCTTATCTCCTCATCAGCAGTCTGAGAGAGAGAAAGATACTTTCCATCTTTACTATCCTGAAAAGGAAAATTAATACCATATGTTTTACCGTCAGCCATTGTCTATAAATATCTTAACTGATTAAATTATAAAAAAAAGAGGACCGAAGTCCTCTTTTATCTTAGTTGTCTGTTATTTTTAACAATTAACCTTCACAAGCAACACACTGAAGGTCATTCAATCCCAACTTCTTTCTTGCGAAAGCTTGAGCTGAATTCATTGAGTGTTGGTAGTACAATGTTTTAACACCCAACTGCCAAGCTTCAATAAGAAGTTTGTTAACATCCCTTGTTGGCATGTCAGGTGAAATCATTAAGTTCAATGACTGTGATTGGTCAATATAAGATTGACGAACCGCAGCTTGGTTGATGATTGACGACTGGTTAATTTCAGCAAATGTTCTGAAGATGTCTTTCTGTTCGTCAGTCAAAAAGTCTAAGTGTTGTACTGAACCATCGCTTTGTTTGATACTGTTCCAAATTTCTTTGGTGTCTTTACCCATCTCAGATAACAACTCCTTAAGAATAGGATTTTTGATGGTTACCTTCATCTTAGCCACATCCTTCACGTAACAATTAGACCAAATAGGTTCAATTGATTGTGATACCTGACCTAAGATAAACGCTGAAGATGTTGTTGGTGCAATTGCATTCAACGTAACGTTTCTTCTACCGTAACCTTCCAAGTATTCAGGTTCACCGAACATCTTAGCCATTTCCTCAGACGCTGCGTATGATTTTTGTTTGATTAGTTTGAATACCTCAACATTCAATCTCGCAGTCTCTCTAGTGTCGAATGGTAGACCTCTTTTCTGTAGAAGTGAGTGCCATCCCAATACACCAAGACCCAATGCTCTTTGTCTTTTAGCAAAGTTGTAAGCTTTCTCCAAGTAGAAGAAACCTCTCTTACCTTCGATAGTTCCGTTGTCTCTGATATCCTCAATCTTAGTTAAGAATTCAGTAACAACTGCATCTAAGAACATAGTCATAGTCTCAACAGCATCTGTGTCTTTCCACTCATCATAATGAAGAACATTCATTGATGACAATACACAAACGAATGACTCCTCTTCAGAGTTGTGAAGCGCAATCTCAGAACATAAGTTTGAGTTGTAGATTGTCGCATCTTTGTCTTTGTATACGTCAACAGTGTTGTTGTTCATTGTATCGTGGAACATAATGTATGGGTAACCAATCTCTCCACGTCTTTGGATGACCTTAGCCCAAATCGCTCTTTTCTCTTCGTCACCTGCAATCATCTCATTCATAAACTCATCAGTTACAGTAACTGCGTGAGTCAAATCCTGAATTGGGAATCCTTCTGTACCAATTTCCAAGAACTCCATGATGTCAGGGTGTTCTACAGGAAGGTATGGTGAGAAACGACCACGACGAGTTGAACCCTGTGAGATGTTGTCAACAACACTCTCAAATAGATTCATAAAGTGTACCGAACCTGGTGCTAAACCGTTGTCAGTAATCTCAGCACCTCTGTGTCTGATGTTACCAAAGTAACCAGAAGTACCACCACCCATCTTACTCATTTCACCGACCTCAGCCTGTGTGTATAGAATTGACTCGATGTTGTCTCCAATATTAGACCCAAAACAACTTACAGGTAAACCTCTCTTCTTACCGAAGTTAGCCCATACAGGTGATGATAGGGAATACCATCCCTTACCCATATAGTCATAGAATTTATCTGCAAAACCTTCTATACCTAAAAGGTTTTCTGCATGGTCTGCGATTGTTCTGATTCTCTCTAGCGGTTCTTCACCTTCACTCAAGTATCCTCTACGGAGGAAGGTAATTGATTCTTCGTTAATCCAGTCAAATGGTTTTCTATCGTTCATTTTATTTTTCGTTATTTAATTAGAATAAATCGTTTGATGTAATCGATTTAGATTTCTTACTGTAGTTAATACTTCTTTTGTTGAAGAAATCAGTGTGTTTAGTAGTTAAGATTTCATCGTCAAACCACTCAGTTGTTTCCAACAACGGTTCGTTGATTTCAAAAATACTATCTACACCAATGGAGTTTAATGATACATTAAATCTATGTTTAATAAATTCCATTGTCTGACTTTTCGTTAGGAAATCTAAATCACCTTCTTCAAATATCCAATTAACTATTTCTGTTTCTGCCTCATACGCTTCCATTGTTGCCGCGATAAGGTCTTCTTTTAATTCATCCGTCCACCATGATGGGTTCTCTCCTTTGATAAGGTTTACCAAATCAAATCCAAATCCAGCATGGATGTTTTCTTCTTTCGATGTTGCTTCAACAGCGTTACTAATACCCTTCAACATGTTCTTATGTTTGTTGAATGACATAATAACTAAAAACTGTGAGAACAACGATACATTCTCTACAAACATAGAGAACAATACTACAGATTCAAAGTATTCTTTATCTTCCACTGCTTTTGAGTTAGAGATTGCTTTCTCCAAATACTTAATTCTTCTACGGATTGCAGGTACCTCGAGTAATGTTTCGAAGTCAGCGTTCAACCCTAAAAGTTGAATTAAGTGTGAGTAAGCGTCAGCGTGTCTAACCTCAGACTCCGCAAATGTTGCACCTACATTACCAATTTCAGGTTTTGGCATCCTTTTGTAGATGTCACCCCAAAACGTTTTAACGGCAATCTCAATTTGTGAGATAGCCAACATCGCTCTCTTTACCGCAGTTTTTTCTTTCTTATCCAAGTTTACTTTGAAATCTTGAATGTCTGAAGTAAAGTTAAACTCTGTATGTACCCAATATGAATGTCTGATAGCATCCACATATTCATTAAGATTTGGATATTCGTAAGGTTTAAGATTTGTTCTCTTGGTAAAGATATTTGGACCGTGATTTTTACGATAAATGATATATTCTTTAGCGACATCATTAAGACCGTTGTCCATCAACTTATTCTCCACCATATCGTGAATTTCATCCACGTGAGGTACTTTATCTTTTTCATCTCTGAAAATTCCTTTACGAGTGATTCTTGCAATTTTCTCAGCCATTTCATCATCAACTTCACCGACAGACTTCATAGCCTTCAGTACCGCATATTTGATTTTTTCCGCTTCGAAAAGTACTTGTTCACCACTTCTCTTAATTACATAACGAGTTTCTTTACTGTTCATAGCACTATTGTTAACCATAATTTATTGTTTATTAATTTTGTTGTCCCTCACGTTGCTTACGCTTTTCCATGAGTTCTTTGATTCTATCCCTTTGTTTCTCCTCTCTTTGTTCTTCTAAACCTAAGAAAGTAACACTCTGTTCAGTATCAATAACCAACATTTCATTATCATACTTACAATTCTCAAATACAACCCCATCCTTTCCGATACGGGACTTTGTAATTGCAATGGTAGCCAAGTTCATTTCCTTTTGTTGTAATGACTTCGCCACCGAGATAATTACGTGACCAACCTGAGCCTTCTTAATAGAACCACCCATTTGGTCTGTGGTAACAACTTCTGATGAAATTGAAGAACGGTTACCCTGTGTTGCTGTCCAACCAACAATGTCCAACTCGTGACACATCGCCTCGAACGCTCTCATCACAGAACCTTCACTCTTCCATTCATCACCCAAGTTTTTGTCAGGTGTAATACAATCGATGTAATCCACAACAATCATATCAATCTTGTTCCCTTCCGCTATCATCTTTCTAACCTGATTCTTGATTTGATTCATCGTCAGGGTATCAGACGGTAACTTCTTCAAAGTTAAGGAATTTTTTGTATTTTCCTTAATCTCTTTGACTTTATTCATCACATCATCTTTATGATTAGATAAATTGTCAGGAGCAATACCTGTCCATAGTGTGAAGTGCTTACGTTGGATAATCTTCGGGTTGTCCTCAAAGAACACCTGAAGAACATTGTAACCCAAGTTGAATGCGTGGTTTGAAATCTTTGTTAAGAAGGTCGTCTTACCCACACCTGTCGGTGCAAGAATAACTCCAATCTCACCTTTTGCCAATCCACCCTTCATTAGGTTGTCAATACCTGGTACTCCCATCGGAATTGGGTGACGGTAGTCGTCGTCCAATACCACATCTAAATTTGAGAATACATCAGATGTACCTGTATCCACTTCACCAACCTGTAGAGCTTCTCTAACCATCTCCTCTAAGTGGTCATAAGATTCAAAATCACCCTTATCGATGATTTTCTGAGCCTTACTCATCACTTTCTGAAGTTCCTGCTGCTTACAGAACTTCAATGACTTCTCTTGAACGAAGTCTGACCCTTCAATTGGTGCTTCCTTGACATCGTTTAACATGTCGAAGACCATCTTCTGAGCCATCGGAGAGGTAATTTCACTCTTCGTTAGTTGTTCCAATGTTGCAAATGTTGGAGTATGTTCATACTTAGTATAGTACTCCTTTACCATCTGCATAATAATTTTGAAATATTGATTATCAAAGTACTTCGGGTCCAATACATCCACAATCGAATTGGCAAAGTCTTTGTCAATCACGATATTATTTAGAAGTTGTATTTGGAAGGAGTTACCAAGGTAACCGAAGTTTTTCTCTTTTGACATATCAATCTAATTTCTTTCGGGTAAATAATAAATATGGTTAACCTAACTGATATTCCATGTATTCGTAAGATAAATCTTCAGAGGAAAAAAGCTCTGTCAAACCACGAAGTACACTTTTTAGTTGCGGGCGTATATCTACGGTGTATCTTATTTTCGGCGGGTATAATTTCGCGTCAATAATTTTATGACAAATTGTCTCCTCCCCAATACGAATTTTTACGTGGAAAGTCTCCGGACCATCAGTGTTTGAAGTGTCCAAAATACTTGGGTCCAAAGCAATTTGGTTGTAGTGGTCCAACATATACATGTTAGTTCTCGCCTTTAGACTCCTTGTCAAAGTACCAGTGAAATCATTCACAAATTCAATCACATCAATACTCTTACGAGCCTTTGGATTGTACCCTCTAACGTTGAAGTAACGTTGCACTACAATGTTGTCATTCAACATCAAAAGGAATTCCATTTTTGTTACGTCATTTTTTTCTTTCATAACTAATTTTTGTTTTTGTAACGTTTTTTTTCTTTTCTACTAAGTTTCATAAACGGTGTTAAAAAATCTACCCAACCATCATCCTGTTTGGGTAAGTACTTGAAGATTCCATCATCATTCATCATTCTCATGAGATTCTGATATCCTCTTCCTTCAGGGTCCAACTCTTCTGTATAGTAGAGTTCAACCTCGTCCTTACCTTCATCACTTATCATTGGGTGGGACAAATCTACAATCTTTTTGTTAATATCAAAGAATTCTTTTCCTAAAACCCCCCTTTTAGTTTTTCCTTCTAAGATACTCTCTAAGATTTTTCTCTTGTCACCCTCTGATTGTAATTCTTCAGCTCGGTTTATAATATCATCAACAGAAGTCGCTTTGTCCAATATTTCAGGAAATATCTTCGCAAAAGTTTTCTCACCGAGTAAGTATATACCATCAATATTGTCAGACTTATCCCCCGATAAAATCTTAAACGTGGTCATGTTGTAATGTGGTATAGAAATGTCCTTCAAAGGGATGTTATCTCCCTCCTTAAAGACTTTTCTATGACTGGGTGAGTAGACCTCCACTTTATCAGAGATAAGTTGTGTAAGGTCTTTATCTGATGAAAATATAGTTTTGTATTCGTCCTCAGAAATGTTACAGTAATGAGCAATCGCATCGTCTGATTCACATCCATCAATGGATACTTGCCTGATAAACATTTCTTCCAAATACTTCTTAACTCTCGACAACTGCCATTCAAATGAAATCTGTTGTTGTTCGTTAAGGGTTCTTTTTCTATTTCTTTTGTATTGTTCGAGCAACTCTCTTCGTGATGTTGAGTTATCCTTCGCATCCCAAAAGACAATGACTTTGTCGTAATTGTGCTCGACTAAGAATTTTTTGAGGGTATTCACGAAGTGAAAGATTGCACCAATATGGTTTCCCTCATGATATAAATCTCTTACTCCGTGATAACCTATTTTAACTAAGTTGTTTCCGTCAACTAATAATGTCTTTGTCAAAATACCCTCAATTAAAGGTTAGACTTCTTTTACTTCTTCCAATTTGTAGTCACCGTCAGTACCGATGACTCTCTTCCAATATTCCGCTTGTTCGGACTTATACTTTTCAATGGACTTCTTCTCTTCTGCAGATTCTTTCCCTGCCAAGAAACCATGAGGTGTTACGATAATCTTACCGTCCTCATATCCCAATCCATTGATGTGGTTTTTCATAACCGATACTTTCGTTCTAACTGCAAACTTAACTTTTCTTTTGTCTTTGACCGCAACAATCTTATTGGTACCAGCATTTTTCTGATTTCCAAATAAGAATACCAATGAGGAGTTCAACCAAATTGCCTCACCACCCTTAGCTTTAATCTTAGGTTGACCAAAAGGATTGTCGGGTAATTCTACCCACGGTTGATTAACAATCACCAATGTATTCTCATACTTTGATGTTGCCTTTCTTGAGCCAGCAATTCTTTGGTTGATACCCATACCAATTTTGTCGGCCAATGCGGCAGCATTATGTTGTTTACCACCCTTACCGTCAAAAGTCATTTTACAAGGAACAGAACCTACAGAATCCCACAAGAATAATAAGTCGTACTCCAACTCACCTTTTTCCTGTGCATCCAACAATTCGTTGATGTAGTCTGTGATTTGTTCGATGTAATCAAAGTTGTTGTTAAATAAGAAGAATCCGTCCCAATCCAATTCACCTGTTTCCTCATCAACAACTTCTTCACATTCGAATCCCATTGTTAATGCGTGGTCAAAAGACCATTTTTGTTCAGTGATAATAAAGACAGGAAGAATGCCCTTCTTCTGTGCGTCTACCGCGGCTTTAACCAATGCAGTTGTTTTACCAGTATCACTATGACCCAAGAACATATTCAGGTGACCAATCGCAGGACCAGGTAGACCTACCGCATCCAAAAATGCCTCACCTAAATCTAAAAACCTTTGTGGTTTGTACTTTGCTGAAGTAGAATATTTCTGCTTCAACGATTTGAAATCTTTTTTCTTAATTGCCATATTGTTTAGTAAATAAAGATGGTAAGGACCGAAGTCCCTACCATCGTGTTAGATTTAGAATGGCAAGTCGTCATCGACTTTCATTCCCGCTTGAGGGTCTTCCACCTTCACATTAGTGTCAGATGATACTGAACCACCCAATGTTACTTCTGTGTCGTCACCATAAACGTATTTTTTCAATTCTGTATCCCAAACAGGTGTTTCACCTCTTGCGATAGCTTCCAAATACTCAACAGGTTTTTGAGCGTAAACGTCCTGCCAAGTCATCTCATCTTCAACCCATTCTTTCATCTGAGCTTTGTCAGTATGAATTGGTGCTGGGTCATCATACATAATAGTCTTAACTACTGTGTACTCGATACCTGAAGGTGTCTTAGCTTTAGACAAATCAACAATCAAGTCACGACCTTCGTTAGCGTCAGTCACATCACCTTTTTGTTTCCAAATTGGAATGATTTTATCCAAGATACCTTCTTGTTTGTAGTTATCCTTGAATCTCCAAAACTTAGGTCCGTGGTCTTCGTTCTCACGGTCGATAACCTTAACAATGTAGAATTTACGTGGACGGTACTGACGAGCCAATTCTTTGTCTGACTCTTTACCTGTAGACATCAATTCTTCGTAAACCTCAGTAAGTGGTGAACGCTCACCATCGTTCTTACCTGGGTCGTAGAGTTTAGTCCACTTACCATCAATCTGTACTTCGTGGTACCACACCTCTTTAAATGGAGATGAACCGTCTGGTGTTGGAAGGATTCTGATTACTTTTTGACCTGATTTGGTCCCTTTAGGTAGATACGTTGTAAAGTATCTTTTTAGTCTGTCTTCTTGAGACATTGAATTACCCCCACCGTTATTTGAACGTTGGGTGTTTTTTTCGTACTGAGCCAGTACAGCATCTAATGCATTTCCCATAATTTTTTCTTTTTACTCTGTTAATTGTTTCTCTTAAACTCAATAATAAGTATAGTCTTATTACTTCAAAAGTCAACCGACTGCAAAGAAAAAGACCACCCTAATTGAGTGGTCTTTATTATAGAAAATTTTGTGTGTTAAGTCAACTTATTCTTCGTCTTCAATCGGGGAATCAAACGATTTTTTGATGTCAGCGTCAGAATAATTCTCAACTTCGTCAGAGGTTAAAACATATTCGTTCTTACCTGTTTGTTGCATCTCAACTTCTTTGTCAGCGAAGAAGTCCGTCAACTTCTGATTATAAGGATAACTGTCCAAACTTCTTAATTGTAATTTTTCTTCAGGTGACTTCTCTCTGTATTTTTCAACCTTAGCTTCGATATCATTAATCTTACTTAATATTGAATCCATCTGAGACAACTTACTTTCCAAGTCGTTTAATTTATCAAACATTGAGTCCATATACTCATCTTGTTTATCTGAGATTTCATTTTGTTTGTTTACCAAATCTGTAATCTCCAACTCTTCAGTGTCACCACCCATATCCTCATCAGACTCCACATTACCCTCGTCGTCTAATTTCTCAACATCAGGGTCTGTTTCAACATCTACTGGTTCCGCAATTTCCTCGGCACCCATCTCGACATCCATATCCAACTCCAAATCGTCACCAGCATCTGCAGCTGGGTCAACAGGTTCTTCTTGTTCTACCAAATAGTTGTTGATGGAATTGTGTCTTTTGAGTTCTTCTAATATTTTATTATCTACTGACATCTTATTTTAATTTACCCATTTAATAATGTTTTCACACCGTGTGGTGTTTCAACTTTAAGGGTTCTATTCACTTGTCTTGTATTGTCAACTCTTTCAATAAGTCCGTCTCTCATACTAACAGTGTAACAGTCTCCTGTATCTAAGTCACAAACTTCTTTGTAACCATTTCCGGCATCTCTTTCAGTAATTCTAGTGTCTTTTGACAAATACTGGTCTAATAATGATTTTACGTTCATAGTAATACTTTTATTAATAAATATATGAAAAAGTGAATTTATCCTAATTTGTAGATACATACCATTTAATACCCTGGTCAAAGAGTGGTACCACCGTTTCATATCTTTGTTTTATTTGTTTTTCTTGGTCATTGGCAGGATTAGTGATTATTCTATTAAATTCACTGTCTGTCGATATTTGCGAGTAGAAGTATTTGATATAAATCTTAGCATAAACATCCTCATTTTTATCATCTGTAGATGATTGACCGATTTGAGACATGTCATTATAAACACTTGGAGTATTAAGGAGTGCCTTTATGGAATCCATACTTTTTTTCCAATCTGTAAATGATGCTAAAGGTACATTTTGTCCACCCATATTTACACAAACCTGACCTTCTAAATCACTAACATCAACACCTCTTAATATCTTATTGGTAGTTAAGTTACCTAAATTACCATTTTTGAATTTTACGGAAGAGTTATTTACTGTAAACTCAATCCATGGTATTAAACCTATAAGTCGTCTAACATCCATATCATCTCGTAACAATGTCAATGTTTTAACATAATCCTTAATATTACTATAAGAAAGTGTTTCGTCTCTTAACGGAACATAATCTAAACCTACATATCTAGCTATTGGAGTACAGTTCGATGAACCAATTTCAGTAGCATTACCCTGAACACCATTTGCCGTTGACTGCTCATTTGTAATAGGTGTGGATGTTCCTTCATCATTGGTCACGTTCTGATTTTGTTGTTTTGGTTTATTATATTGTTCGTTCAACCTCTTCAACAAATCAATATTTACACTCATAGTGAGTTCTTTGATATTTGGGAATGAATACTTGGAAATTCTTACACCACTGAATGTTGTCATAAAGTCACCTGGTGTAATATTGTGAGATACATCAGTAATCCAATATGGACCAGTAAACATAGGTACATATCTCAAGTTGAAATACATAGTTGGTTGAATCATCACATTACCCATTGATGTAATCTGACAATTATAACTTCTATTTTTATAAATGTTATATAGAGAGGTGGATTGTTGGAACGTCTTAGAACCCTTACTTTGATTTGCCATATCCGTCAAAATTCTGAACGATTCCGAAGTATCCTTAAATTGTGATTGGTCCAAACTTACTGATTTAAAAATCCCTTGATTACGAACACCAAAATCTACATTGAAACCTACAACTTTATTAGAAAAGGCATAATCAGTTTTATCAGTCTGATTTTCCCTCAATACTTCAGCCTTATATATATCAAAACTATCATCACCGAATCGGTAATCCACATTCTCAGACTGATTCAAATGTTCAGATACTTTGTCAGTATATAAACATAAAAATCTAGGTCTACTATTATTATGGTCTACCTCCAAGAATGTACCAAAAACATCAGAAGCAGAATTTTCAATACCTTCTTCAGGTCTAGCGTCAGGTGAAGGGTCACTCACACCATAGAAATTAGTGTACGAAGGTAAGGCCATAAATAACATATTATTCTTTTGTATTAAATGACCAATCAAAGTATAAATTGAATTACCGTTCACTTCATCATTTATATAACCAACTAAAGAAGTAACATCTACGATTAGTTTATCACCTATATCTCTGTTTGCCCTGTCCAAGAAAAGGAAATCTTCAAATAACGTTCGAGTCTCGAAATCACCTCCAGAAATCCATTTATCATTCAAAGCTTTGAAAAATTCATACAATTCTAATTTCGCAGCATCACCAGTCATAGATGACTTGATATTTTCTGTCTCTTCAGTTATGACAGGTAAATCCTTATTTAACTTTGTAAATAAGTTATTTTGTATTTTCTTTTGTGAGGAATCTAACAATGTTAAATACTCATTAAATGAAGTCATAAACTCTGTGGATGACATACTTGGTTTTTCATACTTTTGACTAGCATAAATTTGAATAATCGGACCCAACTGATTCACATTGTCTTCATTAAACTCGATATCCATATCAATAAAAAAATCAGTGATGAATGACCCACTATCACTGTATTCCATTCCATCTGCATCGTACTCACCCACAACTAATCTTAATGCTCTCCATGCATCAGGATAGTTACCCTCACTAATACCAAGTGTAGTACTATTAGTCAATGATGGTAATGAATTAGGTATATAAGTACCAAAATCAATCCTTTGATTCTGAGTTTGATATCTAGAATCATCAGTAAATGAATTCCACACTCTCCTGTCAAAATTCGAAGGATTGGCATTTTTAAATATATAAGAATTACCCACAAATTTTATCATTTCCTGTTTGAATGACTTGAGTTGTTGATTAGCAATCTTTTTTCCATCCAAATCTTGATTATTAACCAATTCAGGTCTTTCAACGAAAAACAGACTTCTCATAGTATTGATTAAATTCGGACCTTCAACATTAGTATCTCTGTTAGGGTCTTTACAAAATTTCAAGAATTCTTCTTCGAACAAATTCATAATATCTGAATTGAATACAGCTAAAATTTCTTCTATTGAAGAATATTCACTGAGACCTTCTAAGTTGAAACTGTCCTGTTGTGTTTTTTCATTATCGATTGTCTTTATATATTGTCTATATGTCGGTTTGTTCAATAAAGACGCATCAAAATAACCATAATGACTACCACCCCAAAGTGTTTTAATTGACCCATCATACAAAGGATGGGATAGGGGGTTATTTTCAGTTTTACCTTGGGGGTTAGTTACCTCAAACTGTGATTGATTGAAATCACCACCACCTGCTGATGGATAACATATTACCCTATCTTTAAAACTCCCATCGTATAATTGAGGTTTATCATAGAAGGTATAATATGAATTTATGTTATACCTCTCAATTTCAAATTGAACTGGTGGTCCAATACTTACAACAGTGTTATTGAACCTTTCTATATTGAAGGCGGAATTATTATTTGTTGCAATCTTCAAACCTGAACCTGAAAGTTGAGTATTACCTGAAAAATAATTTCTGAAATCTTGTGCGGTAGTCCCCGTTATAAATTCATTATAACCAAATAGATAGTTTATGTTATTTATAATTTCAGGATAAAAACCAACATTACTTTGTATAGTATTGGCACCTATCTGTGAACCAAAATAGGTCACTTCCATTTGATAGTTAGTTGTACCAGTATTACCATATCTTGGTATTTTATAAAGTTCTAATTTGGACGGTGATTGACTTAATGGGTCATATAATTTATCCTCATCAATATTAGTCCATACATCATCGAGAATATCGATACCATCAGTAATATATTTTTTATATCTATACCATATCGAACCATATTTGACCACCCAAGAATAAGGCATTTTATGTAATGCACCAAACTTGTTATATATTGCAAAGTTGTAATCATTAAATTCACCTTTTGGATTTCCTTTACCTTTATTCATTTTTTCCCTCAATGTCTGTAGAGGAAGTGAATTTATGAATAAATAACCCATCGTCGAATATGGGTTATCAACACCATTTTTACTATCAACCACAGATTTATTTATAGAGTTGATAAAGTAAGGGGTATTCAATAATGAAGTGGTTTGATACCTCGAAGTGAAACCAGAATAATTATTTCCGTAATCTATAGCACCTTCAGTAACAAAATAGTCTTTGTTATTTTGTCTTCTTTCATATTCGGCTTTTATTGTACCATATGATGGAACGGATATTGTAGAACCAGAGTTAGAATACCACGTGGTCGGCATGGATGGTGTATCATTAACTGATGAACTCAAACCTAATTTTGCCTCATTGAAGGACACAACAGTCTTTTTCTCTGATGAGAAATACATTGAATTTCTTGTAATGTTAGATTGGTCAACTGAACCTAATTCAGAACCTCTCGCAACATTTTTCTGTAACCACTCTAAATTTGTCAAAGGGTATACATCGACAAAACCTATACCATCAGTTTCAGGTGATTCCAAATAATTTCTTAATTTGACCTCACTATCATCTGAAATATCTATAGTTGGTGATTTTTCATTGAATGTTTCTAAATCATATAATTCAAAAAATTTGTCTGTATAATCCCTTATGTATGGTGTGACGAAAACATCTGCTAGAAATGTATTCCAACTAACCCCCGTCCCATTATTAGACACGTGTGACAATAAACTTTCAAAATTTGAGGAGTTGATACCAAGTCTTTTGAGTTTCATCTTAAGAAATGGGTCACTCTCAATTGCCTTTTTTATTGTCAATGTTTCAAAATCCGCAACCACTTGATAAAGATTTTGAGGAGATTGATTAGGTCTAAACAACTTAGAGTAGTTCGAAGAAAGGTATGTTCTTTCCCAAAGTTCGTATAAGAACGGTACCTCACTTAAATTAGTGTATGGAATTTGAGAATATGGGAATTCAACAGGATTAACAGGAATTGATGATAACTCGGTTTTAGTATTTCCAAAATTTGCCGACTTTTGTTCAACTCTTCTTTGTAATTTTCCTTTGATAAATTCTTCAATAAATTCAACCTCCGGCCACTTATCATATAGGTATGATTTTGTAGACGATTCCACCTTAGGGTCACCCAAATATTTAACAACATACCTTTCATTACCATCTTCATCCAACTCTTTTTCAAAATATTGTGGCCATGGATATACTACTTTTTCTGTATCAGTGTTTGATAATATAGTATCTTTAGTATCAACTCCATTAGTGGTCTGTTGATTGATAATGACATTTTGTCTTATTGGGTCATCTTTGACGTTCCATGCATCTGTATGCACTTCATCCATCAATCTGTAAAATGCATCAACGTTAGCCATCAAAATTGCCATGACATTTCTTATTGTAGGTTTGAACCCTAATGCACCATCAGGATTTTCAATTTTTTGTGCTAAGGCGGTAGATAATTCTTTTTGAATTGTTTCTGCTTTATCTTTATATATTTTCTCAATCTTATCTAATTTACCCAAGAATGAACTTTTTGTTACATTTCTACTATCACTAATCTGACCAAATCCGTAAAATTTTGAGGTTAACTCCTCATCAGGTGTCAAATCTAAATTGTAATATGTATTTTGTATGTTGAAGTAATTTCGAACTTCTAATTCATAAGCAGCTAAATCCAAATCAGTAGGGGTTGCATTTTTTTGTGATTGATATGATTTTGTTAGATTTACATCGTCAAAATCCAAATCAAATTCCAAATCTTCAATCCCTATATTTACAGGAATAGAAGAAGACTTTTTCTTACCCAATATACTATATTCACCATTCTCACCAAAGGTGGCATTATCAGATAATTTTTGATTAAATTCTTTTATTTTAGCATCTAAGATGCTACGAGCATCTTCTTGGTCTTGAAGACTATCTTTTGTTTTTTTTAACCCATAGTATATACCATTTTCATTGTCTATGAAACGTTTGGTAGTATCCAAATACTCAAATGGCCACCTCGTGTTTCTGAATAAAGTTACATACTCCCTATAACCTTTGATTACTTTACCATAACTTTCAATATCATTCAAAACTGATAAGTCCTCTTTACTAAACTGTTGTCTAATAAAATCTTCTAGCCCTTTCAATCTACTATTTAATTCAGAAAGAGTTAATCTCGGTAATTTTGGGTCAATTAAACCTTTTGAAACATACGTACTATAAACATCATTTATTACTTTTTCTCCACGAGTAACAACTATAGGTGTTGTAACCACCTCATCGTCACCTCTCCCAACAGCTTGAGAAGATTCTCTATTGAGTTGATTATCGATTGTTGTTTGGTCACCATTATAATCTGAAGGGTCTTCATTACTATCGACTAATAAATTTGTTTCATACATATGAGGTAATGCAAATAACGCACCTAAACTCAAGTCGGATAGTATTGCCGCGGTTCTACCGATAAATGAAATAGAAACTTTATAGTTACCGTCAGTCGGGTCAAAACGAGCGTTAAAACTCTTCATCATTAATTCGTAACGAACCGCCTTCCCGTAATACCCTTTGACCGTCAAATAAAATAATGGATAGGGTAATTGAAAAAATGCGGAATATGGTGAGTTTTCACCCAATTCAAATAATGTTCTACCCTGAACGTCAACCATTTCAATGTCTACTTGAGGTATGAAAGACGCATTATTTTTTATGTTGATTGATGTGATACCTAAAAGTTGAGTGTCTTGTGAGTTGTTGACTATAGAACCTTGTTGTGTTATTTGTGTCTGATTGATTGCAGTGCCATTGAGTGAGCCTTCACCTGTCAATTGGTCAGTGTAACTTGTATCTAAATACTTTTTTCCTTGTGGTTTTAGAAAATTAATCTTACCATCCTCAGTCTCACCAAAATTAGCAATCTTCACATTACGAGACATTTGGTCGGTATTTTCACCAACTGCTAATTTTGTTCTCGGGATTATTCTTGCCTCCAAGTTAGCATACATAACAAGGTTTTCATGTTCAACAAGTCTTTCAACCTGTTGACCATCTGAATTGATAACTTTATTCGGGTCCACTAAGACAATATTGTCAAATTGGTCGAACGCTATCTTTTCTCCTCCATAAAAACTCCTAAAGTTTTGATTAACGGCCATAATAATAGAAGTGTGTATCTAAAGCATTTTTATAATCCTGTAAAGATTGAACCAATGGAAAAGGTACAATTAATACAGACCCATCAGGAATGTCTTTTTCTAAACTACCATATTGTGGGTTAGCCATTTGAATCAACCAACCGAAGAATGGTGTTTTATAAAACTCATCACTAATTTTATCTAATCTACTCACACCTGCTCTATAAACATACCTCTTATCCGTAGTTTTTGAAGGCAAATTGATATTAGGAACAACAGTTTGTCGACCATTCAATAAAAATTTCTGATATCTATCGTAATACTGCATTATTGAAATTTAACTTTGTTATTCCATTTATTTGCCTCTCCTTCATTATTACCAGTATATAATTTTTCTATCAACTGTTTGTCGGCGTTGCTTGGTGTTGTGTTATTTTTGAATGTGAATTCTCTAACTTTTCCCTTAGCATAAGGTAAGTCTTTGAACTCGGAAGTAGAGTTTACTTCATCTTCATACCCATCGAAAAGATTTTTTATCTGTGTCTGTGCGTCTTGGAAGTCAGATTTCCATTGACCTATTGTGAATTTTATAGCCTGAATCCACTTATCGGGTTTTGTGAAATTATTTTCATTAATGAACTTAGTCAGTTCCTCTATGAGTGATATATCGTTATCAAGGATATATTTAAAGAATGTCAAATAAAATCTTTTACCAAAGGCATCTTTAACATCCGAAATCATGACTGTCATACTTAAATCTTTTTGATAAACAGTATTACTATTTTCAGGTGCAATTATAGCGAAGTTATTACCATTAACTTCATATACATTCGTTTTGGTTAGAGAATCTAATTGATTAAGTTTTGAACTAATTATACCAAAGTCACCTTCCAACTCGTCAAATGTATCTGTATAATCATTACTATACACTTCCGTAGTTGCAGTCAAATCATAAATGACCGTTTGGTCACTCTGAATAAAACCATCAATCTTCTCATATACTACATTCAATTTATCCATGACACGAGTCATATCAGTCTCTTTAGTGGTCAACTCTTGTAATTTAGTTGTCATCTCAGACACATAACCATTTTGGACTCGAGTGATAATTTCTTTTATCTTTTTATCGTATTTATTTACATCTTTATTTTTAAAACCTCTACTATCTCTAAATGTAATTCCTCCCGAAGCATATTGTAATGGGTGTTCGTCATTGTCAACATCTTTTAGTGATTCTTTAAATTGGTAATCCATCTCTTGGGTCAAGTTTTGACTTTTACCAAATATCCTTGTTGATGTTCCCATTACCTCACCATTAAAATATCTTCTATCTTTAGTGAATAGTCTCAAACCTATCTCACCATAATTTTCGGCAATACTTTGTAAAGTAGGAGATACACTGTCTCTGTAGGTTTCATATTTATCAGATAAGTCATCCATAATACCTTTATAAGAAATTGTACCAGTAACAGAGGTACCTGAATTTTCTGTTAGTATTGATGTGACTTCACCGATAGTTGACCCACCGTCCTTTACATCTTCACCACTAATATCATCTATACTGAAAGCAACATCACCACCCAAAGCTTCAATAATTTCTCTGTCAATTTCTGATTGGTCTTCTGTTGCCACAGACCTTTCATCATACATTTCAGTATTAGCGTAGTAGTTGAAGGAAAGTGCATTCTGTAATTGAGCAACAGGCTCCTTCAGACCATGACCTCCGATAAAATAGAATGATAAACTTACATCAGCAATCATCGGTTGAACCCCAATACCCTCAGGATTCAAATCCAAAACTAAAGGTTCGTACCTTAGACTCATCTGATTAATAGCAATTTTAGTATGCCAGAAATCCCCAACTCTTAAAACACATATCGGTGGTGAACCAAATGCAGTATTCAAGGCATTATTCTCGAGTGGATTACCATCAGGACCTATGGTAGGAATTGTTTCACCAGGTCTCATACATTGTTGTAAGAAAGTTAATCGTGAATTCAAACCTTCGGGGGTCATTGAATGGAATACAGGATTAAAGTATTTAATTTTTTCTTTTATTCCTTCATATAGGAATGAAGTATCATCAGATATACTTTCGAAGTAATCACACTCAGACAGTAATTTTCTAAGTATCTTCTTAGTGATACCTTCTCTCAATTGTAATTCTTGTGTCTGTCGTGGGGCACCAGTACCTTTTTCTATGACTTTTACTTTTTCAGAAGTTTCAGAAACTTCCTTTACAACTTCCTCGTCTGTTTGGTCTTTAGGTTTTGGTGTTTCTATAAGTGTAATATTTTTCACAACACTTCTACGACATCCCATCGCTTGTACGGAATAAATCTTAGAGTCCCCACTCAGAGGAGATGAACAATCAACACCATCAATGGTAGTTGTTTCTCCCACGGCAGATTCACTAAAACCAATGAATTTTTTACCTTCTAATTTTTCAATTCGAGAATCCCCAAATATTTGTTTTCTTACTGAATCATTTCTCCTTTTAGATAAGTTTATATTATAAGTGTTATCATTTGGAGATGATGCTGAACCCGCTAATTCAATATTTACTCTATATCCATTCGTTATTGCTTCAACTAATTTGTTTATAAAAGTATCTAAAGAATTTTTACCCTTTTCTATCTGTTGAGTAAAAAATGTTTCCACTTGTTCTTTTTGTCCTATTCCTTCAGCCTTTTTTAGGTAAGTACTTTTTTGTGAAATATAAGAGTTATATGATGTATTGTAGTTTATAGTCGAAGTTGTTGTTCTTGTATTTGAGTTTGGTTTATCATTATCAAAATATAATGAAAGATTCTCAAACTGAGTAAATTGTGGTTTTTGTGGAGTATCCACTGGAACATTATCAGGTTCAGGATTTTCTTTTGGAATTTCTCTTTCGTATTCTCTAAATGTTTCAGGATTATTAGTTTTAGTAACAACTTCGTAAATATCATTGAAACTCAACTGACCATACTTTTTAGCTAACTCATAAATGTCCAATGTCTTACATCCCGCAAAGAAACTATCAACAATTTTTGTAACTTCCGAGTCAGGGGTAATATTAGCCAATTCTTTCTTAACCAATGTATTCAATACCGAAGGGTGGTCAACTAACATTTTGAATGATAATGAACCCTGTCTTTGACTATTCGAATAGGTGTATATTGGTTCAGGTCTCCCTAAAAAATCATTGGTGGTCCAATTTGCAGTGACACTTTCATCAACTCTAATATCATATGGTGGGAACCACATCACTCTACCACCCGAAGGACCCTTTTCACAATTTGGTAAGTCTTGTGTCATATTTGATGTTCTCCACGCTAAATTCTCAATAGATAACATATATTTTGTCGCCTCACCATTCTGAATATTCAGACCTTCTACAGGGGCTATGTTAAGATTGTATGTGTTATCTAAAACAGAGTTAGTAAACTTACGAATGTTACCTTCACTCTTTTGAAGGTCGGCCATTGTATAATAAGGAGTATCTTTGGTGAATACTCTACAATATTCTTTTCCAACCTCAACACCGTTTTCATTCACATATCTTTTAACTCTCGAACCTTTGGTTATTTCTCTTGTCCCATCGAAAAATACTTTCGATACTTGATTGATAGCATTTCCTACATGACTAAGTCGTGCTTGTCCTTGTAACCCATCAGCTGCATCAACCAACCTTTGAGTATCATCGAGTATTGAACCCTTTGTGAGGTTATATCTTCCTGATGAAGAAGCGTTGAATTGAGAACTAATTGGAGGGAAACCGTCATCTCCACCTTCAATTTTACCACCCTTACCAACTTTTTTACCTGCAGCTCTCGAACTTTTTGGGGAAACCCATGTAAACCCTCCTTGAATGTCAGGGGAGTCACCAGGTTCTACAGTATTCAAACCAAACTTAAACTTTTGTTCACCTTCATATAAGTCAGCTAATTCACCATATCCTCTGACCGCAGTCGGTACTCTCTTACCAAACTCATCAACAGGTAATTCATTGGAAGGTGCAACAATATCGTTAGGGTCTTGTACTCTCGAACCGATATAGTAATTTGGACCTGGTGCAAAAAAGTTAGGGTCTGATATAAAATTCAATTTATAATCAGGTCTAAATCTATTATATTCTAACGCTTTGAATAACGAAGAAGTCTGACCTCTACCTGTGTTGTTTAGGAAAATATCTGAACCATTTTTCTTCTCAGGTAATAAATCTCTAAAACCTAATAGGTTACTAATAGCATTTATACCTGTGTTTAAGTAACTCGTTGAACCCTCAAAATAATCACCAGGAATCCATGAGAATGGAACATAAACACCAGTAATTCTACTGATGAAGTCCAATCCTTTACCCACAATATTTGTGGGAGATGAAATCGTCCAATCAGGTTCAATTAATTCCTGTCTACCCCTTAATATATCAGCGGCAATAAATGGGTCTTGTAACGCACTTAATATATTGACCCTACCTAAAGTTTCTTGTCTTATTTCCTCGTCAACTCTATACTGAAACTCATCTTGTAATGATTTGGCTGCAATCTGTACCATTGCAGAATCCTGAGTCAATGAACCATTTGTACCTTGTGGGTCGTCATTGAATAAAATCTGAGCACCTGTATATGTTGAAGCTACAAACTTATAATACGTGTCTCTTTGGGTTACTAACTTTTGTACGTCTTGAACTACATACCTATCATCATAACCATCGGATGGACCATATTGGTTTTGTATGAATAATCTAACCTCTTCTTTATCACCAATATCTTCAACTTCAGCACTATCCACAACAGAATAATTGGTCAATGTAAGTTCTGATTGACCAGGGTTTGTTGTAGGAGAAAAACCATCACTATTGAAAGGTGGTAAGTTCTTTACCAACAACTTCTTTCTGATGTCTTCTGTTGAATTAAATGATAATGGACTTGGCATCTATTTCAGTTTTCTATATAAATAGATGAAAGGATTATTTTATGATTTAATAAGTAGTACCTTGACGAGCCATTTCTTGTTGAATCATCTGAGTAAGATTGGCTAACGCGGTTGGGTCGGTTTGTAATGATGATAAAGACATACCACCACCCTGTAATTGAATGGTACCACTGTGGTTTACATTGAGGTCATCAAATGTTCCTCTAACTACTTCAACCTTCATTGGGTCTGTATTGGTCACTTTTGCTACATTAACAGGAATAACCGCACTTGGTACTACACCTGAACCCGAACCTGAATTAGAACCACTACCACCTGTATTATTACCACCAGGTAAATTAGGTAAACCTACACTTGGTAAATTATAATTTGGTAACGATACGTTTGGTAGGTTTAAGTTAGTAAGTCTTTGGTTGAAGGAATTAGCTAAAGACACACCTAATCCTTGTACACCCCTTTCAGAATACGCGGTAAATGCATCACTAAAAATACCTGCAGCATCTTTGAATACATCATCAGTAACTTTAAACGCTTTTTGTACATTCTCAGGTGTAAGTGCTTCGCCTATCGTATCACTAATTGTTCCGGCAGTATCCTTTAATCTACTTTCTAATAATTCAAACTGTTCAGTAGCGGCAATACCTGCAACAACTCTTTTTGCAGGTTCTTTAAGTGTTGCCTCAATTTGTTCTAATACAGTAAGTTGTTCTCGTGCAATATCATCAGAATCTAAATTACTCTTTCTAAACGTTTCCTTTAGTGTTTCAATTTCAGCAGTAGTTAATTCTGTTGCAGATTTCAATTCATCTTGACCAGGTAGATTAAATTTAAGTTCACCACCATCAAACTGACCAATATTAGCTAAAAATTCTTTATCTTCATCAGTATATGTACCACCCAATAAATCTAATTGTGATAATGCCTCTTGTCGTTGTGCAGACTTAACCGCAGTATTTGCCAACTCTTCATAATCCATACCAAGAGCTTGTGCCTGTGCTCTCAAACGTCTCATTTCAGTTGCAGATATATCAAAACTTCCTGTTTCACTATTGAATGAAACCGCAGCACTCGCAGCATTTACAATAGACTCTTGAAGACCATCAATATCATTTTGAGCCATGTTCATTAATTGGAACGGGTCTGCTAAAGCACCAACAGCACCACCCAACATTTGGAACTCAGCCGCTAAATTAATAGCTTCAGAAGGGTCAAGTAGTTTACCTGCCAAACTTGTAACATCAGCCATGTTAATTCTCAATGCCTGAGAACGAGCAACCATATTAGTGAATCCTTCAACTCCGTTTCTAAAATTGTAAGCGTTGATGAGTTTCACATTATCACCAACAGTTTTCAAGAATTGACCAGTATTTAGACCTAAAGAAGCCGCCCTTTTACGTGCACTTTCTATTTGTTCAGCAGCTTGTGTAGGTCCAACACCAATTGAATCAAATCCCTCAACTAATGTTGCCATGTCTTCACCTGTAAGATTTGTGGCTTTTTGAATTGCAATGAAACTCTCTAACTGTTGATTAGTTAAATATACATTTCGTTGCATGATAGTACCAATAGATGCCATCGTAGTGGCAACATCATTAGCACTAACACCAAGACCCGCCATGTTAGAAGTTGCCTCAGCAATTTCTTTTCTCATTTCAGCAGCTGCCGCGGCACCCTGACCAAAGACATCTGCCGAAACAGACTTCGCCGCCTTATCGAATTCTAAGATTGCTGATTGTAATTGTGTATAAGCTTGAGCAGCATTCTGAAATGCACCTTTCAAACTATCAGCACCACCACTATTATCTTGTAAAAACATTTAGACTATTTTACTTATAAATACCTTAACGTGAACTTTGTCTACGTTTCTCATTCAACTTTTCCATATCATCAATGTACTTTTTGATAAAATACTTCCTCTCGAACGTAGGCATTTTAAGAAGGTCAGAATAGGAGAACCCCAATTCTTTGACACAATAATAAAACTCATCAAGCATAGCTTGACGGTAATCAGAAGAAAGGACGAAAAAACTCCGCCCCGAAGGCGATACGTGTCGACACCTTTTCTCCTGACGGGGCTACAAAAACACGGTCCAAATCTAACTTCGGTTCCGCACCTTCCATTGTGTTTCTGATATACTTTGAATCAGCAATTGGAAGATTGACAATAGTTGATGATATATCTGCAGGGTCCTTAGAACCATCAAACTCAATAATCATTTTTTCTAATCTCTTAGTAACCACAGGAGCAACCATACCATCAGGGTATGCGTCTCTCATCTTTTGAAGGTCTTGAATATCTCTTTGATTTAAGATACGACACTTAACCGTTTTTTGACTAACAGGTAACATCAACTCAAATAAACCTTCACCATTTGGTTCAATAGTGGTCGGTTTAACATTTAACTCATCTAATAAAATAGTCTGTTCAAAATCCTTCATTGTTTTAGGGTCACGAAGATTGAATGTATATTCAGGACCAAATGAAGTGTTTCTTAAAAAGATAAGAATTGCTTCAACATCACATTCCAACAAATCCATCGGGTCGAAACCTGGTTCATAGATTTTACTTTTCAGTAAAGTCATAATGATATTATCACCATTTCTTTGACCCAATAATGTATTTTCATCTTGAGCAGTTAAAAAACCTACTTTTATCGAGGACTTCCCACTCTTATAATACTTACCCTTTGAAGGTAGTTGTACCACGTCGTGAGGTAGGTTGAAGTCTTGTTGTCCGTATTGTGCTGCGTTATCCATATCTTATATAATAAAAAAACCATAGAGAGTTTCCCCTCTATGGTTAAATATAAATGAACTGATTTTTTCGTAAATAGTATATCTTAGTAAACTAATACACATCTATCTGGACGAAGAGTTGCCGTGATAGTTGCAATACCATCATCAGAATAACCCAACGAATCAAAGTTTACATCCGTTAAGAATGTACCTTGTAAAATCCACTTTTCAACTGCCACACCTGTTGGGTCTAACATTTCCAAGTTGATGTTTTTCTTATAACCTGCAGCGTATCCCATACGACCCGTTACAGATTCTGCGTGTAAACGAACCCACTCCATCAACGCTTGAGAAGCAGAAGGACCGATTGGGTCACGGAATGTTACGTTAATTGTGTTCCAAGTAAATCTACCTGCAACGTAAGTTGAAGTGTTCAAGAATGGTACTTCAACTGAATTGATTGAAACTTGAGGACGTGAAGTTGACTCCACATACCAAGAGTTGATACCCAATGATGAATCAAAAGTTAAGATGAACCTATTCTTTCTTTTTGGTTCATAAGGTATCGGCATTTTCATTAATAAATCAGCCATTGTATTTTCGTTTTTATATTTTTTTGTTTATTACTTATAAATAGTTGGACAAGTGAAAATTTTTCTATTTACTTTGTTTTGAAAAATTAGATTATATAGAAGCTAACTAGAAATTATTATACTTCTTTTTTCTCTCCTCCTTTAGTTAAATAAGTTTTTACTGGTTTATCATCCTTATATTCTTTATCTAAAAAATTCTTAATGCTTTCAATATTACCTGGGTCATCATCAGAAAAACCAATCATAGGAACGAAATTGTTTTTAATGTCGTTCTTAAAGAATGCTCTTTGATTTAATTTACCAGCCATATCCTTCACATAAGAGATAAAGTTTTTAAGGGCTTTAATTTTTCCTTCTTCAGGGTTCGCAGCACTACCTTCACCATAAGTTACAGGGTGGAACTTTAATAAGTCCAAATACGATTCAACAATATCATCATCAGTCATTTCGTCCTCACCAGAAATGTCTCTAAACTTCTTGAGGTTTGAGATTAACTCATCTTTACTTATACCCTTGTGATTGGTCATAATCATATTGTACACCGCATCTTTTAATACTGAAGGTGTATGTCCACGAGCAGTAATAATTGAGAATATTGAACCTCCATTGATTGCTTCAACAAAATCATCCCATGAAGGACCCGTCTCAGCAACCATTGCATCAACAATAAATTGTGAGTCACCTTCAGTTGTGAAGTTTCTATAAGGGTTTTCAGCATAACCAACAATAGTTTCACCTTTATAATCAAAAGGTTCTTTACCTAACACCCCACGATATTCTGCAAAGTCCTCAGTAGACATACCTACTTCTTTACCGTCCTCTGTTTTAACGATAATTTGAGTTGGCATCATCATAATGTTGTCATCCCAATCAAAAGCATAATACTTCATATTAGGATTACCAGCTTCATCAAAACCTTCTTTGAGTTCTTTTTCCTCGATATATTCTCTTAATATTGTACGAATCATTACTTTGTTTCGTTTAACTTCTCAATTAATCTTTCTAATTGTTCTTCTGAAATTACAATGTTTTGTGATTTTTCAGAAAATGTTTTAACACCGTTACTTTCTACACTAAGGTGTTCCATTAAGTTTGATTTTTTAAATTCCATGTTCTTATTTTAATTAAATGTTTAATAAGGCTAATGGGGGTCACCATCGGTAACCCCCAATTTATAAATATATCAAATTAGATATCTTCGAAAGATGCTCCCGTTGGAGTAATCAAGAACTCAATATCGATGAATTCAAGTGCTCTCGTCGGTTTCAAGTAGATTTTACCTGTCAACTGGTTGTTATCCAAATCTTCAGGTGTGTTTTCTACGACCACACGGAAGTCGATTAAACCTCTGTCTCTTCTAATAGAGTCTAAGATTGGGTTAACCGCATCTAAGAAGTCTTGTCTTACTTGGTCATCATTCTGTTCGAACAACAATCTTACAGCCACAGCTGAAATCAACTTACGAGCTTGTAACAACAATCTTCTTACATTAATTCTGTCAAGTGCAGATTCTCTAACTTGTAGAGTCTTATTACCCCAAATTACTGTACCCACATCTGAGAATGTTGCTATTGGGTTCAATCTACCTTGGTATAATGTATCTCTATCTTCTTGAGTTAACTTCTTACGTGCTTTAACAGCATTTACCAAACCTCTTGTGTAACCCGCAGTTGCGAACCAAGGGAATGCGATGTTATCTGTTAATGCTAAGTTCTTAACAACCTCTGCCGTTGGTGGAATGTAGATTTGTGTGTTATTAGCACCGTCTCTAACCAAAATCCAAGGATAATAAGTTGCTGTGTAGTTTGAATCAATATCTGACTCTTCCAAATTATCTACCGCTTCATCAGGATAAATGAAATCAGATTCAAATGCTGAAGTATTTGGAACAAACATATTATAGTCAGGAGTAGTACATATGTAGATTGAATCAGCTCTGTCAGTTTCAATCATATCTATAGCTTCCTCGACCAAATTAGAATGATTAGTGTAATCAATACCTGGTGTAGTGAAAATATTAATATTTACTGCTTCAGGGTTTTCGAATGTTTTTTGACCCAATAGGTAAGCGTAGTAATCACTGTTTGCCCAATTATTAGAATCTTCACCTACAGTGATTTGTTTGAATTGACCCCATCCTGTTGCCGTAGGGAATGATACTGAAGGTGCTGCACCTTTCAAGTATGCAGTTCCACCTAAACGGAATGTGTCTTGATTCGAACGGAACTCTCTGTAGATATCCCAACCATCAAAACCACCTTTAGGAAGTAATGTAAACTTACGAGAGTTCAATCTATAATAAGGGTTAGACTGTGAAGTTGGTTCACTTCTGAATTCAGCCGCACCTACATCAAACGCAGTTTCACCTGATGTCACGTACTCACCAGCAATCTTCACGACTGTTGCACCTGAGTCCATGTGGAAACCTTTTGTCAAGTAAGCCCAAGAGTTACCTTCGATAGCTGTACCGATGTTTGAAGGATTTTGTTTACCTTTATACATCAAGAAGTCAGAATCGATACCAATGGTATTTGAAACACCTAAATAAGTTTTTCTTACTTTATCACCAGCACTTCTTGTTGAGTTATCACCTCCCGAAGTTGTACCAAATGGTGGGTTATAAACTACCTCACCTGGTGTGTTGTATTTTGTTTTATATACTAAGAATGGACTCTTTACTCCTGAATATTCTCTAAAGTCGTAACCCTCGAAACCACAAGGAAGTGCATCGATTGGTGCATCTTCACTCATTTCAATCATAATATACTTAGACTTTAACTCAAATTCACCATTAGAAGTACCTACTTTTTTAGCTACATAACCATTTTCATTTGGGTTCAAAGTACAATTAGTGAACTTCTCAATTACTACAGGATTAGCATCTGTATCGAAGAAGTCACGTACTAAAATATCGAACGTTAAGTTATTGAATGAAATGTTAGCAATAGATACTTTAACTTCATTGTTAGCAACGTTACCATCTGAAATTGAAATAAATCTAAATAGTCTGTCAACTTGATTACCTCTCAACTCTGAAACTATAAACGGAGTTGATGGTGTTTGATATTGTTCTAAATACCAACCAATAGATGTATTAGTACCATTATCTTCTCTCGCTGAAGGTAAAGCAGTTAAGTCACAGTTCAAACCACGTATTTTACCTAACTTGTATCCTTCTGTTAATAATGAGTAATATACTTCCTCTGCAAATAGTGGGAATTCACTTCTATTCTTACCGAAGTTTGTACCACCAAATACTTTATTAATATAGTTAGTATCTGTTAATGTGAATGATGTTTTGAATGTAAATGAATCACCCGCATTTGTAATACCTGAAATACCGAACGATGAGTAAGGATTTTTCTGTACTGACGCATATTCACCTGAACAATCCATAACTACTTGTGATGTACCACTTGCCATATAAACAGGACCACCATCACTATTACTGTTAATACCTCTCGAACGTAGTGTTGCAACAACAACATCATTGTATTCAGTAAACGCAGTAGCGTTATATGAAAGTACTGTACCACTGATTGTACCTGAGAAGTTACCACCACCCAAATCAGTAAAGTCATTATTCATTACTGCATTAAATGAAATACCTGAGTATTCATTACCCGAACCTGGTTCGAAACATGCGTAATACCAAGGGTCCATCAATGAGTCATCATAATCAGCAACAGAGTTGTATAAACCGTCAACACCTAAGTTGTTAGTTACAACAGTATAACCGTTACCTGTATATGTTGAATAAACTGAGTCTGTCAACACACCCCATTGTGAAGAGGATGTACCTGATAATGAATTATCAAGGATAATATTGTGAATGAATGATTGTAGTTGACCCGACATCGTTGTTGAGTCACCATTATATAATGTAATCGAGTCGTTGATGTAGTCACTTACAGGGTCAGAGAATGCACCCGTAAATTCTACCGTTGCTGAAGAACCTGTAGAACCAGTAAAAGTAACTGACCATGTTGATTCAGTTGGAGTATCCAATGTGTCAGGGTTTAAGTTTGCTTGTGTAGTGATAGACCAAGATGGACCAGCATCATAACCTGATAAACCTAATACTCTTGTTACAAATAATTGATTAGATTGTTGTAAGTACGCCTTAGCAATATAAGCTGCCTCATATTTTGGAATCTGCGTATTCACAAATTTAGTTGGATTTGTACCTCCGAAGTACGCTTGAAATTCGTCATATGAACTCACAAAAATAGGTTCGAAAGCGGGACCTGATAAAGTCTCACCAACAATACCCATAGTGGTTACACCCACACTCTGTGCCACGAAACTCAAGTCTCTTTCTGATGTATAAACACCTGGAGAAACAAAAACTTTGTTTGAACTTGCCATGTTTTTTTAATATCTTTAGAATTTATTTTATTATAAATATTTGAGAAAATATCAAAAAACATTTACACCAGCACTATATTTATGGGTTAGGGAGATTTTTTTCTGCCTTTTTTCACACTAATATTATGAAAGATATAAAGAACATTAAGATATCCACAGAGGTCCATTCAACACTTAAAGAGTATTGTGATGAGAACGGTTTGAAGATGTATAAGTTTTTAGAAAAGATGATTATGGAAAAATGTTCCCGTCCAAAAGATATCTACGGTGAGTAATTAAACCAATTTAGCGGTAGTGAATATTTTTGATTCACCATTACTATCTTTGGTAACAACAAACCTTACTAAATCATTAGTATTAATTTGAATTTTACTAATATTTTCACCCACATAATCACCGTTTATATAAACTTCGAAACTTTTTACGTTATAAGTTTCAGTAAGTATCAAATCGGCCGTATATGAAAATCTTTCACTTAGTTCGGTATTACCACTAACAAATAATAAATCTACAGGAAACTCGTTTGGATTTTCAGGTTTAGGTTCTACTTTACGGTCTTTATTCAACAAAGGAATTTCATACATCGTTAATGTTCGTGAAATACCAGGACTCACTTCAAACTCTTCTTCATCCATTAAGAAACCTAACATCGTGAATTCATAGTTTTGGATGTAATATTTTCTTCTATCGATATCTAAAACAGACTCATCAGAAATGTTGTTTAATATAATAGGAATGTAATGACCTTTGATATTTGTATACGCTTGTCGAGAAGCGAAGTTTTGTAATACGTTTTTGTTGAATTCATTCAACGACCTCATTCTGTTCACAAACAGTTTAACATTATAAGTAATATCAACAGGAATAGGTTGAGGTATTTTATAGACATCGACACCTTTTCTTTGTCCGTCCCAAGTTGGTACTTTAGCATAATAAAATTGTTTTCTATTTGGAATAGTATATTGTAATGATGGGTTGGTACCATAAGGAACTTCAGGTTGTCTTACCGTGGATATAAAAGGTGGTTTCACATTCTTATCCAAATCTTGGAAGTTCCATGTTTCAGTGAACTGAGACCAATTCTGTGTGGTGATAATAATATCAACAGTAGGTATAACCTTACCATCCATAAATGTTTTTAAGTCATTCTTAACAAAGTCCAACATACCACGGTCCAAATCTGCGTGACCGATACCTTTCGGCAAATAAGTTCCGTCCTTTTGAATATCTTCCAAAAGTTGTTCCCTTCTTGCAAGTCCCGTTTTATTAGGGATTAGGTCAAGTGTCTTTTTTATTTTCTTTGGTAACGCCATTAGATTCCGTTGAATTCATCATTTGATACCGGCGATGCAGTGATACTGCGGTAATATGGTTTATAACCACCATAAGTGTGCCTGTTATCCGAGGTGATACGACCGTCATCAACGACGGAATAATATCTAACTCTATCTTCTTTTTCATAATAACCAATGTAGTCTCCGAACTCAATCTCGACACCCATCTCATCTAAGTAAGATTGATAGATACCTACTTTGAGATTACCTGGTTCTACCTGTCCAATTCTTGAGTTCCCCATAAACGCATTTGTTGGTGCTTCAATCTGAACATAACCTTTAAGTTCCACAGGTGCCTGGTACTGAATACCTTCAGACACAACCTCACCATAGACATCGTCTTTTTTTGTCCTTTGTTTATCAACACGATACAACACAAACGTAAAGTTCATATCCCCGTGCAACCATTCTTGGCCGAGGGATATGTCTAAATCAAAATCTTCTTCTGCGAAGAATTTGTTTAATCTCGTTATTGGAACTTTTCTTTGACTCATCAATTGATAAATATTAAGAAAATGATTATTATTAAAGGTATTTGGCTGTATGGAAGAAAATAAAGTAGTATCAAAAATACCTGAAGTAAGGGCAACTCGTATCTTAGAAGACTACGAAGGGTTCAACAATTACATATTGGGCCTGAAGAAAAAAATGCAAGTCAAAAAGCATTTTAAGATGACTCGTGCTCAGGCCGACTACATCATTGACTTCCACGACATCACCCCAAAGGTTGCAAGAAAGTGGGTGGAGTTGGACGAATACTTTGGTAAAAAGATGATGGAAGAAAAACTTCTTACCAAAAGACCAACGCAAATATACGTAGAAAAAATCTTAGTAGAAAAAGATAAATCATTTCATATCTACGGAAAATTATTCGAAACTGAAGAACTATATGACTTTTGGTTACCCAAAGCCGCAGTTATTCAAAACAAAGAAAGACAAGTTGAAGTGGATTATTCAAAATACAGTCATAGACCACCACTCGAACATCAGAAACTCGCAATTGAAAAGTTAGTAGGTAACGACAAATATATCCTTGCTGATGATATGGGATTGGGTAAGACCACATCTACAGTAATTGCAGCTTTAGAAGCAGAAGCTAAAAAGATATTGATTATATGTCCTGCGTCTTTGAAGATTAACTGGCAACGTGAGATTGCGAATTACACCGATAGAGAGGTTTCCATCATTGAAGGAAAGAAGTGGGAACCTACAGACTTCACCATCATCAACTTTGATATCTTAAAGAACTTTCATGACCTAAAGAAAGTAAAAGAATCTTTGGTATTGAAGGAAGATTTTGATTTGGTAATTATTGATGAGGCACATTATATTCAAAACAAACAAGCTCAGAGAACAAAGATAGCTAATGACATCTGTAAGAAGGTTGGAAAGGTTTGGTTATTAACAGGTACTCCAATGACCTCACGACCAATCAACTACTTCAATCTATTAGATTTGGTGGATTCACCGATAGCTTACAATTGGATGGCATACGCAATCCGTTATTGTGAAGGTTACCAATTCAATGTAGGTAACAGAAAGGTATGGAATGTTAATGGAGCATCCAACCTAATAGAATTAAGAGACAGAACAAAAACACACGTCCTAAGAAGGTTAAAAGAGGACATCTTAGATTTACCTGAAAAGATTCTTACACCAGTTTATCTAAGGCTAAAGTCAAAACAATACGAAGCACTTATGGGTGAATACTTTGATTGGTATGACAACCACACCGAGGAGTCGTCCTCATTAACCGTGCAATTCTCAAAACTGATGAAAGTAAGACAAGTCATCGCTGAAGAGAAGGTGAGAGACACCATTGAGATTGCACAAAATATTATTGAACAGGGAAAGAAAGTTATTATCTTCACCAACTTTACCGATACATTAAACCAAATTAAATCACATTTTGGAAAGTCTGCAGTTGCGTTAGACGGAAGAATGAGTAAACCCGCAAGACAAAACTCGGTGGATGAATTCCAAAATAATGAAAAGGTAATGGTATTTGTTGGTAACCTCAAAGCCGCAGGTGTGGGTATCACACTGACCGCAGCTGAAGCCGTTATTATGAATGACCTCTCGTTCGTTCCTTCTGACCACTCACAAGCAGAAGACCGAGCATATAGATACGGACAAAAATCAAACGTATCCGTATTTTATCCAATTTTTGAGAATACAATTGAAGGTGTTATTTATGACATCTTATCCAATAAGAAAAATGTATTTGAAACAGTTATGGGTGATAACGTAGACAGAGGGACGGTTGTAGAAGAAATCTTAAATACAATTTCAAGAAGATAAGAATATTTTCCCATACGATATTATTTATAAGAAAATGAAAACGTATGGAATTCAAAAAAAGCCAAGAAAGAATCCATGAGATAGAACAACAAATCTCGGGTTCAGAAAAAAAAGAAATAATTCAAGAACAACAAAAGAAAATGAAAAGAATAACGGCAATTAAGTTACCGTATTCTTATTCTTCATTAGGCCAATTCATTGACAAAGAGACAATGAATGTTCACTACAATCAACACTACAAAGGGTATATTAAGAAACTCAACAACGCTCTCAAGTCAGTTAAGGACAAAGACTTAGATTTAGAACTTCTTATCAAAGGTATATCTCGTTATAACAGGACTATCAGAAATAATGCTGGTGGTGCCTACAATCACGAACTATTTTGGCAAATGTTATCACCAAAAAAACAAGAACCAACAGGTCCTGTTTTAGATAAGATTAAGAAGAAGTTTAAGACTTACGCTAACTTCAAAAAAGAATTTAAGAATAAAGCAAAACAACAATTCGGCTCAGGATGGGTATGGTTGGTATTAACAAAAGGTGGTGATGTAAAAGTGATGACCACCTCAAATCAAGATAACCCAATGATGAACACAATGAAAAACGGTGGTATTCCATTGTTAGGGTTGGATTTGTGGGAACACGCATATTACTTAAAATACAAAAATAGAAGAGACCAATACGTAGACAACTTCTTTGAGGTAATCAACTGGTCATTCGTCAACAAACAATTTGACGAATTCCAAAAGGGTAAATTGAACGAATCAAGAGTGGTTAAGTCTTTGATTACTGAGGGTACTTCAAGAGGATGTTCACCAAAACAGGTAAACTCTTATAGAATGATTTTCAATAGAAACCCTCAGGTCAAGAAGAAGTTTATGTACGCCATCATGGATATATTGAAAGAAGTTTATTCTGAATTCCACTACGGTAAAAATGAATATGCACCAGGTCAGATGTCAGGTATCTATGACTTTGAACAACCAGGTCGTTCAGTAATCAACAAACTTAATACCAACTACTCAGCATTCTGTATTTTAGTTAATGACTTGAATGCAGTATTGAAACACTATGGTCAGGACCCTCTAAACCTTATAGGTTCCGACAACAAAAAACAATTACAAGAGGTCCAAAGAATGATTAACCTAATGATTCAATTTAGACATCGTATATTCAATCAAGAATCGGCAACCTTCCAAACAATTATGGCATCATTAGATAGGTCAAATAAGTTTGGCGATGAAAGAGAATTGAAGGCAGTTGTTAACATGAAAGATATTTTCAATACTAAGAAGGTATTCAAAGTTGGTGAACTCGGAGGTAAAGACGACATGATTGGTGGTATTGACGCTACAGTTGAAATTGATGGTGAAAACAAAACAATTCAAATTAAACCTTTTAATGGTTATGAAGAAGAAGATGGTAGAATGGTTGTGTTCGGTACAGGTAACGTAAAACCTTACAAAACAGACTACATAGCTTTCCATAACGACTCCAAAGGTACAATTGTATTTGCTAACGATAATACTGAAATCAAAAACGGTAGATTTACATTCCCTGTGGATAGTTGGGTGAATCCTAAATAAATCACATTTACTGGATATTTATATATAAAAGTCCACGATGTCGATTATTATAGAACCACAAAGAACAAAACTTTACACAAGAATTCGTCACCTACTCGGTGCACCTCTAAGAGGTATCGAGATAGAAGATGAAATGATGGATTCTTTATTGGAATTATCTGTTGAAGATTATTCTCAATACGTAAATGATTGGTTAATTGAATCACAATGGACATCTTTATATGGTCTTAATCAGGATACTCAATCTGTTGCTAAAGCACTTATCACACGTTCTTTAGATTGGGAAACTCAATACACTTACGCATATTCTAAGATTGTTGGTTTACAAGCTGGTGGTGATGCTGTTCTTAAAAAGGACTACATCAACCTACAAAGAAACCAACAAATATATGAAATACCTGCGGGTCGTGAACTTAATGAATTATTATGGTTCACAAGAGCAGAGTTAGACGCTGCATTCTTCGACCCATTCATGGGTGGTTTTGGAGGATTTGGTGGTATCGGTCTTGGTGGTGGTGCTGGCTTCTCACAAATGGGAGGTCAAGGAAACTACTTTGTTACACCAGCGTTTGACATCTTATTAAGGATGCAAGACATCAATATTAAAAGAAGACTTATCGGTGGTGAACTTACTTATAGAGTAACTGCACTTCCTGAAGGTAAAAAGGCAATACACCTTTATAACGTACCTGGTGGTAAGTTTGATTTTGGTAATATCGCAAACAACGAATACAAAGTATGGTATTGGTATTATGAAACAGATGACAGAGAATCTTGTTTAGCCGAAAACCCTGATATTGTACGTTTACCGTCAGATGTTAATTTAGATAACTTAAGATGGGACGAACTTAACTCACCAGCACAAACGTGGGTTCGTAGATGGTTCACTGCTTACGTTAAAGAAACGTTAGGTAGAGTAAGAGGTAAATTCAGTGGTAATCTAAAAACTCCTGATTCTGAACTTCAATTGGAATACGATTCATTATTAAGTGAGTCTAAAGATGAGAAGTCTAAATTAGAGGAGGAACTAAAAATGAGATTAGAAAGACTCCGTCCTGATAAAATGATGGAAGTTAAGGCTAGTCAAGCTGAAAGCTTGAACAAACAACTACAATACAGAGCACTTCCACGACAAATCTATATAGTCTAATATGGGGATTTTTAAGAGTTATCCTGTTACAAAAATTGTTAACGGGAATACAGTCAAAACTTCTGATGCAATAATCTGTACAAATACAGGATACACTACAAATGGTGAAGCGGCAATTATCGTAAAAAATGTGGAACAGTGTGTTGTAACTTTAGATGAAACAACCACTGACCACATTACAATTAAATCTATGACTAATGTCACGATTAAAAGTGACAAACTAATTGACGACGAATACAATCAGATTGAGACCGAAAGAGGTGCGTCTGTTGAATTAAGATACGTCGGACAAGGTTGGTATATTATGTCATCTGATGGACTGAAGAACTCATAAGTTCTCTATTTTTACTGACATATTCTTCATCCACTAAATCCATAGTACCATCCACATACATATAGTATGGGTCAATACCTACACTATTCCAAAACTTAATCTCAGTATCAGATATGGTTAAAACCTCTTCTAAAGTATCTTGGTCACCTTCACGACGAGGATATCCTCTTACCAATTCCGTTTGTGTTTTAGTGAAGAATGGTCTTTGTGTCGGGTCATCTACTAATATTTCATCACGAATGTCTGTCGAGAACACAACCAACAAAGGTTCAATACGTTTGTTAAATGCAGCAAGATAACGAGGAACATTATACTCACCCAACATATCGGGTTTTTCAGTAATGTCTTTTTCATTTACGTGATAACAATTGAGTACAACTTGGTCTTTTTTCTTTTGTACATCACCGTGAGACTTTCTTTCACCATTATTAACATAGTAGATAGTATCACCCAAACCAACAGGTAAATCATGTTTCATTGCCAACTCCATATGTGCTTGACGTGACATTAATGAACCTGACTTTGTTCTTTTAGTGATGTGAACTTTATATTCTGCAATACTTTGTTTTACACGGGCTTTGTTTGCGATTTTAGAAATAGGAATCTGACGATTATAAATCACATCTACATATTCATAGTAGTACTCTAAGAATTCGTGACCCTTACCATCTAACAACATACGAAGACCTTTATCCAAAAACTCTGCAACATATGTTGGGAGTTTCTTAGATTTAATCGTATTACCTGTAAGTTTTACCTTACCTGAGTCTGTGAGTAGTGCATAGTTCTTACGAGCCACGTTGATAGTTGACGGCCAAACACCATCGGTATCTAATCCCATCTCACCTCTCATAAAGATGTCATTGTATTCTGCAACATCGGCTTCAGTACCATAATAAGTTTTACCTTCTTTTACCAAACCATTAAGACCCTTACCAACATAACTATGTTCCTCACGACCAGGAGGGGAAGAGAAGTTAACACCATCCGTATCCATTACCAATGGTTTGTATCCACGAGACATAAACCACATAATCATCTGTCGTAGGTATTGACGACCAGTACAAGTAATCTGTTCACCCATATCCATGTCACCCCATGGGAATACGTGAGGTGCCGACAATGAACCGAAGAATGCGTTGATGAAAATCTTAATCGGTAATTGTTTACGGTTATATTGTGAGGATAGTTTCTTATCCGTTGATGAGTATTCTGCTGCGAGTTGTTTGTATTTTATACGAGTATCACGGAAATACTTCAACATACTCTTCATCGCACCTGTAACATCACACTTAGGGAACACGTCGTGAACCAACTGAATAGATGGGTATAGTGACGAGTAGTCAAGTTTTAGTACGTCAGTGGAGTATCCAACAGCAAGAAGACGAGAAAGTCCACCAGTGAACGGTCTTTTATCCCCTTTTGCAGGAATTGCTAATCCGTTCTTATACGACCACGAAGCCATAATCATTTTCCATAGTGTGGCGGTTCCCATCGTAGAAAGACGTTCGTAGGTGGTTGGTACCAACTTAGCAAGAAGGAAGTTTGCTTGGTTATATTCTTCATCTACAACCATTGTTTCCCAAATATCATCGTATAAGTATCGTTCAATGATGTACTTACCATTAACCTCCTCAAACGCACCTGGATAACGTTGCATTAAGTTTTCAGTACCAGGTGCTCCGACCTCTTTGTAACCACCTGACTTGGGATTAAAGTAGTAGTCCTTATTGTCAAAATAGATTTTACCAATCTTATCACCCTGAACATACACACGATTTTCTTTCTCCGCCCCGATGAATTGGGTAATATATTTAAGACCCCAACTCTTAATGTCTGAGTTGATGGCTTGTGCTCTACGGACCGCATGGGCAATATCAACAACATTGTAACCCCACATCTGCATCTGAGTGTATTCTTCCATCTCGTTTGCCAACTTCAACATTCCGTCCTTTGTACGGTAGTTTACTTCAGGGTTGAGGGTTTTGATAATCTTCTTTGGGTCCAATCCTAAAATCTCTGCTCTACGAATTAAGAATGGAAAATCGAAGAATGCTGAGTTGTATCCACCGATAAGTGTTGGTTTGAGGTGATTTACAATATCGAAAAACTCAATGATAAGTTTTCTTTCTTCTTCAGGATTTTCCGCTGACAATACCTTTTCATATCCTCTATTGTCTTTCATTCCAATAAGGAATATTTCACTATCCTCAGGTGAAAGACCTGTGGTCTCAATATCGAATACGAAACGGTGAACCTCATCATATTCGTCAAACCCTTTGAAAAGTCGTTTACCCTTCTGACATAGATATTGTTCTGTCGGTGGTAAAATCATAATATCCCCTGAGTTATCTCTATTCCATGGGTCTAATCCACCTCCTTTGAAGAAGTTTACTAAGTTTGAGTATGATTTGGTTGTTTTGACAATATATTTCAAACCTTTCTCCATTCTTTCATCACCGTGAGTTTCCAATCTTTCGATAAGAATTCCGTGGGTTGACATTGCTTGTTTCTGAGCTGCTTTTGAACCACCATAGAAATTCTTTCCATGGAGGTCTCCCACCCATGCAAACGGAATAAATGAGTCTGATTTGATTTGTTTACCCTGAATAGGGTCTTGAATTACTTTGAATATTTTCCCTGAACGGTAGTCATACTCTAACGCCACTATATACTTTTCAGGGTCTTCCCCTAATAGGAATTCTTCGATTACTTCTTGTGATACCATAATATTTTCTTTTCGTCTGAGACATTATACTCACATCGTAATGATGTGATTACTCTTTGACATTTATACTATGGAAATAATAAGAAGTCTTTCTCTTCTTGTCAAATGATATTGATATAAAGATTTTCTCTGATTGGTGCAATCAGTTCACCCATTGAATTGATGATTGAGAATTCACCTAAGTACCTACCTTTTCTTCTTGTGTCTCTCAAAGACCACTTATAAAAAATATAATATTCTTTCGGAGAGTCAGGGTTTTCTTGATTTTTTTCTGTGATAAATGCATTATTCATCACAATTTTTGGTATTCCTGTTGACAGTTCCTTCATGGAAAATCTGATGGTAGCGTTATCTAAATCCGCATCGAATGTTTTCCATGAGTCTGTTCTACCATCTTTCACCACACTCATCTTGAGTATCGGTAATTCACTGTTTTGTTTTATAAAGAATTCCATGTTTATAAATATCCACATAAAGAAAAACCCCTCCGAAGAGGGGTTTTATATTTTTATTTATGTTTTGGTTATATCGGTTGTGGTGTCCAATCGTAACTAATTGTGATGTTACTACTTCCCATAGTAAACGTTTCTGAGTCGTTACCTGGTGATAATCCACTATTTGCGGAAATCGAAGGAACACTTTGTCCTGAGACTGAACCGATACCTTGTGTCTCACCATATATTTGACAACCTGAACCAAGTACACCTTGAGATTCAACGTAGTATATGATAGTATCACCTTCGAATACCGTAATTGAGTCGGTACTGTCATTACCATTACCCAATGCCGTGAATGACGACCTAAGAGTACCATTGACGTAAACATTCGCACTACCTCTAGCACACGTTGCACTTGTGTAGTTAATATTAATGGTCTTCGGTTGTGCCGACGTTGAAGGAGTTACTGTTGGTGTTCTCGTCGGTGTTCTCGTTGGTGTTGCACTTCTCGTAACCGATGGTGTCGGTGTTGGAGATGCCGGTGGTGGAGTACTCGTTGGTGTTCTCGTTGGAGTTGCCGAAGGAGTTGGTGTTGGTAATGCACAGAATGAACAAGAGTCACCGACCGCATCAATAGTGTATGTTGCGGGTTCAGGACTATCGTGAGTTGTGAGTATTTGCCAACATCCTGTCACTTCTTTAACCGATACGTAATCACCAATTGATGGTACTGAAGAGAATCCTGTTCCTAATACTGCGGTTTGTTGTTGAGCACCTGTCTGACAGTTACCATCAACATAATTAATTTCACCAATTATGAACTTATACTCAACACACGGATATGTTTGTTGACAAACAGTACAGTTTGAATAAAGTTCCGCACCTGGATTCCAAGTTCCATTATCATTTTCAAAGACACCGTCAAGTATTCCCAAGTCAGTAACGTTGTCACCAGCATAAGAGTCACCAATGAATCCAACACAACCATCAAGGACACCTGTTTGTCCTTTTAAGTGTAATGATGCACTTCCTTCATCAAGTGCTTGTAAAATTGCTCCGAACTGTGCACTGTTTATACTAATTCTATATACTAAATCATCACAACACCCTGACATGTACATCGGGTAGTATACCGTTGAAGGAGTTACCGATGGTGTCACAGACGGAGTCAATGATGTTGATGGGGTAATAGTCGGTACCGGTGTTGTTGTCGGTTCTGGCGTTTCAGTAGGTGTACTCGTTTGAGTAGGACCTGGAGTACTTGTTGGTTGTGCTGTAGGAGTTACTGATGCTGTTGGTGTAACAGTTGGCGTTTCCGTTTGAGTAGGTGTCACCGATGCTGTCGGAGTTACCGAAGCTGTTGGTGTTACTGATGCTGTTGGAGTATTAGTTGGTGTTTCCGTTTGAGTAGGTGTTACTGATGATGTTGGTGTCACCGAAGCTGTTGGTGTATTAGTTGGTGTCACAGTATTACTTGGTGTAACCGAAGCTGTTGGAGTAACTGATGATGTAGGTGTGACTGATGAAGTAGGTGTATTTGTTGGTGTTACAGTATTACTTGGCGTTACTGAAGATGTTGGAGTTACTGATGCCGTCGGAGTTACCGAAGCTGTTGGAGTATTGGTTGGTGTTGGTGATTGAGTTGGTGTATTCGTTGGTGTTCTTGACAATGACACTGTTGGTGTAACTGTCTGAGTAGGAGTATTTGTTGCCGTAACTGTTGGTGTTACCGATGAAGTTACGGATGGCGTTGGAGTATTTGATGCGGTGACCGTAGCGGTAACGGTAGGGGTAACTGATGCGGTCACTGTTGCCGTTATAGTTGCTGTCGGTGTCAACGTTGATTGTGGTGTTGTAGACGGTGTTACAGATTGAGTCGGTGTATTTGTTGGTGTTGAAGTTGCGGTGTTTGTTGGTGTCACAGATGGTGTAACAGAAATCGTTGGTGTTACAGACGCTGTAGTTGTTGGTGTAAATGAAACCGTTGGTGTTGGCGTTTGAGATACACCAGGCGTATCCGATACTGTTGGTGAAGGAGTATTTGTCGGTGTGAATGATATTGTCGGAGTAACAGTGGCTGTTGGAGTTACCGTTGAAGTTGAGGTTACTGAAGGGGTTGGTGTACTTGTAGAAGTTGACTGAGGAGTTGCCGTCGGAGTTGGAGTTGTAGTAGACTGTGGTGTTTGTGTAGGTGTAACTGTAGATGTAACCGTAGACGTAGGAGTAGGTGTTGAAGTACCACCAGGTGTTTGTGTTGGTGTACTTGTAGATGTAGAGGCGGGTGTTGATGACGGTGTCACTGAACTCGTTGGTGTTGGTGTCGATGTCCCAGCAGGTGTACTGCTTGGAGTAACTGACGATGTCACTGTCGGTGTAAATGATACTGTCGGTGTTGGTGTAGCACTTGAACCAGGCGTATTCGATACTGAAACTGTTGGAGTAACAGTTGTCGTGACAGTTGGAGTATTTGATTGTGTCGGAGTATTCGTTGGTGTGGATTGAGGTGTTGACGAAACAGTCACAGAAGCGGTTGGTGTAGGTGTAGATGTTCCACCTGGTGTTTGTGTAGGAGTGTTTGTAGGCGTTGAAGTGGCAGTATTCGAAGGTGTGACTGAAGTTGTAGGTGTATTAGTTGGGGTAACATCAGGAGTAGTAGAAATAGTTGGGGTTGGAGTTGCACTAGCACCTGGAGTGTCAGAGACTGATACTGTTGGGGTGTTTGTCGGTGTTACCGCAGCAGTACCTGTTGGACTCGCAGTGACCGTGGCTGTTGGTGTACCCGTTGATTGTGGTGTTGATGTTGGTGTAGAAGTTGTTGTTGATGTTGGTGTCGATACTGGAGTTCCTGTTGGACTAGCGGTTACCGTGGCAGTTGGTGTACTCGTAGACTGAGGTGTTGATGTTGGTGTTCTCGTTGGAGATACTGTTTGAGTAATAGTCGCAGTTAACGATGGAGTCACCGTAGATGTTATCGTGGCAGTTATAGACGGAGTTACGGATGGTGTATTTGACGGAGTAATAGTAGGTGTTACGGTCTGAGTTTGTGTAGGTGTTGGTGTTGGTTGAGCTATAACATACGTATACGATGCTTCATATTTTTCAGAGTAAATCGTATATGTTCCATAGAAATAGTTAGTTTCTAAATCTGCGGGCATAACCACAGTACCAAAGTCTGTAACTGTTGAGCCCGTATCTGCCGTGAATGTAATGTGAACATTTTCACCACTCAGGTTTTCACTAATAAATCTAATTCCTTCTGCCATCGTATATAAATACTTTGTTATTAAATAATGTTATTTTTTTTATACATATTATGTGAATCTTGGTAATGTTGCATTGTAGTTAGATAATACCTGTGCCGCCGTCAATGAGATATTATATAGTCTAACAATAGAGTATCTACCTGCGAACATACCCGTGTTATCAGCACCTGGGTTTTGTTGGCCTAAGAATATGAAATTATCTACATTACTTGATAAATAAGATATACCCCCTTGAGAATCATTCAATGTTCCATTCACATATAAAGATTGAGTTCTATTAGGGAAGTCCCAAACTAATACAACTTGATACCATAGTCCTTGAGTAAATGTGTTGTCGGACGTTAATAAATTATTATCCCATATTTTAGCATTAAATCTACCACTAGATGCCGATATTGGTGGCATGTTCCAAGCGGTTTGAGGATTTTCCGAAGACATTGACATTATATTACCATCATTATCTAAAGGATTTACCCATAGTTCATAAGTGAATGATTGATTTGCAGTACCTGTCCCTGGTACTCTTCCAATCAATATATAATCGTTAGACCCGTCAGTTTGTATTGAACCTTGGAACTCAGAATTATAAGTTGGTCCATTTATCAATGTACCGTTATTATTACCCTGTAAATCTGTCCAAACCGTCCCTGTACCCGCATAAGAATCTTCATTACCCGCGTCCAAATTAACAATTAGATTGTTTACAAATGGTGGTGTTGGTGATGGTGTTACTGTTCTTGTTGGTGATGGAGTTATTGATGATGTTGGTGTTGGTGTTGAAGTTGCTTGTGGTGTTCTTGTTGGTGTGGGTGTTGGACTCTCCGCGAATGGTGTTGCCGTGAAGTCCATTGTTGGTGCTGGTGTGTCTGTAGGTGTAACCGATTGTGTCGGTGTAAATGTAGGGGTAACCGTAGAAGTGACTGATGGGGTTATTGTTGATGTAACTGTCGGAGTTACTGTCGATTCAGGCGTATTAGTGACGGTCACCGTGGGTGTCACACTTGAAGTTAAAGAAGGTGTTACCGTTTGTGTTGGTGTAACACTTGAGGTTACAGATGGAGTAACACTCAATGTAATTGATGGTGTCGGAGTATTAGTTGGTGTAACAGACGGAGTGATACTTGGTGTGAGTGAAGCGGTTACTGTTTGTGTCGGTGTACTCGTTGGTGTAACACCCGGTGTTTCTGATTGGGTAACCGTTGGTGTCACCGTAGATGTTACCGTCGGAGTAATAGTACTGGTTGGTGTTATCGTTTGAGTTGGAGTGTTAGTTGGGGTAACAGACGAGGTTACCGATGCGGTTACAGTTTGTGTTGGGGTGTTCGTAGCAGTTACTGTTGGTGTCACTGAAGCAGTTACTGATGGAGTAACCGTTTGAGTTGGGGTATTAGTAGGTGTTAATGTTGGTGTGATAGATGCGGTTACTGTTTGAGTTGGTGTATTCGTTGCAGTCACTGTTGGTGTTACGGATGAAGTCACTGAAGGAGTGACAGTCTGAGTTGGCGTATTAGTTTGTGTGATAGTTGGGGTAATCGATGCAGTTACCGTCTGAGTAGGAGTGTTAGTGGTAGTTACCGTTGGTGTTACTGATGACGTTACCGAAGGAGTGACAGTTTGAGTAGGTGTGTTTGTCGGTGTAACAGATGCGGTTACCGACGAGGTCACTGTTTGAGTCGGCGTATTCGTTGCAGTTACTGTTGGAGTTACCGACGAAGTAACTGACGGTGTAGGTGTTTGAGTATTTGAAGGAGTTACGGTCTGTGTTGGAGTGTTCGTTGGGGTAACACTCGGTGTTGGTGTGTTTGTCGGAGTTTTAGAAATTGTCAACGTAGGTTGTGGTGTATTAGTGACCGAAGGAGTTACCGTTTCTCTCGGTGTTCTCGTTGGTGATGGTGTTAATGTTGGTGTTGGGGTATTTGTTGCACTACCAATAGGTGTTGCCGTTAAGTCCGAAGTCGGGGCAGGTGTACTTGAAACACTTGGAGTTACAGTACCAATAGGTGTCGCAGTTAAATCAACTGTTGGTGCTGGTGTGTCTGTAGGTTGAGGGGTATTTGTTGGTGTATAAGTTACAGACGGAGTAACAGTTGATTCAGGGGTATTTGTTGGTGTTGGTGTCTGACTAACACCTGGAGTATCAGAAACAGAAACAGACGGAGTCACTGTATTTGTTGGTGTGACACTACTTGTCGGTGTCACTGTTGAGGTAGGTGTGATTGTTGGGCTTGGACTAATATCTGGTGTGATTGTCGGTTGTGGAGTGTTAGTGACAGAAGCAGTGACTGTTGGTGTTACTGATGAAGTATTTGTCGGTGTCGGAGTATTACTTGAAGTATTTGTAGGAGTATTTGTTGGTGTTACTGTTGAAGTTACACTAGGTGTCGGTGATAAAGTACTTGTTGGTGTATTAGTAGGTGTTACTGTTGAACTAACTGAAACTGTAGGTGTCACAGTAGTTGTTTGCGTAACCGCAGGTGTCGATGTTGGTGACGATGTCTGTGTAACAGAAGGTGTAACCGTAGACGTTGGACTATTTGTTACCGAAACAGTTGGGGTAACAGTTGAGGTTGGACTTGGAGTTGTACTCACAGAGATAGTCGGAGTCACAGTCATCGTAGGTGTTTGTGTAGGTGTCGGTGTGTTAGATGACGCTGGTGTAGAAGATGGTGTTGGAGAAGGACTAGCGGTTGGTGTCGGTGTTAATGTAGTCTCGAACTCAAACTTAGGCTCAACAACAAATCTAAATTCCGGTGATACAGTTTCAGTATCCACCTTAATATCTTTATAGAAACTACTTCCCTGTACTAAGTTATAGTCTCTATTTGTACGTGTAATATAAGTCCCAACTTTTTCTCCCTTAAGGATTTTCAGAATGATATTATTCACAATGTCATTACCATCAGACATGGTAATTGTGTTAGTGAATTTAATTTCAACTTCAGTATCAACAGGGAATTCGGATGTTGCGGTGTATTTAGAAACCACAGAACCGTCAGTATATTCAGCTGTAAGAGAAATAAAGTTTGTTCTTTTATTTCTTCTACAACACATTTCTGAATCTACAAAAGATTCAGCAATTGTTACAAATATTTGACTTTCAAGTGGAATTCTATACGTACCCTGACTATTTGTCACAGTAAAGAAACCACTAAACCTACCTATTTTCTTTGTAAATTTTTTACTAAATTGGTAAGAAACAATATAACCATTATCTTTTTCTTCAACAGTTGCTGGTGAATTAGCGATTCTATAGATACCCGTTTCTACATCATACATAGAGAAGGTCACCGTTGAAGCGGAAATAAGAGAATCAAGTTGGTTATACCCGTTTCTTGATTCTTTTATCACTTCAACCTGAAGTTTAGGTAACGTACTATTTTTCTTTATAAAAAACTCCATCTACTACTGTATACAATTTACATCAAATGCACAAGCCACATCATTCGCTATGAAATCAAAATCACAAGACGTCAAATCAATATTAAAATTAAAATAACATTGAGTAAGTGTCTCCAAACAATTTGGACACCAGAAGTCGAATAAATTATAAGTATCCCTCTCAATCCTGAAATTGTGTTGAACCTGAGGGGAACTCAATGGTTCAGTGTAGAATCTCATCTTCGAAATACCACCCATAAAAGTACCACCAAATGCAGGTTCCATCTCCATATTAGTTCTTAAATCACTTAATGATGTCCCTGAAAGTGTTTCATTCGGCATACATTCAGGGTCCTGAATATACGGACCTTCAAATGAGGTGCACCCTGATGGTATCAAACTTTCTCTTAAACCTTGTGTACCGCCACCCCATGATATTGTGTAAGGAACACCGATTTGTTTTTCCTTTTCTGTGCTCAATTCGTGAGGTATAATTTCTTCAAAGTCTTCAATAACCATGAAAAGATAACCGTTCACATATAATCTTAATACCCCTCTTCGGTCATCAACTTGGTTCAACCACTTTTGGGTCCATTGGATTTCAGATACTTTGAAATCATTCAAACCACCTGGCTGTATGAGGTTCGTTGTAACACCATAAGTCGACGCAGAATAAACCTCTTTTCTTATATCACCCAAACCACCGATATTTAATAGGTCACAATCCTCGAGATATTTGTATCTCTCGAACACCGCGGACAACATTACCCATCTTTCCAAAGTCCTTTCAGACTCACTGATTGGGAACCCACAGACATCATAGATACCTGCTGTAGAACACACTTCATTAATACAGTACCCTGATGAGAATGTTTGACCTGTAGTCTCACAACTTCCTGTCGTCACACAATCACCAGTATAACGAATGTATTTAACACATAATCGAGGATTTTTAGGGTCCCCACTCAATCTCAACGACATACCATTTGAAAGTATATCCAACCTCGGGTCTTGTGTTTGACCCGTCCAATTCACATTTGTACCTCTACATATCAATCCATTATTCCTTGTCACGGTTGTGGCAGTGGTAGGATAAATCTTGAAACAACTTGAAGAAGTGACTCCTGTATCAGAACAAGCACATGTCTTAAAACAATTCGCCAAGTTGCTTGTAACTCTTTGGTACTCTTCTACTGTTGCACCACTTATACTTACCCCAAAATCACAAGAAAAATCATTATAAGTTTCAACCATACCGCTTGCAGGGTGATAAAACTTATCCTCAGCTCTTGCCCCAAAGAAGAAGAATGTACCGGCGTTGTCAGGATAGACATCATTCAAGTATTCTTGACGGTCCATCAAAGTATACTCCTCAACCTGACGTGGTTTGATTAATGTTTCCATCGTCCATCCCTTGTTAACCCTTTCAGGGAAGATTTCATAATCATAACCGTGTAATTTGTAGAAACCTTGGAAAAATCCACCATATAACTCTTGGTAGTACCCAACAGAACTATCTGACTTATTGACAATATTGTATATTGTTTCTTTGGTATTTCCTGAAAATCTATGATTTGGTTGGTTAGTAAATGAACCTACAGGGTGTAATTTCATCCTTCTATCATGATATAGTGGGTCGTGTGTCCTCGCTGAGAATACACCCATAGAATAGTATAAAGTATTACCTGTAATCTTATCAAAAAGACCAACATCAATCATTGTTAGTCCAGCATCACAAAGTCCTGTAAATCCTGTGTAACAACTCAAATCTTCATTGTTGGGATTGTAGTAATTTGTTGAAGTAAGTGTATTACCTGTATTCGGTACACCCCAAAATAGATTTGGTTGTGTTGTGGTACCTGTTTTTGTGAGGTCAAAATTAATCGGAAGACGGTTACCTTCATTTAATCCAATGACATCTTTTGAGAAGATTACCTCCTCATCATAATCACGCTCATCAGAAGCCAAAGTGATATCGAAATACTCACTTGTATCCAACCTAACCTTGAAACGTTTGTTATTATAATAGTTGATGCTTTGACCTGCCATTCCCTTTTTTATGATAAATACTTTCTTTGTGGTATTTATAGTTAAAAAGTAATATGATTAAGTCCGATATCTTTAGAAAAGAGAAAGCTGCTTTATCAAAAGCCAAGGAATTGGGTTGTGAAGGTACTCACAAACACGATGGTGGTTTCATGCCTTGTAAGTCTCACAAAAAGTGGGAAGAACTTACGTCAAACGTAGATGGGGAGATTGATGAGTTGGTAGATTTCGATGGTACAATGAACAGTTCAAAGATTCCAATCGTTGACCCTCATGTTTCACCTAAGAAAACAACCGACCAAACTGTGGCAGCCACAAGAACGGCACAAGACCCTTACGCTTTAGGTTTCAGAAGATACGTAGGTGAAGAAGACATGTCAGGAGCCTTCGGTTGGGAAGAGACTGAAGATATGGGATTTGAAGATACAATCAAATACTTGGAAGATGAATTAGGTGTAGACAACGCCGAAGAAAGAGCTGAAGAAATGGGTAAGGACCCAAAGTTAGAAAAGAAAAAAACTGACGGAGCCTTCACAAGAATGAGACTTCAGGAAAAAGAAAAAATGTTCACCAAAGAACAAATAATGAAAATGAAAGAAGATTTATTGGTAGATAAAGATGCCGATAATGACATCAGACCATCAGACGAATCTGTTTCAAAAATCATTATGAGAAATATTAAGGCACTCAAGAAATTGGCTAATAAAGAAGGTATTAGTGTAAAACAACTTTCAAAATTATTGAATAATGAATAGTAACTTATATGATAGAAAGGCAAAATTACCTAAAACACTAATCAAACACTTAGAAGAGTGTGGTGGTATGGTAGAAGCAGACTCAAACACTGAAGGTTTCAATAGAAACAAAGAATTGAGAGAGTCAGGTGTTGTTACTTACCAACAAATCAAAAGAATCAAAAACTTCTTTGATAACTTTGAAGGTAATAAGGAAGATGCTCCTTTCATATTAAATGGTGGTGACCGCATGAACAAATGGTGTAACCACGTTTTGGACCACTGGCGAGCGGTAGATAAAGGTGGAAAGAAAAGAAAAGCCGATGGGGGAATGGAAAATCAATTTATCGATAACCATGAAAAAGATGGTATCACTATGAACCCACATGATAAACATGAAAGAGGAATAAATAAATTTGATACTTCTATACAAGAAAGTATTACAAAAAGATTCAAAAGATTAATATAAAATGGCTGAACAAAATGACAAGTTAGATTTCTCACAACCAAAAAACTCTTTGAGTGAGATTGCTGATAGAGAAAGAGGAAGACTTTTTCCTCGTAACGACTATTCACCTGTTTCTGATAAGTATTCTGCGGAACATCCTAATGCAATGGCTGACGGTGACGATGAAGGTAGAGGAACAGGTTCATTCTTGGATGTACATAATTTCGGTGCCGGAACTACTACTGACATCAATGAAAGAAACGATGACATCAAAATCAATAAATACAACTATAAGAACGGTTATAAAGTAGAAGAATAATGAGACTACAAGAAACCCTTAGAAGTGTTCTTTTAGAAGTGGCATCGATGGATGACATTCAAAGAGCAATTAAACAAAAACAGGTTGCCACCATTTTCTACGATGGTGACGAACCTGGTGGTCGTGGTCTCAGGACCGTAGAACCAGTATGTTTGGGTTTCTCAAAAGCAGGTAACAGAGTAGTCAGAGTATGGGACATGGAAGGTGCTTCCCACACCGCCAGAACAGGTGAACAACCTCTACCAGGATGGAGATTGATGAGGTTAGATAAGATTATGACATTCAAACCTACAGGTGAAAACTTTACAACTCCACGACCAGGCTATAACTTTAATGGTGATAAGAGCATGACAAGAGTCATAATCAACGCACAATTTGATAACAACAATGAATAACGATTTAATGCAAAAATTAGCGATGTCCAAGAAAATTATGGACGCGTCAGATAGAATCAAGCCGGGACAGGCACAAGGTGGTCTTCCCATGACAGAGAATATTAATGCCACATATAATATCCCTCAGGATATGATGCAACAACCAGTTCCTCAACAACCACCACAACAAATGGTACAGGCACAACAGACGTCTCAACCACAACCAGTAACTGAAAGTAAAATTCAAAATTCTAAGTTACCTGATGAAATAAAACAATTGATGATGGAACACCCTATTCAACAACCAGCTTTCGGTGGTGGTAGTGGTACAGTTCTTTCAGATGATGTTATCGAAGGAGCACAGAGACTGATGGGGAACACTCCTAAACAACCTGTAACGGAAAATGTTTCTATACCGACAACAAACAACTCAGATTTGAAACAAATGATTCGTGACGTTGTTAGAGATACTGTTAGGGATGTAGTCAGAGAAGAATTACAAAGTGCTGGAATGATTATGGAAGGTAATACAAAAACCAACGAATCATTACAACTTAGAGTGGGTAAACACGTATTCGAAGGTAAGGTTACAAAAATTAAGAAAGTAAAATAACCACCCCCTTTTCTTATTACTGATTTTATCTTATACTTTTAACAAAATTGAAAGTATGTCAAAGATAAAAGTATTAGTATTACCCTCAGACCGTACAGGGGTGGGTAAATTCCGTTCTGTCGAACCTCACATTTTCTTACAACAATCCTACCCCGAAGATTTTCACGTAGACATTGATTATGAACCAAAAATGGAAGATATCAATTATTGGAAACAATATGATATGGTCCATTTTCATAGGTCAATAGGTAAGAGTCCTGAAAACTCCATTCAAATTATTAAAATGTTGAATGATTTGGGTATCGTTACTGTTATGGATTTGGACGACTACTGGTTACCCACAAAAGAACATCCCGCACACAACTTAGTCGTAAAGAACGATTTACACAAAAAAATTATAGCAAATCTTAAGTTGGCTCAGTATGTGACAACCACGACTACTATATTTGCAGATGAGATTAAAAAATATAATAAAAATATTTTTATCTTACCCAACGCCATCAATCCCAACGAACCTCAATTCCAAGCGGAGACTAAACCTTCTGATAAGTTGAGATTTGGATGGTTGGGTGGTTCTTCTCACTTGCACGATTTAAAACTATTAGATGGTACATTCAATAGATTATCATCAATCAAAGACCAATACAGACTTTATCTCTGTGGGTTTGATATCAGAGGGACCATCACTGAAATCAATAGACAAACAGGTCAACAAAACACAAGACCTATCAAACCACATGAGACAGTGTGGTACAACTATGAAAAGATTTTTACCAATGATTATAAATTGGTAAATCCTGAACATAAAGAATTTTTACATAAATTCATACCCAATGAAAATTATACTATAGAGGACGACCCATTCTATACACGTGTTTGGACAGAACCTGTTACCGCATATGCTAAAAATTATGCAAACTTCGACGTATCTTTAGCACCACTTAAAAATCATATCTTTAATAGAGTGAAATCACAATTAAAAGTTATTGAGGCTGGTTTTTACAAAAAGGCATTGATTGCCTCAGATATTGGTCCTTACACTATAGACTTGAAACATTCATTAAAAAATGGTAACTTTGTGGATGGAAATGCTTTGTTGGTTAAAGAAAATAGAAATCACTCTGATTGGTCGAAGTTTATGAAAAAACTTATTGATAACCCGTCATGGGCTGAAGATTTGGGTGAGAGACTATATGAAACAGTATCCAAAACCTATGACTTAAATATTGTAACTGAAACACGAGCACAAATTTATAAGGAGATTACAAAATGATAGATAAACGATTTACATATGATAGGTATTTACAATGGGATGGAAAAACATTTCAAATTTCGGCATATGAAAATGAAAATTATATTTACGTACCGATACCAAAATGTGGTTCAACAACTATGAATAAAAGATTAAATTTAAAATCACCATTTTATCCAAGAATCGATATTATGGATTTAAAGAATAAAAATAAATTTAAATTTACATTTGTCAGAAATCCATATGCTAGGTTATTAAGTTGTTGGAACGGAAAAATTAAAAATAGATTAGGTAGTCAAATAACTAAAATGGAAGGTTTCAATTATGATATGTCTTTTAATGAGTTTGTCAGAAAAGTATATTTAACACCAGATTATTTATGTGACCAACATTTTGCACCAATAACAACTATTGTTGAGGATTTATCATTTGATTTTATTGGTAAATTAGAAAATTTTGAAGAAGATTATGTTAAATTACAAAAAAAAATAAATTTACCAAATGCTACACAAAAATTGGCAATGACCAATGTAGGTAAAAAATATGAAAGTTACTTTACAACGGAACTATACGAATTAGTGAACGAAAAATATGATAAAGATTTTAAGAAATTCAATTATAAAAAAATATTAAAATGATAAACGCACCGAAGACAAAACTATTATTTTTTGACTTAGAAACTGTTGGTATTGAACAGGACTTCAAGACATTGAAAAAGAACAAACCCGAACTTGCAAAATTGTTTGAGTCCTACCAAGGTTGGTTATTAAAACGATACCCTGAAGAGGAAGGTAATTCCATCGAAGAAATGTTTTATAACAAGGCGGCCCTTATTCCTGAGTTCGCAAAAATTATAGTGGCGTCTTTTGCCTTTTATGCTCCCGATGGGAAAATACACAAACAAACATTCTCTTCAGATGAAGAGATAGAAGTATTAACGGAAATTAAAAACCTACTCACCAAAGTGGGTAAATTGGATTTCTTCCTTTGTGGACACAATATTAAAAACTTTGACATCCCAATGATTGGTAAACGAATGATTATCAATGGGATGAAACCACCATCACTTATCCCACAATACGACACAAAACCGTGGGACATCAAAGCAGTGGATACAATGGAGATTTGGAAGTTTGGAAACAACTTCTCAATGGCATCATTGGAACTTATGTGTGTTTCCATGGGTGTTTCATCACCTAAAGAAGGAGAGGTAACAGGAAACATCGTACATCAAACATATTGGGAGACCGAAGCGTTGGACCCAATCGCTACATATTGTGAAGAAGATGTTGATGTATTGGCAAAATTAATGGATAAAATTTATAACTTAGTATAATGGGAAAATTTAAGGATATGACAGAGGGTCTCAAGATGTTGAAAGACCTACAAAAGAATTTGGGTGGTATGAGTAATATGACTGACCCACAAGAAATGTTGAATTCATTAGGTTTGGACATGGACCAATTAAATGAGCAGTTTATTCAACAAACCACACCTCAAACTACATTGAGATATTCATATAAATCAGTAAATAAAGAACCTGAATATGCGTACCCAACAGATTCAGGATTTGATTTGAGGGCAAATGAGAAAGTCACATTGGAACCTTTAGATAGATTTTTGATTTCTACAGGATTATTTTTGGATATCCCTGAAGGTTATGAAATACAAGTTAGACCTAAGAGCGGTTTAGCAATCAACAAAGGTATTTCTGTACTAAATACTCCCGGCACTGTTGATGAGGGTTATACAGGTGAGATTAAAGTTGTAGTAATAAATCTCAGTAATAAATCACACACTGTTGAAGTTGGTGATAAAATTGCTCAAGCGGTTTTGACACCAGTAATGGCGGGTAAGTTTGTTAATTTACAAAGAGTACTAAATGTGGATGATAAAGACCGTGGAGATAACGGATTCGGCTCAACAGGTACACGATGATTACAATAGGATTTAGCACAAAAAAAGTTGATGAAAAATTCGTAGAATACCTACGAAAAAGTTGTGGTATACCCAAAGTAGAAATTATACCTTTCGAAAATCCAGGTACTCATTCTCTGACAGAGGCTTACAATATTATTTTAGAAAAATCATCAAATGATATTGTTGTATTGTGTCATGATGATATCTACTTCGAAAAAAATAATTGGGGAAACAAACTAATGAAACATTTTAAAAGAAATCCTGAATATGGAATCTTGGGGGTTGCTGGTTCTACCAAGTTACCAATGTCGGGTAAATGGTGGGAAGACCCTCGCAGAATGAGAGGTATAGTAAACCACGAACACGAAGGTAAAAAGTGGGAGTCCAAATATTCACCAAGCCAAGCTAATAAGTTAGATGATGTTGTATTGGTTGACGGTCTTTTTATGGTTTTAAATAAAAAGAACATTAAAAAAACTTTTAATGAAGAGGTTAAAGGTTTTCACATGTATGATGTGGACTTCTGTTTTAGAAACTTTATTGAAGACGTTAAAATTGGAGTTCTATATGATATTCGTATTACACACCTTTCTATCGGACAGACAAATCAACAATGGGAGAAGAACCGTGAAGAATTTGCTGAGAGAAATATCACATTATTACCTGTTAGAATAAAAAAACAGATGGATATTAATTCACCAATAAAAGTTTTAATATCATCATTATTTTTTAAAACATTTACAGGTTCTGAAATGTATGTTTATGAATTGGCAAAGGAACTGGTCAAATTAAATTGTGACGTAACGGTACTATCCGATATTGATGGTCCACTATCAAAAATTGCAAACACAAATAAAATTAAAACGTTACCTCACCACCAACCACCAGGATATATTATGGGAGATGGGGTGATGGGTTTTAATACACCACAAGGATTTCATAAAACAGAAAAAGGAAAATTATATAGAAACGGTAATTATGATTTCGATATAATTCATGTACAACACAAACCAATAACTGAAAGATTATTACAACTTTACCCTGACCTTCCTAAAGTATCTACTATACACTCTGAGGTTATTTCATTAGAAGACCCGGTAATAGATGATACTATACTCAAATATATCACAATTAGACCTGAAATAAGTGAAAAAATTATAAACGAAAACGGGGTTGACATCAATAAAATTGAATTGGTTTATAATCCGTTGGATAATAATAGATTCAACACTAAGGGAACATCAAATAAAAATTATATACTTTTTGTCGGTACAATTGATTATTTACGAGAAAAAACAATCAAAGATATTTCAGAATATACAAAATCTCAAGGTAAAGAATTGTGGATTGTCGGTGAAAATAAATCTAATTACCTTTCAGAACTAACAAAAGAAAATCACGTTAAACATTTCCCTCCAACACAAAAAGTAGAAAAATATGTAAAGGAATGTTCTGAAACCGCAGGTATTTTATTAGGAAGAACCACAATTGAAAGTTGGATGTGCGGCAAACCTTCTTGGATTTATCAAGTAGATGATAAAGGTAACATACTATCTAAAGAAAGAACTTTACCACCATCAGACATCAATAAGTTCTACTCTTCTGAAGTAGCAAAAAAAATTAAGTCTATTTACATCGATTCTTTAAATGAATGGGAAAACCTTTTAGACGAAAAGGATGAACTTAACAATAAAAAAATGATTTTCAATGGTAGAAAAATTACACCTAACAATGTAAATAATTGGGGTGATTTGGTCCCATATAAGATTATTGATTCTTTGTTTGAGCACGACATTTCAGAAGAAGATGTATTCAATGTTAGACAACCAAATAAAAAATACTCAGTATACTCAACTGGTAGTGTGATGCATTTTACAAATAAGGACAGTATAGTATGGGGTACAGGATGTATTAAAGAAAACGCTGTCGGTGAAAAACCAAAAAAGGTTTATGCGGTTAGAGGTCCTTTAACCAGACAGGAACTCCTTAAGAAAGGAATTGATTGTCCTGAAATATATGGTGACCCAGCACTATTGTACCCAATGATTTATAACCCAATTATTGAAAAGAAATACAAATGGGGAATTATACCTCACTATATTGAATTTGAAAGTGACAAAGATATAGAAGTAATTAAAAACTTAGAACGTCAAGGTTTTAAAATTATTGACATATCTTCAGGTGAAAAAGAATTTATTAATGATATGTTAGAGGTTGAAAATATCATATCCTCAAGTCTTCACGGAATGATAGTGGCAGATGCATATGGTATACCAAATGCACGAGTAAACATTTCAAATAAACTGATTGGTGGAGATTTTAAGTTCAAAGACTATTGTCTTTCTGTAGATAGAGAAATAGATTTAGGTTATCAACTGACCTCAACAACCACAAAAGAGGATATTGAAAATTTATATTTAAACACTAAAATAACTTTTGACCAAGAATTACTTTTGAATAGTAATCCTTGGAAGTTAAAATTATAAAGTAAAATGGCAAACGGAATTTACAAAGTAACAGAAGAATTTGAAGAAAAATTAAGTCATTATACAGGGGCTAAGTATGTGGTAACCGTTGATAATATGAGTAATGCGTTGTTTTTATCACTTTATTATGAACATCATATTAAAAATAATACCAGTGAATATATTACTATACCTAACAGAACTTATCCGTCAGTACCTTGTGAAATAATACACGCAGGTTTAAAAGTAAATTTTCGTAAGGTAAAGGGTAAAACATTAAAAGGTGCTTATCAACTCGAGGGGTCTAATGTTTGGGACTCAGCATTAACTTTTACCTCCGATATGTACATTCCCAAAACACACATGTGTATATCATTTACGGGCCCATATAAACATTTTAAACTTTCTAAAGGTGGTGCAATTTTGACAGATGATAAAGAGGCATATAGATGGTTTAAAAGAGCTAGATATAGTGGAAGAAGGGAGTGTTCATATTTTGAAGATAATTTTGATATGTTAGGTTGGAACTTTTATATGATGCCTGAATTGTCTGCACGAGGATTATTACTTATGAATCAATTTTACAATAGAGACGGAAGTAAAATAAACAATGAAGATTTAGAATTACCTTACCCTGATTTAAGTAAATTTAAAATATACAAATCAAATAAATAATATGATTTATAAACACCCAATTTTTATAATATCAAACCCGAGGTCAGGGAGTTCTATTTTCAGAATTATACTTAACCACTCTAATAATACTATTTTCCCACCCGAATGTGGTTTTATACAATGGTTACATCAGTTCTACAAAGATTGGGATAACTCCCGTATCTCAGAGTTTACAACAGATGTTATAAATTCAAAAAAAATGGAAGGATGGTTTTTAAATGAAGAAGAAATAAAAAACTATCTAATTAACCTCAACCCACAATCATATGCCGAGGCTTGTTTTTATGTGTATGAGTTTTACGGAAAAAAATTAGGTAAAGATGTTAAAATATGGGGTGATAAAAATAACTACTACATTCAACACCTGGATGATATTTTTGAAATTTATCCTGAAGCTAAATTTATTTGGTTAAGAAGAGATAGTAGAGATGTTTGTGCATCATATCTTAATTTATCTAAAATATCTGATGAAATCAAATATAAACCTTCAGTACCAAAAGATGTGAATGATATTATGAATAGTCTTTATGAAAATAAAGAAATTATTTCTAATTTTTTCTCAAATTTAAATGATAAAAATAAATTAATAATTAATTTTGAAGATTTTATTATTCAAGACGAACAAACACTACAAAACTTACAGGATTTTACAGGGATAAATATAAATGAATGTATTATCAACTTTAATAATAAATTATATTATGATGAACCAAATATAACTTTACCATGGAAAGAAAAAACCAAAGAAGATTTAGATTCAAATTATATTATGACATATAAAAGACACAAAAAATCTCAAGAAATTTTCAACACATATAAAAATTATAATTGGTAAAATTATGTATCTTGAAATAAACCAAAGTATAGACCAAACAATTGATTTAATAAAAAATAGTATATATAGTGGGACACCACTTTCTATTTCACGATTTGGTGACGGCGAAATTTATTTACTAAATCGTAACTCACCCGATTCACATAAAATTAGAAAATGTAAAGATTGGGATTATAAATATCCTGAAGAAGTAAATGAGATGTATGATGACGCCAATAATATCCTCATCAAAAGCCTTAAAAATAGTGATATCATTTCTATAATGGATAAAAATAATATAATATCAAAAAGAATAGGATTTAGTAATGAAAGGTGGTCAATTTCAAAAGAACTATTATTAAAAAATGGTATTAATCCTGAACAATTAAAAGTAACTGACCACATGCTTGCCAGAGATGTAAAATTTGGAAAACCCGAAAATTTTAAAAATATTATTCAGGGTAAAAGTTTAAATATAATAAGTCCAAACACTGAAGAATTAAAAACAAAAAATTTAGAAACCTTATTGGACTGTGAAGTAACATATACAAATCACCCATTTAGTATAAACTTTAAAAATAGACATGAATTTGTTGATAATTTGAAAAATATAAAGTCAGATGTAGTACTCGTGGGGACCGGTAACATAAAAGACTATGTTAGTATATTATCAAAACAATATGGTAAAGTAGCCATAGATGTTGGGGCAATGTTAGATGCTTGGGCAGGTATAAAAAGTAGACCGTGGTTTAAAAAAGGAGGTCATCAAAATCATTTACTACTGTGATTTAAATACCATACTTAAAACAAATCTAAATAATGAAAAAAATTGTTGGAATTATTGGTAATGGATTTGTCGGTGAATCTCAAGCGTTTGCTTTTTCACCAACAAACGAAATTAGAATTTATGATGTTGACCAATTGAGGTCAACACACACAAAAGAAGAGACACATGAGTCAGATTTCATATTTGTTTGTGTACCAACACCAATGGATATGGGTGGTAAACAGGACTTATCATATATAGAAAATGTATTCAAGGATTCTAAAGAAGGTCCGATTTACATTATAAAATCTACGGTATTACCAGGCACAACAGAAATGTTACAAAGACAATATCCTCACCTTAACATTATATTCTCACCTGAGTTCTTGACTGAGAGGACTGCAAAATTGGATATGTTGACACAGGCAAGAGTAATCTTTGGTGGTGATAAGGACTTAACAAATAAAGTTGAAGAATTATTCTCTGAACGATTTATGAATAGACATTTCATCCATACAGACTCTAAAACTGCCGAGTTTATAAAATATATGAATAATACTTTCTTTGCTACTAAAGTTTCATTGATGAATGAATACTATAGACTTTCTCAGTTAGTTGATGTCAATTGGGACGATGCACTATATGGATTTACCTCAGATGGAAGAGTTGGCGACTCTCACTTACATGTTCCTGGTCCTGATGGCAAAGTAGGTTTCGGAGGTACTTGTTTCCCTAAAGATATCAATGCCCTTATCAACATGTCTAAGGAAGTGGGAGTCAATATGAATGTATTGGAAGCCGCTTGGAAAACAAACTTGGAAGTTAGACCTGAACAAGACTGGTCGACTCTAAAAGGACGTGCAGTATCCGACAAGTAGTAATACTTACTTTATAATAAAAGTTCGTATTATATATACTAAGTTAAAACTAAAATATAGTTAATGGCAACAAAAGGTAGAAAAGGAGATTTCAACCCTAAGAAATCAAGAAAAGAAATAATCAGGGAAATAATCGGGAAGACCCCAAGAAAGAAGTTTCTTTCTGAAAGTCAAAAGGAATATTATAATATTCTCACAAACAACGAAATTACGATTTGTACGGGACCAGCGGGTGTCGGTAAATCATATGTGGCAATGAGTGCTGCGGTTCAACTACTACTCGATGAGAGTAACTCTTATGAGAAAATAATTATCGTAAGACCAGCAGTTGAAGCTGAAGAAAAACTCGGTGCATTACCAGGTAACTTGGAGGAAAAATTAGACCCTTATATTTTTCCATCATATTACCTGTTAAATAAAATTATTGGGAAAGAAGCTAGAGAAAAATTAAAAGAATATGATGTGATTGAGGTATTTGCTTTGGCTTATATGCGAGGTATGAATATTGATAACTCAATATTAATTTTTGAGGAGGCACAAAATTCAACACCATCACAAATGAAACTATTGTTGACAAGAATCGGATTCAACTCTAAATTCTTTATATCTGGTGATATCGAACAAACGGACCGTTATAAAGATAAGACACAATCAGGTTTATATGATGCAATGAATAAATTTAGTGATTTGGATGAGGTAGGTACTTATGATTTCAAAAATGAAGACATCATTAGAAATCCAATCATCAGTAAAATATTAAAGAAATACGAATGAAAATAGCATTTGAAGTTAATGGTGTATTGAGAAATACTTTTGGTAAAGCTGAAGAGGTTTATCAAAAGTTTTTCATTGATGACTATGTACTGGGTGAAGATGAAGAAGAGTTTGATTATAAACTTAATCTTCCAATTACATCCACAACCTTGAGTGACCATTTTGTTTTTCCTGATGAAGAAAGACTAATGGAATTCTTTTATGTGGATTTCCCTATGAACATTTTTGGTCATTCTCAATCAACAGAAAACTCAACATTTCATGACTTGAACGACATTTATAAAGATTTAAGAGATGACCATGAATTAGTCATTGTTTCTAATGAGATTGAAAAATCTAAACCTGCAACTTTATTCTTCTTATCTAAGTTTGGTTGTATGTTTGAGAAAATAATCTTTTATAACCAATATACGGAAGATGAAATCCTTTCTCAATTTGATTTGATTATATCGACACAACCTCAAATTATAGAAAAGGATTATAACTATAAAACTGTAAAATATAAAACCACATATAATGAAGAAGTCTCTTCTGATTTCGAAATAGAAACCTTAAAAGAGTTCAAAGATTTATATGAAAAACTTAATTTGACATGATAGAATTTTTAGGACAAATGTATTACATCGATATGGATACACTCGAAAACTTCGTAGAGTTAAAAGACTTCAAACCATCAGAGGAAGAAGATAAAGACCACCAACATTTTTCAATAATCAAATTCGAACTTTTGAAGATGATGATTGAAGTTGTACTAACTGAAAGAGTTGACGACATGGACGACAATTTAGGGCTACATAATGCTAAGAGTACAAGTATTCCCTTTCGTATTGCATTTAATACATTATTAAGACATAACATTATTAAATATTTTGACTAATGGACCAAGATACAATTAAAAAAGTAGAACTTTCAATTCAGAAATTGGAAGAAAAAACATCGAGAATTTACCTTATGGTACAAGATACTAAGGGTAATGCAAAAGCCGGTATCCGTTTGGTTTACCAAATGGCTTTAACCTTAAAAAATAACGGATATAATCCAATCATCTTACACGAATCAAATGATTATACAGGTGTAAGTGAATGGATGGGTGAAGAATATATGGAATTACCTCACCAATCAATTGAAGGTCAAAACCTACAAATCTCACCTGAAGATTTTGTCATAGTTCCTGAATTATATGGACACGTGATGGAACAAATTAAAAACCTACCTTGTGGGAAGATTGTAATGTGTCAAGCGTATGACTATATGCTTGAAACTATTCAGCCAGGTGTAAATTGGGCAATGAATGGATTTTTGAAAGGAATTACAACCAACGAAACTCAAAAGGAATATATCCAAAGTATTATGAAAAACACCTCTTTAGACGTGATTACTCCTTTTATTCCTGAAATCTTTACGAAAAAAACTATTCCTGCAAAACCAATTATTGGAATTCATACACGTGACCAAAGAGATACCGCTAAGATTATCAAATCTTTCTATTTGAAGTACCCTCAATTTAGATGGGTAACGTTCCGTGATATGAGAGGTCTATCACAAAAAGAATTTGTTGAAAACCTACAGGAATCTTTTGTTTCAGTGTGGGTTGACGATATTAGTGGATTCGGTACCTTCCCAATTGAGAGTATGGCTTGTGGGACACCCGTAATTGGAAAAGTTCCAAACATGAAACCTGAATGGATGTCAGACACTAACGGTGTATGGACATATGAACTAAATAACATGGTTGATATTATTGCAGAATATACACAAAATTGGTTGGAAGATAATATCTCAGAACAACTTTATGATGGTGGTTTGGAAACCGCATCAACATATCAAAATAAAGAAGATTTTGAATCACAGGTTATTTCAACTTTCGATTCTTACTTATCAATTCGTAAACAAAATTTTGAAACTCAATTAGAGAGATTAACAATAACAGAAGAAACAGAATAATTATGAAAGATATTTCAGTAATTCTCCCAGTCGAGAGTTCAAAACACAAGAATTTTACTGAGTTGTTTACCAACTCAATCGTATCAATTATAAACCAATCAGTACAACCTAAAGAAGTTGTTTTGGTCCACACAAATGAAGAATCATTAGTTTCTTATTTGAATGATTTTGACTTCAGTGGTTTGACAGTAAATATGGTTGAAAACAAAGGAAATTCAGATTTCGCATCACAGATGAATTTAGGTGTTGAAAACGCAACATCTGAATGGGTTTCATTCTTAGAATTTGATGACGAGTACGCATCGATTTGGTTCAAGAATGTGCAAGAATATATTACTGCACACTCTGATGTCAAAGCATTCTTGTCATTGGTTGTTGATGTTGACGATAAAGGTACATTTGCTGGTTTCACAAACGAAGCAACATTTGCAGCGTCGATGAATAGTGAAATCGGTTATCTAACAAATGAAGTGTTACTTGATTACCAAAACTTTCAAACTGCAGGTATGGTTGTCAGAAAAGATATATACCAAGAATTAGGAGGTTTTAAACCATCAATCAAATTAACATTTGTTTATGAATTCTTGCTTCGTTTGACTTACAATTCTACAAAAATTATGACCATACCACGTATTGGTTACAAACACCTTAACATGAGAGAAGGGTCTATCTTTTGGAATTATAAGAATGGTGAAAACTCAGTCACAGAAGATGAAGTCAAGTTTTGGTTAGAATCCGCAAAAAAAGAACATTTCTTCACTGAAGACAGAAATATAAAATACGAACCTGAGAATGTTTAATGTTGTTATCAGGAAACACAAATTCTCCGGAACCTACCCCAACAAAAAAAAGGGGTAGGAAACCGAAGACCAATAACAACTATTTCGCTGAAAGGGAAGAAAAGGCTGTTAGAATGTTTCTCACTGCCAGTACTTTCAATGAGAAAAATGAGATTTATAATGAATTTCTAAGAGCACCTTTGGATAAGATGATTGAATCAATCATCAGGAGATATAAGTTATATCGTAAAGGAATGGAGTTCAATGATATTCACGTAGATACTCACTCATTTTTAATCACAAAAGTTGACAAGTTCAAACCAGCGAAAGGTAAAAAAGCATATTCGTATTTTGGTACAATATGTAAAAACTATCTGATGGGTCAAATCATCAAAGACCAAAAAGAACAAAACAGAAAAATCTCTTATGAGGACATATCCTCATCTTTAGAAAATAGACCTGATTTAATTTATCACTTGGAACACGATAAGATTGAACCGAGTCAAGTTATCAAACATTTCTTGAAAGAAATGGAGGAATTCATGGAAGGGACAAATCTTAATAAAAATGAAGTAAAATTAGGTTATGCACTTATGGAATTGTTCGAAAATTATGAAACAATTTTTATTGGTACTGACAACAACAAATTCAATAAGAATATAATACTTCTTTCATTGAGAGAAATGACAAATATGTCAACTAAAGAAATTCGCACCTCTATGAAAAAATATAAGACTTTATACTACGAATTGGTTAAAAAAATCAATAATCTATAAAATTTGTTCCAAAGATATTTATAAGTAATGGGACGACCGAAGAAAAAAGAAATATCATTAAATAAAGATTCTGTACTGAGTCTGATGCAGGAAATCTACAATGAACTTGTGGAACAGAGAGCTACTGCTGTTAGAATCCAAAATAAGATGTTGGCAATGTTGAAAGACCCTAAAGACATGACTGTCATCGGTCCAGTAATCAAAGAACAACAAAAGATTATTAATGATACTATCGAAAAGAAGTTATCACTTTCAAAACTTCAATCCACCATTTGGGAAAAATCCAATAATACATCGGAAGAATCATTCAATATATCTGACATGGATGATGATGTCCTATCCGCTCTCATAGAAAAAGACTCTGACAATACTAAAGGAAACTCTGAAGGGTATAAATTAGAATAATACAATACTCCAATGGGTTTAGATTTAAGCAACGACTACAAACAGGTTAAAACCAAAATTTCTGCTTATCAGACTACAGTCGAAAGTCAAAAAAACTTTGTGACCGCTAAAAAAAATAATGCAGGTGATAATTTTGAAAAAGCAAAAAATACACAATTTAGTAATCTAAATGAATGGGGACAAACTGTTGATGGTTATACCGCAGAAAAAAAGAAACAACTACAAGATAATGTAAAGTCTCAGCTGGACCAGTTGACAGAAATTTTTATGGTATCGTCATCCGTTGGTGGTGATTCGAAAAGTTTAGACAAATTGTTTGACATATATAATCAAACTATTCTTAATACTAAGGATAGAATCAAAGAGATGTTCATAACAGAGGTAATCAAAGCCGCGGGATGTTCTGAGGAGCAACAATTCACAACATCTCCATTGTATATTCGTGTACAATCAGTAGACCTTTACAAAAAACTTTATGAAGACCCGAATACCAAAACTGGTTCACTTTTATACGAAAAAGATACTACACCTAATGGGTCAGTACCTTATGCAATGAATCGTGAGTTATTTAATAGAATGAAAAACTTAGGTTTTTCATTTTCACAAGAATATGGTTCAGATTATGTTGGCGCGTCTACAAATCAGATATTCGATATTGAATATGTGGACCAAGACAATAATGGTAATTTAGGTGACTATTTCAAGGTAACATTGAAAAATCAGAATCGGTCTGTTGGTAGTGTGACTCAATTTTTGCAGGACTACTATTCATCTATAGATATGATAGATATAGATGAATTGTTAAGTATCATTATGAATAACTTAACAAATGCAATATCAATCGACCTCGGTGTAGATATTGATTTTCAAAGAGAACAGTTGAAGATTGAAAAATTCCTTCAAAGAATCTTGGGATTATGTTTTGACAACACAAAGGAAATTGATGTATCAGGAATTGCCAAACTTTCAGTTTTAGATAATATTGACGAGTCTTTTTTCGAGCTCACTTCTAATGACTTGAGAACTATTGAGAATAACTTGGATAATATTCAAAGAGGAGTTACAGAATTTACTGATTGTGATAATGTAAAATTACCCTTGAATAGAGAGGCGATAATTAATAACCTTCTCGATGGTAGAAATGAAACCACTGAAAGTAAAAAAATGGAAGCTTTCAAAGGCTCCATTGATAGTTTGGCAGACAATCAAGAATGGAAGTCAATCATTCCTAATGTCAATATTGATGGTTCTATAAAATTTGATTTATTAGGAATAATACCGAAGGGTATTATGCAATCACTTTTATCACCTAAAAACTTATTGGGTGTTATGGTAGTATTCAAATCAGTACAAAACTTCATAGTTGACCAAATTGAAAACTTAGAAGATTTTTTCAATGAGTTCAAAGATATGGTAATTGAAATTATGAGTAAAATTGGTGCAATATTTGTCGAAGAGTTATTTAACGAAATAAAGAAAAATCTTACTGTATTAGTTAGATTGATTATCGAAGAAATCGCCAGAGAATCAAGAGACGCAAGAGCGAGAATGATATTCTCAATCATTAACACCGTAATATTGGTGGGTGAATTGGTTTCAGATTGGAGACAGTGTAAGAGTGTGGTAGATGAATTACTGGCACTTCTTTCACTTGCAGGTAGTCAATTGGATATTGGAATGCCGGCCTTTGCACTATCTTTATCGAGATTCCTTCCTGGTATGTCAGAAACAAGAATGTTTGCCAATCATATCGAAGAATTACAAAAATCAGGGATACCAACTGGTGACTTACCCGATGGTTCACCTAATCTTATGTTACAAGCAGCATTTTCACAAATAAAAGGACAATTCAAAGAAATGCAAGAAAATGGTAAGACTGAGGTAAGTATTGACCCATTATCAATTGTTGGTGGTGCAACTACGGGTGTTGTTAAGGCATATGGTAAATCATATTAATATGGACGAGAATAAATTAAAAAATATCATTTCTGATTATAAAAATCGAGGTAATAACGAGTTAAAGTTTGCACTTTCAGAATTGTCAAAAGATTTTGAAGAAACCAAAGCATTAATGGTAAAATTATCACATCACCTCGATGGTACTGAAAAAATATATAATGATATTTTGAAAGAATATAAAAAAAGAGGTAATTGATGTCTATTCCTGGAGTTGTTGATATACAGGGAAGTGGTAAACTTCCATTTAATTATAGACAAATTGTTTATCAAGGTGTCGTCGTAGACACCCAAGACCCCTTCATGCTCGGAAGATTAAGAGTTTACCCTGAAGACCAAAATATTGAAGATAGGTTAGGTTCAATTCCAAATTGGAACGAATCAACAGATAAGTGGACTGAGAAAGACCCGTTTGTTTTCATACCTTTGATTCCTTACTTCATCTATCAAGTACCTAAAATAAACGAGTATGTACACCTGATATATACTAACCCAAACGATAAAACTAATAAAGGTCAGTATTATGTTCAGGGTCCATTTTCGTCACCCACGACAATAGAACAAGAAGACGCTGACTCTGCTCGTTCATTTTTAAGTTCTGGAATTAGGAATAAAAGATTCCAACCAATAAAAAATAAAGATGGAGAGGTATCAAATCCTCAAACTTATGGGGTTTATCCTGAACCTCAGGACATTGGTATACTGAGTAGAAACAATGCAGATATAATCCTGAAAGACGGTGAATTATTATTGAGAGCTGGTAAACATGGAAATTTCAATAGAACACAAATACCTGTTGCTAAGACGAATCGAGCCTTCATTCAATTGAGTAATTATGAGACATTAGAACGTTATGCCTCACCTACTGAAAGATATTTACTAAGAAAAGAAGACCTACAGACAAAAAAGTTGATTGAGTATGAAATATTTAATCCTGAAAACCAGTTCAGTGCATTCACAGGTCAAATTATCCTTTATAATTTAATACCTGATGACGTTTCAGGAACGACTATGACTTCTTCAATAGTAAATAATTCAGATTTAGAACAGTTTAAAAGAATACAGTACATTGAACAGTTTACATCATTACCAATGAATGAAGTGGCTACCAAGATAAATAAATTTATCAGAAATGTAGTAAAAGGTAGAATGGAAAATGGGATGAATATTAATAATCAGTTTCCATTATTTTTTCGAGCAAACAAACAGAATAGGGATACAACAGATATAATAGGTTTCGGTAATCTATTGAATTTATATACACTTATAAAACCTACTGAATTCACTAATAATTTAAAAGGTTTCGGATTGATTTACGACAAAACTGGACGAGATAATGTACCAACTAATGTTGAAAAACAAACTTTTAGACCCAAACAAATATTAAATCAAGAAAACACAGTTGGTTTGATAGGGGCTAATCAACTGTATTTATTATCTCATGATGCGAATAACCCAGCCAAAGCAAAAATAAATTTGGACAATACGATATATGGTATAGACCAAACTAAGTTGGTTGATGAAATCCAACCAAAAACATCATCAGTGGTAAGAGGGGAAGAATTGATGGATTTAATCGAACTAATAGTTAGATACCTTGCAACTCATGTACATCCATATCCTGGTTTACCTCCAGTTCCTGTAAGTTCTGATGGGACAAGAGTAGATGACCTTCTAAAAGAACTATTAGAAGCAAGTACAAAAATATTAAATAAAAATATTCGTATAAACTAAGTATTTATAGTAAAAACGAATAATGTCAATTTACAAGTCATATTTCAAACGTAACGATACGTTAATCTTTAACTCTTACACAAACACGGGTAGAAATCCTGTGGTTGAATTATTTTATGGTAGAGTAGATAACCTAAACTCACCAAAAGGGTTTTCTCGTTTCATTTTTGATATAGATTTGACTAATTTACAATCCAAGCTTTCGAGTGGGGAAATATCAACTGGGTGTACCGAAGATATGACACACACTCTTAGAATGACAAACACATCTTCATTTGATGAAGAATTATTAAATTCAACGTGGTCAAACGGAAGAAGAAGGGCGACCTCTTTTGATTTAGTACTGTTCCGTATACCTAAAGTTTCAGGTTCTACTGGAGACGAACAAACATGGGACGAAGGTGTAGGTCAAGACTACTACAATGTAAAAGATGTCTTTGAAGGCAATAAATCTTTTTCTGATAGACCAGCAAATTGGTATCAAAGAAATACAATAAAAAACTGGTCAGTTAATGGTTTATATGATAACGAGAATGGTAACAATATAAGTGGATTAAATTATTCAGGTCTTACAATCGTTGATACTCAGCATTTCGAATTCGGAAATGAAGATATAGAATTCGATATGACGAATGAAATCAATGATATTTTATCAGGTGCAACTACAGGTGTTACTGGTTATGGTATAGCATTTGTTCCTGAAGTTGAAAATATTACAGGTATGACTGAAAATTATTCAGTAGGTTTCTTTTCACGACACACCCAAACTTTCTATGAGCCTTATTTGGAAACAAATTATGATGATTTGATACAAGATGATAGATACACTTTTTATCAAGGAAAATCAAACAAACTTTATTTATACGCTTACGTAAATGGTAATCCAATCACATTAGATAACGACCCTGTTGTTGATATTCTCGACGAGGACGATGGTGTGATATACACACTTACAGGTTGTAGTAGAACCAAGGGGGTATATGAGGTTACTGTACCTTCTATTACAGGGGCTACTACTCTACCTTGCATGTATTACGATAATTGGAGAGATTTGAACTACAATGGAGATTCAATATCTGCAATCGAAAATGAATTTGTACTTCTTAAGAGTGGGGATTACTTCACTATTGGGACTAGAACTGAAGAGCCATCAATTTATGGTTTTGACTTTAACGGTATCAAACAAAATGAAAAAATCCTTAACACTGACATTAGAAAAGTCAATGTAACCCTTAAAAAGGCTTACACCGCCAAAGAAGTACTTAAACACGTAGAATGTTTCTACAGAGTTTATGTTAGAGAAGGTAACATCGAGGTTCAGGTCCAAGATTGGACACAAATCAATAGAACTGCCGACGGTTACTACTTCGTATTCGACACAACAGATAAGATACCAAATGAATACTTTATAGATATCAAGGTGAACACCGACAGGGAAGTTAATACTTATAAAAGAGAACTACAGTTCCAAATCGTAAGCAAAAAATGAGAAAAGTAAGAATCACAGAGGAACAACTCGAACAAATTGTTAGACGAGTTATTGACGAAAAGAAAAAGTCTAAGAAGAAAAAAAAGAAGAAAAAAGACACAACCCTATGTTCACGTGGTAAAAACGCGGCAAAAGCAAAATATGAAGTCTACCCTTCAGCTTACGCTAACGGATACGCTGTCCAAGTCTGTAAAGGCAAGATGCCAGGATTGGACGGGAAAAAAAGATGTTCAGGAAAGTATTGTTCAGGTAAGAAATAATTCTTATCTTTGTTTTGTAAATTATTTGTGTCATGTTATATACCCAGTCAACCTATCAATTAAAGAAAGGAGATAAAGTACTAATGGAAGTTAGTGCAAGTTGTGTTGAGAGAGCTCAAGATTATTTCTATGAAGAAATACCTGAGTCATATAGTTCAGACTATATGATTACTCCAAAACCACTAACTGTAACTCCTTCGTTAAACTAACGAGTTGATAACCCACTCGTAACCCTTTAGACCCCCATAAGATAGATAAGTCATATTGTTCTTATCATTTTGGGGGTTTCTATTTTCTGTAATGTATGATTTATCACAAAAAGATTTGATTTCTTCTAATACTTCTCTCGGAACGTACTGATTTTCCAAAATCATATTGGCTATTTTTGTATCAACACCTGACTTTTTAATTCTATATAAGTTCTTCTTAACTGATTCCCTTACCACTTTTGGTACTCTAAACTTATTGAACCCCTCATCAACGGTAATTTTAAGGTCACCAGTACCTTTAATCACCCTGTGATACACCATCTTAGGTATGGTATAAGTTTGTCCCTCTTGCAGGTCCTGAGGTAGTTCCTCGTCCATTTGTAACATCCATCCGTTACTTTGCTCAACAAAAACCTTACGGTCACTTGTATCTCTATGCCATACCAATTCCTCTGAGTCCACATTTTCAGTGAATACTCTCTTGAATTTATACTTACTGATATTTTCCTGTTCGTATACCATTACCAAAATCTTCCAGGTACATTCTTACCAAAGTCTTTATGGGCTCTACATGCCCAATAACCTGCCTTAGTTTTGTCCTTCTTCTTTTCACATTGGTGTCTTGCGGCAAATGACTTACGAGCTGCAGGGTCGTTCCACTTGGCGGTCATAACAGGGGAACCGTAACTTACCTTTTTGATTTTACCCGTCTTAGGGTTACGAACGTATACATACCATTTCTTAGGACCGCCACTTTTAGGGTCATTAAGTTTAACTTTCTTACCCTTATACTCAGCTTCGTTAACCATTGGGAAATCTAAAGGTAATCTTTCACCTTCATAGATAAAGAACTTACCCAAGTCACTATCCAACAACTCATTATCCAATTCATTCTTATAAAGTCCTTTTTCTCTCAACTTCCTTGCTTCATTAATAACATCAAAATATTTTGGTGAACCTGTTCTAAACATATTCTCACTTAATGGTATGTTATTATCAATATGGTATTGTAAATCTTCAGAAATAGTATTTTTTACTTGAATAAATTCCTGTAACACATTTTGAATCATTTTAGGGTCGATAGACTCCTTTTTGTAATTTTTCACTTTGATACGTGTCGGCTTTTGACCTTTACCCGTCTGAGTATCTTTCTTTTCCTTTTCTCTCTTTCTACGACATGCAGAATCTTTTTCCTTTTGTGACATCTTTCCTGCCACACCAGCCCCTCTACATACAGGATATCCACCCTCATCGGCATCTTTTCTTCCACAAGGAGGGTGACCCCCACCTTTTTTCTTCTTACATATATTGACCCACGGACCTTTAGGTTGAGATGAACCTTTCTTTTTCTTCTTCTTTCCAAACCAAACCGCTAAATCTTCACTTAAAATGTATTTACTCATAACTTGACAATCATATACTTTTGATATACATTTAATAAATATTCAGAAATAGATAAACAAAACAATATTTCCAAAAATGGCAAAAAAGAAAAAAACTGAGACTCCCGAAGAAATCGTGGAACAAGTATTAGAAGAAACAACAGAAGAGACTACCGAACAGGAGGGTCCTAAACCAATTGGTCAGTTATTCAACGCTATCAACTACAACAACATGGATGATTTGAATAACTTTATTACAAACATGACACCTGACCAAGGTCTATATATCTTGGTTCAAGCAACACGAGCAGCACAGTCGAGAGGTTCTTTCAATATGGAAGAAACTGAAACTGTATCAAAAGCAATTAGAACATTGACTAACCCTTCTAGTCAGCCTCAGGAAGTCACAGGACAACCTGAAGTAAAAGTGGAGGAATAATTTTTAGTTTAGTTGGAAGTGGGGAGTTTTACTCCCCATTTTTATGCTCTAAAAAATTTTGCTTAAAAATTACTGATATGAATAAAAAAGAAATGAATTCACGTATAATTGAAATTGAAATGATTATACGTAGAGCAATGGCTAAAGGTCACCATCCTTCTGACGGTGACGAATTTCAACCACTGAGAGTTGAAAGGGATATTCTAAAAATGATAGTCTCTCAGGACTATAGACCAAAACCATGGAAATAAAAAAAGGGGACCAAACGGTCCCCTTTATTATTGATATTAAGATATATTATCTTAAAGAGTTCAAATCGAACGTTCTAACACCATCAACAGTGATTACACCATAGAAACGGTTGTTAACCATTTTCTTAGCGTATCTAGTCATGATACCCTTGATTGGTGTAAAGTTGAATGGGTTGTACATTGTAGGTGTCAACTGTAATGGTACATATGGTGCGTAAACGTAACCTGTATCCAATAAAGAAGAACCTTTATGACCCATCAATACAGTGTTAGGTGGGAAGTAAGGGTCACGGTAAACTTGGTATCTACCTGATAACGTACCTACTCTCTCAATACCCATGTTGTATTGGTCTTGGTCTGGTGCTGCGTTTGAAACGTGGAAGTACTCCAAGTCATCGAAGATTGCAGAAATTTCAGAAGAAACTACAATCCAGTTAGCACCACCTCTAAGAGTTGATTTGTGAATTTGAGCTGAGATTTGGTTAATTGCAGTAATCAACGTTTGGTTCCAATCTTTTTGGTTGTAGTTTACTGAACCATTGTTCACTCTCTTCCAACCGTTGTAGTCCCATCTTAATGACCATGCCGCACCTTTTCTCAAGTCTCTTAAGATTTCACGGTCAATTTCTGCCGCCACTTGCTCAGACAATAAAGCTGTCAATTCAGCTTCAGCGTCGATGTTGTGGAATGCAGAAACGTCTTGTGCAAGTTCTGGAGACCATTGTGCTCTTAATTTTCTTTCTGTTACAGAAACAGTAACTGCTTCAAGGTCGAAAGATACCTCACCGATAGCGTCTTCAAATTCTAATGTTTCGTAGATTCTGTAAGTCGCCTCAAATGCTGGTGCATCTGCTGTAAGAGCCGCACCGAATGTAGTTCCTGAGTAACCATCTGTTGAAGTTGTTGAACCGATAGCAACAGGTACTGCTGTATCAATTGCTAAATAAATTTTACCATCAGCAGAACAGATATCATCGTAAGAACCACCAGGACCTGTACTTGGGAAAGATGTTGATTTTTCACTTCCGTATTGTACCATACCTTTACCGTACTTCTGAGTAACAACATTAAAGTTGTAGTATGGAGTATCACCAGATGCTCTTACTTCTAATGAAGCTAAGAATTCTTCAGTATCCATTGCGTTACCATCAGGACCGATTAATTTACCAGCACCGTCAGAAGAGAAACCTGATAATACAGCGATAACTTGTCTTTGCTCACCTGAGTAGTATGTGTCAGCAGCAGTGTTAGCAGCTTCTATTAAGTCTGAACCATCCCATCTGTAGTTAACCAATGCTTTAGTTACTTCAGAATAACGACCTTTTGAATAATCGAAAAGACCTGCTGGGTCAGAGTTTGGTGTTTCACCTTCGTAGAAACGGTCGTACAAGTTTTTGTCAGTTGACGAGTAACCTGTAGTGCTTGAAGAAGGACCTCCTGGTGCACCGAATGGTTTATAGTGCTCACCATCGTTACCGTTAGCGTTAGCACTTTGGATTTTAGGTACAAAGTAGAACAATTTACCGATTGGTAAGTTCATAGCTTGTACAGATACGATATCGTTAGCCAATAATTTAGAGAATACTCTTCTAACGATAGGGAAGACTACAGTTTCGAATGAACCTGAGTCAGAAGCGTTTGCTGCTTCGTTGATTAAGTGAGACGCTTGGTTTTCGTATAATTGTGCCACGTTTTCTTTTAAGTGACCTTTCAATCCATCCAAGAAACCTAATTTGTCCCATTTGTTGATTGTGTCTTCTTTGATAACTTTCAAGTGCTTAAGACCGATGTTACCAACAAGACCTGATTCTAATAATGCTCCCATTTTAATACTTTTTAATTTAAGGATTTATTTTTATTTTATAATTTTTGACATCAAATCCTTCATTCTCATGAATTGTGGATTCTCATATGTCTTAGATTCGATAAGATTAGCAGATGAACCTTTCACTGGACTCTTAGACACTTTCTCAGAAACTGATTCTGAAATTGTGTTAGCTTCCTTGCTTTCAAATTCTTCTTTCAAAGTCTTATACAAACCTTTTGATTCTTTCAATGTTTCTACTGAATCGAATCTTCTGAGGATATTGATTTTCTCTTGCTTAGTGGTAGTGTTCTCTGTGAACAAACGTGTAGCGTAAGCCAAGTTAGAGTTGAATACTGCAACCTCGTTCAACTTCTCTTTGAAGATGTTAAGTGCCTTACGGTACTCTTCATTCTTTTCTCTAAGTTGTTGTAACTCTTTTTCTGTACCTTCACCCAATCGAGCTTTGTTTGGTACTGAATGAGGTCTTGGTAAACCTTTAGATTTGTCAGAAGATGCATTCTGTCCAGCAGCGTGACTTCTCACCATACCTTCAGTAGCTTCACCTTCTTCCATTTCACCTTCTTGGTAATCACCTTCAGCCATTTCCTCTTCTCTTGTTTCGAAATGTGCATCGTCTCTTCTTGCTTTTTTAGAATCTAAATCCTTGTCAGCAATTTTACCATGCTTCATTCCTTCTCTTTCGTCTTCACGGTCATCATAACCCTGACCTTCAGCCATTTCCTCTTCTTTATACTCTTCTTCCATATCGTCTTCTTCAGATACTTCGATTTCGTAAACAACTTCGTCCATTTCTTCTTCCATGTCACCTTCGTGCATTTCTTCTTCCATATCACCCTCAGCCATTTCTTCCTCTTTCTCTTCTGATTCCATTTGGATTTTGTATTCAACGTCAGCTTCTTCGTCTTTGAGTACAACATCGTCACCATCTTGAGAGATGATAATTCCGTCTTCTTCACCCATAGCTTTGAAAACCTTTAAGATTTCCTCGTCAGATGCTCCTGTCAAATCAAGAGGTAAAAGAACTTCTTCTTCATCATCAACTTCCAACTCATCACCAGGTAAGTCCATATCCAACATATCCTCTACATCTTCCATGTCCATTTCCTCGCCTTCGTCTTCCATTTCTGAATCTTCATCAGACATGTCAACCATGTCTTCTACGTCTTCAATGTCAAGTTCCATTTCTTGTTCAGCCATTTCTGACCCTTCTTCCATTTTTGAACTTTCTTCCATTTCGACCATGTCAACCTCCTCTTCCTCAGAGAGCGATTCTTTTACTAATTCACTGATTTCTTCCTTCATAGTAGAAGCAAGTATTCCTTTTGCATTTTCCGTTACGGCTTCTTCCAAATTTTTCATTTGAAGTAGTGCCTCTTCAACTAATGATTTTTTAGTTTCGTTCGCCATTTTTTACTTTTTGCGCAAATGTTTATTTATTCGTATACTATAAATATTACAAAAACACAAAAAATATCATTTTTGAAATATTAGGGCATAAAAAAATCGGAAGTCACCCTCCGATTCTTTAGTTTTTTGGTTTGGTTTTTGTTATTCGTAAACCTCGTCGATTTTACTTTCAGCACATGCGGTGATTCTCCAATCATGTGGGAAACCCTCGAATTTCTTAGTAACTTTAGATTCAACTTCTGTTACGTTGTATCCTCTTACAAGTTTCTCTTCTCTGATTTTTTTAATCTTTCCTGAGTTCTCATCAGGTAGGTCATACTGAATTTTTGCTACGAAATATTTCTCATCCATGGTTATAAAAATTTTTAATTACCTAAATAATCGGATAATCTTCTCATTAAGTCAATAGACGCACCCATTCCACCATCAATTCTTGCTTCAGGTTCAGGTCTTTTTTCTTCTTCTAAGTTTTCTTCGTATTTACCTTTATCGTCCTTATTAAGGAAAAGGTATGCGCCAGGTGTAGATGGAGACGATACAAGGTCAAAACAGATAAGTTCAAAATCTTCTTGTACTTCGTTTCTTTCACCCTTCTTAGCTAATGAACCTACACCACGTGAGGATACACCCATGGTAACACCTTGTCTCATTAAGTTCGCCGCTTGGTCACCAGGACAAGAAACAACACCACTATCGTGGAAACCAGGTGAAGTTAATAATTTTAACTTACCCATCAATGTATTACCTTCCCACCACATATCAGTGATAAGGTGTGATACACGGTCCAAATCAATCAATGATGATTCAGGGTGGTTCAACTCAGAAATGGATAAACCTTTATTGATAGCCCCTTGATATCTTTCGGCTTCTCTTCTTAATATTTTTTCAGGGTAAACACGACCATTTCTATTTGGTGTGTCGAATTTTTGTAATACGGCATAAAACTCAAATGGTTTCGAGTGGTCCAACTGACCATACGATTCTTTGATAACTTCAGCATTACGGCTATCGTGTGGGTTTACATATCCAGCATCCCATTCAATCAATATTCCCTTCCCTGTATCTTGTGGTCCTAAAACTCTCATATGAATAAATCTTTATTATAAATACTTAGAAATGGGGATTATTCTATGATGATGTCCCACTCACTTATTTCTATACCAATATACTTTGTATATTTTTTATTCATCACTTCAGCAACTCTGTTATTAATAACATGACCTAATGATAAATCTTCTCCTGAATAGATGTCTTTGATTGCCCAAGTCATTGCGAAACTAGTCACATCTTGTTCACCGTAATAGGTATATAGGATTTTATCGACACCAACTCTAACAGATACATCACTATCCTCTATGTCTCCTTCTAATATTACGTGACGAAATGTCACAACAGTAAAATCCTCCTCCACTGTAAAATCGGATGGGTCAATAATATTGTTAAGGTCATCAATAGCGGTGTTACCCTCACTGATGACCTTTCTCAATTTTTGTAGTTGTGATTCTGTAATTTTGATTTTCACGAAAAAGGTCTTTATGATAAATATTCTTTCTTTTTCGTTTTGGTCTTAGATAGTGTAAAATAATCTGAAGACATCAACTCATCTGAATATATTGACTTACATATTTTCTTTACACGGTCTCTCAAAATAATTGATTTGAAATCCATATGTTCTTTTATGAATAATGTGACTTCTAAATTCATAAAAGATTTTTTACCCATTTGAATACCACTTGTTCTTAAGTCTAAATCTACGATATTATGTGTTTCGAAAATTAATGGGTCAACACACTCTAATAAGTTGTGTTTAATGTTGCGATTTAAGTTTCCGTTTATTCTGTTCCAATTGTCACTTTCAACAGTTGGCTCAATCCATGATTGAATTGAAATATAAATTGATTTTAAGTTTTGTGCATCTACAGTTCCATAACTACACTTAGCGTTTTCGAAAATATTTAATTTCGAACTTTTACCTTTTTTCATATATTCTTCATATATCTTCTCGTTTATTTGTTGATAAAAGTATAAGAAACATTTCCTCCTCAGTCAAAATTTGACTTAAAAAAACTATTTATTATAATAGTCAAGTATGATAGTAGTAAAAGTAGATAAGAAAAAAGGTGGTATTGAGAGAGCTCTCAAGAATTATAAGTATAAGGTTATAAAGACCAAACAACTCAATAATTTACGAGAAGGAAGATATCACACCAAAAAAACCACAAAGAGAAGAAAACAATTAGAGAAAGCCAAGTATGTGGAAAAATTAAAGGGTTCAGAAGACTGAACCCTTTTTTAATTATAGACCTGAATGTAATTGTTTCAGTTTGTATAGTGAAACTAAATCGTTTTCACTTTCATTAATTTTAGATATTGTATTATTAACTTTCTCAGTTAATTCTTTGTCAGTACTTTCAGTCAAAGTGGATTGAAGTTTACCAATAACCGACTCTTTCAATTCAGTCATTTCTTTTACAATTTCTTCTTTTGTCATTGATAATAATCCTTTCAATTCTTCTTTATCAGATTCGTTGATATTATCGTATTCTTTGTTGAATGTATTCGATGCGATTTTCAACATTGTAGATAATGGTAAGTTTACAGATTCTTTGATTACATCTTCAATCTTTGTTTCAGAAAGTGCTCTCTCAATCTTTAATTTTGATTCCACTACCGCTTCCAATTTTGTTAAAGACTTTTCATAGATAACGTTATCAATATCTACATAATTATTCTCAACAGATTCATCTAAAAGTTCATTAACCCATTTAGATAATTCTTCGATTTTTTCTTTGTTATTTGTGATGATGTCATTTAACTTTTCAAACGACTCATTTACATATACTGAAGCAACTTCTTTAGACAAACCTTTTTGTGAACTTAATTCGTCATAAAGGTAATAGGCTTCAGCCAAATTTTTGTCACCCAAGATTCTCTTTTTGAAACCCTGAAGATTAGACTTGAAAGATTCTTTACCGTAAGTAGAAACTAACGTTTTTTCAATCTTTGATTTAATAGCAC